TCTTGTGCCACTTCCTCAACTGGCACATTATTATACCCAGACGCCAAAAAACCCTCATATTCTTGACATCTTTTCAAGAAATGAGTTAGTTATATTCTTCCTCGTAATATTCGATTGATCACTTAAGTTTATTATTTCCTATTTTATTGCGCCGGAGACAGGACTGAACTCCCTCTTTTATAATATAAGGATCTTGAGTTCTTATATCTTATTGTCAGGTTGATTCTTGTTCCCGTAGGAGAATTCAAGAGCTGCTCTTAAGTTATAAGATCTTGAGATGTTTTATTTATATACCTTATGTCCAATTTTTGAAGTGGCATAAGATAAAGAAAAACCCCTTATTAATGGCGTATAATAAGGGGTTAAGAGATTAGGGAATTTAATAGTTTCTCACCATCGATCTGGAGTAGAGAGATCTTCAACATATGCGCGAACACTCTCTGCGGGTTCGAGTTGTAATACCTTATCCCATTGAATTTGATGGGGATTCATATCTTCTAGAACTTCCACTTCCAAAGTAATTCGATATTTGGTCTTGGTGCCTGCCAGATAAGATTTCGACATTTGAACTCGAACTCCTGAGAAACTATGTGTACAGTATATGTGAATCTCGAATGAATGTCAAGTGTGAGTGTGCGGATCTCGAACTGGCACAAAGCACATGAATATCATTCGAGAACATATGATATTATATAGCACGATCTCGATGAAATGTCAACGTATAAGGTATCTCGATATGATAATGAGATCTTATGTGTATCTCGAATAAGATCTCGAAGTGTGATATAAGGATCTCGAATGAACCTGGGGGTGGAAAATTACGCGTCCTTATGTAATTTTTTGCGGGGGCGCTTGACTTTTTCGAGTTCTTATGGTAGAGTGCGGGCTAAGATCGCTATAAGAACTCGTATTTAATAAGGTTTCTAAAGATAATAAGATAATAAGAACTCACATTTATCTCGTATAAGAACTATAAGAACTAAGGTTTCTAAAGATAATAAGAAACCATAAGAACTCGAATAAGATATAGTATCTCGATAGTATAAGATAACACCATCTCGATAAAGATAATAAGATATAATCTCGTATATTATCTCGACAAAGATATACAGACACATCTAAATGTCCATCTTGAACCTTTTAATACATTATCTCGTTATAATTCTCGTAAAAGTTTTCCACAGGTTGAAAACTTCTGCCTACCCTAAATCCTATATAAAGTAAGTCATTAATAAGATAGAACAGATGGAGGCACCAGAGGTAAGATATAAGATGGTAGATACGATCAGGGGAATGGAGAACTATCCTGACTATGCTATTGATGTAATGGGTAATGTCTGGTCCTTTAAGTTCAATAAGTTCCGTAAGTTAAAACCATCCTGGGCAAAGAAGAAGGATAGTTACTTAATAGTCAGACTAGCAGACGTTAAATGTAAAATGAAATCCTTTTATATACATCGTCTTGTTGCTATGGCATACTTACCTTCTGATGATTATAGTAATCAGATACGTCACATGAATAAGGATCTAAATGATAATCGTCTTGAGAACCTTGAATGGAAATATAAGAGAAAGAAAATAAGACGTGCTGATACTGGTAGAGTAGAAACTATTGAAGTCAGAGATATGTTAATTGATGACTTTATTATTGACAAATTAAAACAGGCACATATTGCATCACATCATAAGGGTCTTCCTGTTCCTGACTCTTATGCCTTTACTAATACTATGATTGATGGTGCATTAGAAGATTACATTAATCGTTATGGTTTGCGTAAGATCATGTATCAATTGGGCAATCAATAAGCATCAGATCTGCTTGTCTCCTTTCTCCTGGTCGGGTCTGAAGATGTTGGTTGAGTTGGGAGAATTGAGATGCTAGATGAGAATAATATGCAGCAAGGAAGTAATCCTCATGAAAATCAGCAGTTGTCTCCTGTTTGTTTAGAGCAGAGATAATATCAAGTATCTCACCTGATGATAATGATAGATTTGGTTTCATCAGTGATCTCTAGGAAAAGTAGTCTTACAATCAGGACATAACCAATGATCAATCCGATCTTGGTTGCGTAGTTCAACACCTATCACTCTTGAATAGAAATAAGGTGCAGAGTAATTGTGTCGATACTGTTCGGGAATTTCTTTCTCCACCCAGTTTGTATTACATTGTGGGCAGTTTGTGAGATGAGTAATATCAGTATAGGTATGAGTCATCGGGCAATGAGATCTAGAGTTTCCATTAGCATCAGTGCCATTTCAACCTGAGTATCTTCTTCGATAATGGGAATGTTGGCATCTACAAATTCAGTCGCAAGTTCCATCAGAAGTTCGGTCATTCGTTGGTCGGAGTATGCGAAAGTGGCAAACTCAGATTTGAAACCATTGGTGAGCAGTTTGAGCGATTTGGTCACAGTGAGTTGGTAAGCAGTGTCGTCAATCGAAGTGGGCATTGGTGTGCTTTGCTTGTATGAATGTATTATAGGGCACCCTGGTGCTGGTGAGGGGGTTCCTGTGCCAGTTGAGGAAGTGTCACCAGGTTCCGCGTTGGACGTGTATTTTTCTGATTTCCTGATAAAGAAATTGACGAAGCCCATTGTCGGTAGTGTGATCAAAGGCATCATAAAGTCGATTTAGATATTCTTCTTGTGTAGATCCAATGTTACCATTTCCACCAAGATCATTCAAGGAAGAACCTGATTTGACTTTTGATTTGCCAAAGTTACCAGTGATGTTACCTGATGTTCGCAGTTTGGGTCGAATTTTAGACAGATTTGAGTAGTTCATCATTTACATGATCAAAGAAGAATTCATAGGTCGCAGAACTTTTACCTGTTGGACGGATACTTCTGAACCATTCAACAGGACATTCTTTTAACCATTCATTAAAATCAATATGTTGTGAAGTCAGATTTGGGACTGTCATTGAAGTCGAAGTTTATACTTATCAATCAGAAGATCGCGCACAAGTTCCCGATCTACACTATCACCACAGAACTCTTGTCCTTTGAGTTTGGCAATTCGAATCACATCATTAGTTGCCTTGCGAATAAGTGTGCGATTGATTCCAGTGATGGGATAAATGCCATCAGCAGCATAGAACGACATCACATAATCAATGAAATCGTTGATGAATTCTTTTGAGAACATGACAGTCATTTCAGTTAGCAATGTCGTTGAGAATGTGGCGGGCAAACTTCATAAAATCATATGCAGTCACATTACGATCACCATAACCATCAAGCATATCAGTCTGATTGTAAGTATTCACAATCAACAGGCAGGCATCATAGAGTGCTGCCTGATGCTCCTCTTCAGAGTGAAAGGAGATTGCGCTGTAGGAAGGAAGCATTGGTGTCCTTTGCTTGTATGAATGTATTATAGGGTATCCTGGTGGGGACGGGAGGTGCCTTGTGCCACTTTGGAAACTGGACTCACATGTTGGGAGAATATGTCATCTGTATGCCACCATTGTAATTTCTTTGAGTATGAATTGCACCAAGTTGAAATCCTAATTGTGGCCAGGGTTTTTGAGGTGTTGGCACACAATAGATCTCCTTGATTGCAAAGTTATTCTCTCTCATATCCCGAATACGTTTCTTGGTCGTATAATGATTAATCGTAGTGAGATATACAATATTATCAGAAACCTTCATACCGTGAAGAAGAAATTGCTGCATCTTTGACCAAGGTGGATTTGTAATGATCCAATCTACCTTTTGATTGTAAGTCAGAAAATCCTTTCCTTCTGCTAACTCACACCAGTCTTTTGTCTTTACATCGAATTGATCATAGAATGCACCTGTGCCTCTGCAAGGATCTAACAATATACCAGAAGGTGAGAAATGTTGAATGATTTCCTTTGCCAACCACTCTGGAGTCATTACAATATCCTTTTCAGGAGTGTTCTTTGGGGGACAGAATGCTCTCATTTATTGAATGTTCTCCGACTTGATGTGATGACAATATTAAGGTCTTTCTTTGTGTATTCTACTCCACTTTGAATGAGATCGTCAAGTTTAATCGAACACTGGACTCTTCTTTGATTTTTACTATCGACCTTAGGATTAATCATAAACATTGACTTATCGGACTGAACCTCAGACTTCCAAGACTCTGCTACTAATTGATACTGCTGCTGCCCTTCTTTTCCTTTCTGAACAGTCTTGACCTTATTCACATAGTTCTTGACATCTTCATACTTCATATCACCCCAGAGAGTATGATAATCCTTAGGACGAATGTTAAATTCATATTGAGTATGAAATACCTTTTGATTGGCAACCTGATCATAGCAACCAACGATGATCCGATACTCTTGATGACTCATCATTCTCAATATATCAGAGCAACAGATCACCTTACTACCAGTGGTCTTGATGCTACCATCATAATCGACTATCAGACCATTGCACAAATCATATGTTGAAGTATATCCGTTTTCCTTTAATTTATCATACTCTTCCTTTGAAAGACCAGTTCTTTCACGGATAATCATATCTTCAAAAGAATTACCGTGTGCTTGAACTTCGGCCATTGATCTTTCTGTGTATGACAATATTATATCCTAAAATTATCTCTCACGTCCACCCAGTGTGACACTTCAAAAACTGGTCTCACTTCTCATAAGATTTCAATTGATAACAGTATTCTAATCTTGCTTTATCTTCCTGTAGTTTTAGTTCATTTGTATATCGAATGAAATGATCTACCAATTCCTTTTCTTCGTCGCTAAATGGTATACGATTTTCTCTTTTATGATGAATGATCTTTGCAAGTTCTCTTACATATTCAACTGGTAAATCTAAGAACTCTTCGTATGACATCAGAGATCTGAGTAAGTTGATATGACTATTTAATCTTCTTCGAGTTCCTCATTGAGATCTATGTCCACACCATCAGTCAGATCTTTTAATCTATCAAAGAAATCCTCATCCAGAGGAATGAGTTTCTCTTTACCAGTCTCAATATCATCTACCATCTGCATCAGGTGTTCAAGAAATTCTTTGGGATAAACCTCATCTTCACCAAGAGTTCCCCAGAACCATTCAAGACATTCCTGTTCTGGATCTTCGACTGATTTAAGTATCGCATAGTCCGCATAGTTTGATCCCATCAGATCTGCCCAGATACGGAATGCTCCGCGAATACTTTGCCATCCTGTCATCCAACAATGACCAATCCAGTATTCCCACCAATTCATCTTGGTTTTATTTGGATATGTTCCTTTGACTGGTGTGCTAATCATAACGTGGTTTATCTGTGTCGAATTGATACCATTTTGCATCCTTCATATCTAGGCACATACGAACCGTAGTGTGCTCTCTGTGTTCTCTTTCTGTTCCTTTATATAACCATCGTCGTTGATAGGCACAGCACCAGATATTATAAAAGATCTTAGACTTTTCCGTCATCTTCTACCTTATCAAGGTGTTCCATAATGACTCTAATAAAGTCTTCTTCGGCCCAGGTGTTGAGAATACTTTCCGTAGGAGAATTCTCATCCCAGGAGATGGTAAATGTTTTGTCTTCATTTTCTTTTACTTCGATAGTCATTTTTATAATTGAATTACTTCTACGTCACTGATGGTGAAACTCTTACACTTATAATAAGTCGTAAGTTGTTCTACACTCATTTCACTTTCAACTAAAATTTGAATACTCACAGTAGCATCATCTACAAGACTTGAAAGAACCACAGCATACTTATTCATCATTATTATCCCAAGGTGCTTTACGATTTAGTATTTCTTGAAATCTTTTTTGTACTTCAGGATCTGGTGGTTGGTTTAGTCTTTCTACAAGTGCATCAAAGTCTTTTGCAGGTAATACAATCTTTTCTGGTGGATAAGACCCTTTACCCCAGAACTTTTCAAACTCCCATTGATAGTTCATATCCAACCATCCACCATTCAGACAACTCCAGAATGACTCCCATATGTGATAGTCATCAAACCGAAATCCTTGGTGAGACATCAACCTATACCACCACCAGAATGGAGTATAACGTAGAAACCTATTGGAGATTATCCACTTGTTTATTACCATCTTCCTAATCGTAGTTTGCGTTCAGGTGAAATATAAGGATTGTATGGGTCATCATACGGTGTAATATATTCACTCATCCAACCCCAAGAGAGTGCTTCCCAAAAGTCATCATATCCAAAATGATCCATAGTAATACGACAATCAATGATATATTCAATATGACGAAAACCTTCAATGAACCATTCCCATTTTGTCATCTGCCAGTATTCTTTCCAGGTCATTTCATATTCAAGTTCATAAGAGCATCATAGCACAAAAAAAGACCCTTGTGAAGGGTCTGGTGGGCAATTCAAAGATAGTTCAAAAACCGTATCTTGACTTGGTGGCGTTGTAGTTTTGTCGGACTTCTGCTGCCGTGAGTGCTCTGTTGTATATTTTTAAGTTAGACAATCTTCCCGTTACATAATTAAAACCATTACCTCTTCTCATTAAATTTAAAGGACTATCATTTGTTATTGTTCCAGTTAAATTTAATGTGGTTGATGATGTAACATTACCACCATTCATATAAAGTGTAAGTAAAGAACTTGACCAATTAAAAACTCCACATATATGAACCCAGTTATTAGGAGAAACTGCTACAGATGTTGTATTATCACTAGTTCCATTATATGCGGCAGCTCTAATTGTTTGAGAACTTCTAATATAACGAAAAGTATATGGATATGATCCAACTTGAGACCATTTTTCTACTATATTATTATCTGCATTTCTAGTATCATTTTGAGTGGAATTTACATACACCCAAAAATCAACCGTATAATTATTGGTATTCGAAAAATCAGTAACTCCAGTAACATCGGGAACTGTAGCATAATCATCAACGCCATCAAAAACTATAGACCCACCATTAGAACTACTATAAATCGGTCCATTCGTAAGAGTTCCGTTATTACTACGACCACTCAAATCAGTCCAAGTGGCCCCAGAACCAGGATAAGACTTTGGATTTCCAGCATCAAGTGCTAATACTAAACCACTTTCACTTATATCAGGTCCAGCATAAACTCCCATATTACCCTTCCACTATTGGCGCAGACCATTCTGGTCCATTCAAAATCTCTAAAATCTCTGCGTAAGTATAAGGACCCTCAACTGTTGTGAGTGCTTGTATCGATGGTGGAATTGACCCACCATCATCCCACTTCACAAAGGTTTTTGTGCCATCTACGGATTTTCTTACAGTCTCTGCAGAAGTCTCAAGAACCTCAGAGAAATTAATTTGATCTAATTCAGTCGTAGAGAAAATTGCAAACTCTCTTGCTTCGTACATAATAGTTTTTGAAGTATTTAGATGTAACGGGACTTAAGAGCATTATAGTTTTGCTGAACTTCTGCTGCCGTGAGTGCTCTATTGTATATGGATGCTTGCGCTACGTTTCCATTTAAAGGGCCATAGTTATTCCATTTCCCAATCAAAACGTTTTTTGCATTAAGTCCTATTGATCCAATTGTATTAGTAGAAGCAACTGAAGCACCGTCTACATATAAACTTGCGCTTGTATTGTTAATCATCGTATAACAAACATAATGAAATCCAGACAATAAAGAACCAGTCCAAGGATATGCTAATTGATCAAAGTATGTTGTTGCCCTCCCAAGCAGATAATGAGGACTAGAATATCCAAATGTCATTCCCCATTCTGTTGCCTCATTTACATCACCTTTTACAATAATACCACCATCGGTGCTCACAGTATGTTTAACCCAAGCGCATAATGTAATTGCTGTTGGTTGGAACGATGATAATCCACAATTGACATGATCATCAGCACCATCAAATACAATACTCCCACCATTAGCACTACTATAAGTAGGTCCATTCGTAAGAGTTCCAATACCACTACCAACTAAACTATTCCAAGTGGTTCCAGAACCAGGATAAGACTTTGGATTTCCAGCATCAAGACAAAGAACTAATCCATCAGTAACTGTGCGTGGATTGTAAGATATTGCCATTATACCCCAAACCTCCCTCTTAATGCATTAAAGTTTTGTTGGATTTCCGATGCTGTGAGTGCTCTGTTGTATACAGAGACTTGTGATATTCTTCCTTCCCAATAAGAACCTCCCCACCAATCAGTCACTCCTATATTAACATATCCTACAGAAGTGCCAACATTTTGATATGAAGTAAATGAACCTTTACTTATGCCCTGAGAATATCCAGTATATGTAGTTCCTTGCTTAGAAAATACAAGATTATTCCATATACTTGCAGTAAATACATCTGAAACCCCACCTAATGTGCCATTTGTCGATTCATTATCCCTTAATTCAATTCTAAAATCATTATCTGAAACGCAGATTACAAATCCATTATCAAGTGTTGATGATTGGTATAACATTTCACCATTTCCTGCGGGGGGATTTGTTGCTCTATACACCCACATAGAAACTGTAAAATCTTGAGAACCAAGATTGTTTAAATTTGTTGCATTAGGTATATTAACATAATCATCAGTCCCATCAAAAGCCAAAGACCCCAGATTACCACTATTATACCCAACACCATTCACAAGAGTTCCGTTATTGCCACGACCACTCAAATCAGTCCAAGTGGTTCCAGAACCAGGATAAGACTTTGTGTTTCCAGCATCCAAACATAAGACCAGTCCATTCATTGCAATGGATGGAGAGTGTGCTAATCCCACTTATAACAACTGCCTAAACGTAAGAGTATTTATTTTAATAAAAAACCTCCCCATAGGTCTCGGTTAGGTAGAGGAACAATGTTAAGAATGTTTTGATTTCTTAACATTTATTTACCTATTTACCATAACAGTAACTACGGGGGAGTCAATCCCCTCAAAAACCTCAAGGAACAATAACTGTGCTTAAGATACCAGCATTATCAACAATCAAACGATACTTTGTTCCATTTGGAGATGTTAAAATAACACCTTGAGAAGTATTAATTCCAACTCTTACATCACCAACAACGTGAAGTTTTGATGTTGGATTTGTGGTTCCGATACCAATATTTCCACCTGATGCAATTCTTGCTATTTCATCGCTGTTGCTATAAAACTCCAACTGCCCGTCAGCAGAACTATACATTCCAGTGTCATTATCACCAGACTCAAAAAATGCATATCCATTATTATTAACACCAATAGCACCTGGAGCACCACCTCTTGCTCTAAATGAATTAGCAGTAGCAATTCCAACAATAAGAGCATCACCAGAAACAGTCAGATTTGATGTTGGATTTGTGGTTCCAATACCAACAAATGAAGTAGTATTAATTCCAGTTATTCCAGAAACCCAATATGCAACTCCCTGAGGACCTTCTAAACCTTGAATACCTTGAGCACCATCAAATCCTTGAACACCGTCTAAACCTTGAGCACCTGTAGTTCCCTGGGCACCATCAAATCCTTGGATACCGTCTAGACCTTGAACTCCAGCAGTTCCCTGAGCACCATCAAATCCTTGGATACCATCTAAACCTTGAGCGCCATCAAATCCTTGAACGCCATCAAATCCTTGAATTCCCTGAGCACCATCAAATCCCTGAACACCGTCTAAACCTTGAGCACCAGTAGTTCCTTGAGGACCTTCTAAACCTTGTGTTCCCTGAGCACCATCAAATCCCTGAACACCGTCTAAACCTTGAGCACCAGTAGTTCCTTGAGGACCTTCTAAACCTTGTGTTCCCTGAGCACCATCAAATCCTTGAATACCATCAGCACCTTGAACACCATCTAAACCTTGTGATCCAAATCCAGTTGCACCCTGAGCACCATCAAATCCCTGAACACCGTCTAAACCTTGAGCACCAGTAGTTCCTTGAGGACCTTCTAAACCTTGTGTTCCCTGAGCACCATCAAATCCTTGAACACCGTCTAAACCTTGAACACCGTCTAAACCTTGAGCACCTGTAGTTCCCTGGGCACCATCAAATCCTTGAACACCATCTAAACCTTGGGCACCATCTAAACCTTGAGATCCTATAGTTCCTTGTGATCCAGATCCAGTTGCACCCTGAGCACCATCAAATCCTTGAACACCGTCTAAACCTTGAGCACCTGTAGTTCCCTGTGATCCAGATCCTGTGGTTCCCTGAGCACCTTCTGCACCTTGAATACCATCTAAACCTTGAGCACCCTGAGGTCCTTGAGATCCAGTGTCTCCCTTATCACCAGTGCGAGCAAAGGTAATGATTATATCTTCACCATTGCTGAATGATGTTGAGCTTCCAGAAACATAAGAACATGAAACTTGGAAATATCCAGTTTCTTCTGAAGTAGAAGAGATTGTAAATAGGGCAAAATCAGAAGCATCTGCCTTATTTGAAATTCTGAAATGCCCTTTAATAGTCGAAGTAGAGTCATCAATCGTTCTTAAGAAAGATTGAATATCAATAGCACCATCGTTTTCATCATCAATATAAAGAGTATTTGCTAGAGATAAATCAGAATTATTGAACTTAAGATTTCCAGTTCCAGGATCTGTATTAGTGATATCTGTGCTAAAAGTATAATCAAAAGTAGCTCCACCAAAACTACCATCAGAACCTGCAATTCCTTGAGTTCCATCAGCACCTTGAACACCAGAAAGACCTTGGGCACCATCAAATCCTTGAATACCATCTAGACCTTGAGCACCTGTAGTTCCTTGACCACCATCAAATCCTTGAACACCGTCTAAACCTTGGGCACCATCAGCACCTGTAGTTCCTTGAGGACCTTCTAAACCTTGTGTTCCCTGAGCACCATCAAATCCTTGAACACCGTCTAAACCTTGAACACCATCAGCACCCTGTGCTCCTGCGGTTCCCTGAGCACCATCAAATCCTTGAACACCATCAAATCCTTGAACACCGTCTAAACCTTGAGCACCATCAGCACCTGTAGTTCCCTGTGATCCAGATCCTGTGGTTCCCTGAGCACCTTCTGCACCTTGAATACCATCTAAACCTTGAGCACCATCAGCACCTGTAGTTCCTTGAGATCCAGATCCTGTAGTTCCCTGAGCACCATCAAATCCTTGAACACCGTCTAAACCTTGAGCACCATCAGCACCTGTAGTTCCTTGAGAACCTTCAACACCCTGGACACCATCAAATCCTTGAATACCATCGACACCCTGTGCTCCTGCGGTTCCCTGAGCACCGTCAGCACCTGTAGTTCCTTGTGATCCAGATCCAGTTGCACCCTGAGCACCATCAAGTCCCTGAGATCCTGATGTTCCCTGTGGTCCTTCTAAACCTTGAGTTCCATTAAGACCCTGAGTTCCTGCGGTTCCTTGTGTGCCTACGCTTCCCTGAATACCACCTAAACCTTGAGTTCCACTAAGACCTTGAGTTCCTACAGCCCCTTGTGTTCCTACTCTTCCTTGGGTTCCTGTAGTTCCTTGTGATCCTCCACCTCCACCACCAGCAAATGACACACCACCTGGAGTAGATCCGTCAGATAATTTTAAAGTGGGAGATCCTGAGTCTGGATCATAAAAAACTTCCCCCTCATTACCGACAAATTGAGATGGATCTGATGCTCCTAGTTTTTCTACTAAAACTCTGTAGGTGGTGTTATTGATGGCCATTTTAGTAAATACTTTTCTAAGTATTTATCATTAACCACAGGTCTCATCACTCCAATAATATTTCAATTTATCACCATCCGCAGAAATATTCAAGTGGTAGATTTTATCATCTTTAGTATAAACACCAATCCAAAGTGTGCGTTCATTCATACTTTCGAGGTGAAACATTTGAATGTCTTCAAGAACAATCTCATCAGGATTTTCAGTAAATCTACTCATTTCTTTGCCTCCCAGAACCTACCATCAGGACCACAAGAGTAATCAAGTTCATCCCATCTACTTGACCTCAACATATCACAAAATCGTTGCCTACGACCAGTTACAAGGTCATCAGTAGTATTTGGAGAGGCACACATATCATACCTATTGGTTCTAAAAACAATATGTTCTATCCAAGATTTACGATACCACTTACAATCCTTACAGAGTTTTTTAGTCATTTTGCCAAACAAACTTGAAGTTCAGGAAACTTTTCGGTATCAATTTGAATACCACTCACTTCAAGTTGCTTACAGGCAAGAGCAATTCTCACACTATTTTCAACAGATGCCCGCTTACGAATAGAAGACTGAACCGCATTACAATCTGTTTGACCACCAATAGGAACAGAAAATCCAAGAGCACCCTGAACTCCATACTGATTACTCCAACTATTTGTGGTGAGTGTAGAAGCAGTCGCAGTCAAGGTTGGTCCCTGACAAGTCACGGAGTCGACAGAAACACTAGATTGTGAAGGAGCAACATTAATCCAATCAGGATAACCAATATAGTTGTTGGTGTTTGAGTTAGAAACAGAACCACCACTTACATTATTCGAAACATTGCCACCAGAAGCACTTGAGTTGTTGCTTACATTATTGGTATTACTTCCCCCAGTAGCATTTACGGTGTTGGTATTATTACTACTACTGCTATTGCTATTGGTATTGGTGTTACTTCCAGTGGTTACATTTGTGTTTTGAGTATTGCTCTGAGTGTTCGTCTGGGTATTAGTTTGAGTATTAGTTTGTTGCTGAGAACCATTACGGTCATCGTCGTCCCTAGCAAAGACAGCATTAGGAACAATAAAGGTTCCCAGAAGTCCAAGAATAAAAGCAGAATGTAGAATTTTTTTCATTAGTTTAGATAATTTAGTGTGTCAGTTAAAAGATTTGGCAAACTCATCATTCACCAGTTTGGAGAGTTCCATTATGCTACTCCATCAGCACTATCTTTAAATCGTTTTACTTTTTCGAGATAATCTTTACCTTGTTGATAAAGTCGTTCAATCAAATCATTAATATCAGCAGTTGGAACCATATCAAACTCATGATTAAGGTTCTCGCATCGTAGAGCATCCAACATACACTCTAAAGTCATTGCCTGTTGAAACTCTGGGGTAATAGGTGTGCCATGAGAAAGTCCAGAACACTCAAGGTTGTAAAAGTCATTATATCGTTGAAGAATACGATTACTTCTCTCTCTTCGTGCTGCTTCTTCAATCATTTCATCAAGTGTAAGGTCAGACATCTTCTTCACCTAATGCAACTTTGAGTGCGGTTTGAATCACCAAATAAGCGTTCATAAAATCTTCACTATCTACATCCCCCACAGCAAGATTATCAAGTTCTTTTAGAGCATCTTGATAGAGTTCATTTGCTGCTTCACGTTTTGCTGCTTCACGTTTTGCTGCTTCTTCGTTCATTTTGCGTAGTTTCTCCTTTGCGTATTCAGTAAGTTCGTGTTTTTTGTTTCGGAGTTCTTCCACTTCTTCTGGATTGAGTAGAAATCCATCAGGAATGTGACCGTATTCTTCACTCATAACTCTCACCAATACGCTCTAATAATTCCCGAGCAAATGTAATCTTACCATACCTATCACCATCATCAAATGTAGCATCGTGGTCATCTGAATAGTGATAATGACCTGTAGCTCCTAGACTATCATAACAGGTTTTTCGTTTTGCTGTGGATTTGATTTCATTCAGCAGGAGTTCAAGTTTTTGTGTGTCGGTCATTTTTGTAAAACTCTCCTGAAACTTCTTCCAATTTTCATCTGCTTGTTTTTCTGCCCATCCCCAAGCACCGTGTTCCATACCATCAATACCAGCATATTCAATTTCTTGTTGAATTAAGAAACGAAGCATTTGAATTTGATCTTCAGTCATCGTAGCATTCCTTTAATTTTTTCAAGACAATGATTAAATCCATCCACAAGCAATTCAGTATTTACATTTTGACTTCCTGCTGCTGATTGTTCCTGCGGCAACCAACTCTCCACCAAATCTACAACATCATTACAAGCATCAAAATCATAACCAAGTTCATCTACCAATCTATTAAAAAGTTTTTGTGCTTGATATTTTTTCACCAACCTATTCACAACTTCATCCATAGGTTTTGGATTATCTTTCTCATCCCAATATGCTCTCACATTCCTATAAGGTTCATCAACTACATCATCATACTTCCCCTTCTTCACATCATTAAACCAAACACCTTCAAGAAGACGATGAGTTTCACCATCAGCAATAGCAACCATCAGCAAACCCTCATCAGAATACTTTTTTTTATACCAATAAAATTCATCAGGAAATTCAAGACGATAATAAACCTCATCATTATAAGAGACAACCTCAAACTTACCACCAAAACTAAACTCCATTTTTGGTTGAGATTTATGTGTCTCAATCTCTTTGAGGAGTTCAAGTTTCTTTTGGAGTACTTTTATTTCTGCTTCTGTTTTTTCAATATCGTTGTTGAAAGTCATAGATTTAAAGTAAGGAGTAGCATCCATCACACCATCTTTGATTGCTTGTCTAAAAGCATTACGCAGACCTTCATCTACTTGCTCTGGTGTTTGTGGAGTTGGTTGGAAGTCAGTCATAGATCTAAAGGTTGTTGAGGGTCCTTATACCACACCTTAGTATAGCATAGATGTGGTTCTGTTTTGTGGTCCATCTGCGACATCCAATGAATACCATCCTCATCAATCGCATCAAGGTAATGAATACCAGTCTTTGGGTCAATCACTCGTGTGATAGTTTTGAATTTAACTCTTTCAGTCATTTTACTCCAAGTTGTTTGAGTTCGTCTTCAGTTAGATTAGCAAGGTCTTTCTTGAGTTGTTGAAGTTTTCGTTCCTTTGCTTTTGCTTTTTCTGCTTTTTCTTTCTCCAGTTGTTTTACTCGTTTCTCATACTCTTTGTCAGTTTCTTCACGATGCTTGTAAAGATAATATTCGATATATTTTTCACCACCATAATCCCATTCCCAATCACTCTCAATACCCTCCCAACCAGCATCTAATTCTGATTGAAGTGAAGTAATAATACTCTCAAGTGTTCCGTCAAAGTCCCCATAATACTTTTGAGTTTCTTTGACTTGAATGCGTTTGATAGTCATTTCAGTTCTCCATAAGAAAGTTGTTTAATTTCTTCTCTATTCAAAGTTTTTACATAACCACGAGGATAGTCATTATCATAAGCATTAAAGACAAAAACAGGAATGTTTCGTTCCTTACAGATTTGTTTGAACTTTTCTTCATTCAGTTCAAACTTACCAACATACTCTACATTTGGATACCTGTCCCAAGATATTACAAGTCCTCCTGGATAATAACCCCACTCAAACTCATCAAGTTCTTGAATGATGTTTTCTACCTCTTGAATGTTCTCTGGATTAGTGTAGATGCGGCCGTATCCTTTGTAAGTGAAGGCAGTCATTTCAATCCACTCATACAAATAGAACAAAGACAATCATCAGTTTTAGGAACTCTAAACATAATGTGATTTCCAGAACAACAATCCCTATCACCACATTTTCTACATTCATCACAAACCCACTCCTTTTGATTACGACATTTTACGAAATCTTCAAGAGTGTATTGTTGGAGAATAGAAGTCATTTCAGGTGTCTGTGTGTATGAGAGTATTATAAGGCAAAAGGAGCACCTGTAGAGTGTCCTTGTGCCAGTTCTTCAAGTGTCCTCACCCAAGTTCTTATAAATCGCATCCATCCATATCTTATCAATATATTTACTGTCATCATCAGTAATTATATTTGCTCTCATATACTCTTCAAGTGTGATGTTATTATCATCCAAGAACTTTTGGAGTTCTTCAATAGTCATCCAAAGAAACCTCAAAGGTAATTCTAGCACCAGTAGTATTGATATACTTATGTCCCATTTCCATATTCATACTTACCACCTGTGCCTCACCATTTTTGATTTTTTCTGCTACTTGTTGAAAAGATGCTTTCAAGTCATCAAGGTCATAAGATTTAAGTTTTGATAGTTTTGGTTTCTCTACTGGTTTTGGAGGTTCTGGTGGTTTTGGATTGTAGAGTTCATTATATTTTTCAATTAGTGGATTAGTCATTTTTCATCCACCCAAATAAAAGAAAGACAATTTTTCATAAACCAACGAGTAATAGCATTCGGTTTAGTCGGCATATAATACCTGAAAGACCTACAATTACCGAATGTATAATATCCTTCGTGGTTATTTCCTTGTTTGATTACAAAACTGGAAGTAATATTACTACCAGTCGCAATAAGGTTAGAATATGTAAGTTTAGGTGGAAATTGTCCGTGTTCCTTTGCGTATTCAAAGTTCTCAATAATTCTATTGAACTTTGTATCATACAAAGTTTCAGCAATATACTTTGACTTATAAAAGTTATTCTTCGTTCTCTCAATCAAATCATCAATCTTCTCATCAAATTCTTGTGAGATTTCTTCCAGAGTTTTAGGTTTATCTGGGATTTCAAGATAAGGTTTGATTACATCAAAATACTCAAAATCTTCTGTGTAATAAAAAGCACCAACAAAATAAGGAAGAATACTTTGAGGTGCTCCTTTGAGTTTGTTTGGGTTGAGTTTATATCCTATTCGTTCAGTCATTTTTTATCCCCCCATAGTTGCTCAAAATACCTACCATCTCTACCACAGTGCATCTCAAATTCTCGGGCAATTTTACAACTTTCACTTTTTTTGTCTCCTGTCACCAAATCACCAGTTATGATTGGATTGTAACATCTATCAAATGAGTTGTCCCCAAAAAGATGACCAAACCAACTTTTCTTATAGTAGAGACAATCTTTACATAGTTTGCGTTGTTCAGTCATTTTGCCATCATAGCAGTAATCACAGCATCTCTTATGGTTTTTCCTTTTAGATGGTTCATACGAGAACCACCATTCATAAAAACCCAATCACTTTCACCATTCATTTTGAGATTGTGTGGTTGAAATTGATTGAGTAGAAATTCAAGGATTTCTGTGTCTGTTGGTTCAGTCATTTTCTAATCACAGCAATTACTTTACGATTTGGATACTTCTCTACAATTATATCACGAGCATTCTCATAATCATTAGCATCCTTTACGGTTTCATAATACACAGTTTTATCTGCGTCATCCCAAGTTTGAACTTCGTAAGTCATCTTTATCACTCAAAGTAGGACATATCATAACTACCTTCATTATAACCCATTTGAAAGATTTCTTGGGCAAACTTCACAAAGGCATCAAAGTTTCCAGAATACTCCCAACCATCATTCTCATCCCAATCTTCTTCAAAATGTTCTTTTACAAGTTTGATGACTTCTTCATCTAAAATCATAGTTTCTCAATCTCCTCACACAATTCCAACACATCAGCACACATAATCACACCAGGGCTTTGTTGGAGTTGGTTGATTGTTTCACGAAGAACAGAAGCAATAATCTTTCTACTATCATTATCCAAATAAGTAGAAAAATTCTCCACAGGGGTCATTAGTGCTTCTGAATATCCGTTGATGTAAGTATCCCAGATTTTTTGTGCTCTTTCAGTCATAGCAACTCCAATTCATCACAAATAGCATCAATATCCTTCAAACAATCATCATAACCAAGAACATACATCACATTTAGTTCATCCTTAAAATCAACAGGATTTTGTCCTGATAGTTGCTTACGAAGATGTTGAAGAACCTCTTGAAGCATCCAAGCAGTATTGTGTGCTTCACTTTTACAAATAACTTTTAGGAGTTCTTCTGCTCGTTCTTGGTTAGTCATTAGTTTGCCTCCACTTTGAGAACTCCCAGAACAAGGAGAAAATTTACAACTTTTTCTTTGAGATACTGCCTGACGGAAAAGGTTTCTTCCTCTTCTACAAACTCTTTCTGCTCAAAGTCCTTACCATCACGACCACAATACTTTTCTTTTTCTCGGGCATCAAAAGCAATCATATCAATCTTATTGATACGACCGTTGATATAATCGGGTCGTTCAAAGGTATGAAACTTACAAAAAGGAATAACACCAATAGTGCCTTCTTCGTAATAGTGCTTACAGTTCTTACAAGCAGGAATGGTTTGGGAAGTCATTTGGTTGTTTGTGTATGAGAGTATTATAAGGCACTCACAGGGTCTGTGGTGATGTCTTGTGCCAGTTTAGAAAGTGTCCTGATAATACATCTCCTGTTCATAACGGACATAATCACTTTGAAGATAGTTAAAGAACTCTCCGTCTTCACTTCTCATAGTATAGCACCATTCTTCAAAGATTTGCCCAATCCACCACCAACCAACTTGGATTTTCTCAAAGAAGTTCATAGGACGATTGTAGAGTTTCATAATACCTCACATAATGGAAACACTTTTACACTTGAAATAAATCCTGTTTTTGTGTATTTGTCCTTATAATCTGCTGCGAATACCTTTGCTTCTTCTCTTGTATCAAATGTTCCAAAGTATCGGTGAAGTCCCTCTACACCTTCATATTTGTTATAAAGTCCCACTATCCACTTATGGGAATGATCTGGATATGTGTCGTTTTCTGCTATCCAGTCGTAGTATGCGTCCTTATTCATTTCAGTTCATCAAGTTTTTCATTTACAAAACCAGTCATATCAAGTGTGCGTGGGTCTACGCCTTCATCAAGACAATCAAGGTTAAACTCCATAACAGCACCAAGAATTAGACACGCTTTACGCTTATCATCCAGTGGTTGAGCAATGTAGTTGACAATGTGATCGTAGAGTTCGTCGTAGGTCATTGGTCTGTTGTGTATGAAGTCATTATAGACCAAAAAGGGCACCTGTGGAGATGCCCTGTGCCAGTTCTTCAAGTGTCTATTTCTGCCCTAAATGCCTTTTAATTTCTTCGTTCCTTTTTACATTTTGGTCTAACTCACTTTTAAGTCGAAGATCTCTTGTTGGGTGTGCTTCTGGATGAATGAAGGTGTAAAAGAACTCATATGCGCCACGAGTAAAGTTCAAAGAACTTACAGCAAAGAGAACGAATAGAAAATATTTAATGAATTTAATTTCATTATCAATTCTAATATCATTTTTAATTCGGTTAAGAATACTCTTTTGATGAAGTTTAGGAAGTTCAGACTCTTCTCTTGTCTGATAAGTCCAGGTGCTAGTTTCAAAGTCAAACTCAGCAAGGTCAGTATGCGAATGCTCTGTTAAAATTGGTTCGCAAATATAAGGAACTTGAGGGTCGATATGACCAACACTCAAGTCAATAAGAATTGGAATTTTAGTTTTTGTGACGCAAACCACATGATTATCAATTTTTTGATTTACTCCAATAGTATTTTCCATAAAACCCTTATATCCAACAAGAACAAGACCTGGAGGACTTTTAGTCATTGCCATCAGATTACATTCGACCATCTCAGCACTAATACCTTCCTTATGAAGGAGTTTGAGAACAACATCACTCATACTCAAACAATACCCAGAACCAAATCTGAGCATTCCAGAATTCACAAGATCCTCAACAATCTCCTTAGTCTTAACATAATATTCTTCTTTCAATTCGATATTTTGATCCATAATTTTAAATGATAATGATTTAAAAGATTTTTAATTATTTTTATTACCAACTTCCATATTTCTCTTCCACCCCTTTCACCCGTTCCATAAAACTGTTCTCTCCGTGGTCTCCAGAATACAGACGGTCAATATGATACATTACATCAGACATCTTATGAAGAACATGAACCTGTTCTTCAAGATACTCAATCACTTCTTGACTGTAGTTATTCACATAACCATATTCATCTGGAGTAGAATTGTTCGCAATCTCTTCCTCCAAATCTCTGGCAAACTGTGAGACCTGAAAATAGCAATAATCGCCAAAGTGTCCGCCGCTCATTCTTCCAACCTCTTAGTCATCTTCCTGTGATATCCGTATAGTCCTGTAATATACCACGTTTGAAGTGAAGATGCAAGCGCGGCCAATCCTCCCACTTTCCACCCCAATCAGCAGGATAAACCTCAACATACTTGGTAATTTCGTGTTGAACAAACCTACCGCGTTTTCCTGTAGGTATCCATTCAAAGTTTAGGAACTTTATTTTATCATTATATCGTGGGTCATCCTCTGGGATTGTTTCAAAGGTGCTTACACCCACATAATCAGGACGCCAAAGAACACCAGCAGGATCTAACCAGTAATCGGTCATTGTGCCACCGATACAGTCTTCCATATCTTTAGTTTGGCACACTACATTTGTGAATTGTTCTCCAAGATCATAAGAAGAACGAAAATAATCAAACATTCCCATGGTTCTTAATCATAAACATTTTGTTCTTGTTCAGTTTTATCAAGATAAAAAGTCCAATTTCTTCCTACCAATTCAAAACTAAAACTGAAGCGATAAGCACAGAAAAGAACATCAAGAAGACTATTATTTCCTGAAGAAATCTGAATATAAGGCCAGGACTTATAATCATCCCAACTTAGAGAAAACTGAAGGAATGAACACTCTTCTCCTCTGAAAAAAGTAAAGATGTGCTCAACACCATAATCTTCGTGGCGTTTATATTTGAATATTTTCATTACAAATCACTCCTTGATCCAAAAACCATCAGCAGTCATTGTCCAACCTTCAGCAATCATCTCATCATAAGTTTTAGTTTCGGAAAGTTTATTACCTTCTACCCAAGATGGATTTTTGTCAATTTTCTTAAGTAAATAAGAACCATCACCTTGATCAATCCACTCAACAGTATCAGCTTCTTTTAGATTTGCTGCTCCCATTAAATCATCTGGGAAACAAACAAAATATTCACCACTAGGACCATCAACCTCTACAGGAAGTTGCCATTTTACTACCTTATCTTCAAACGGACTTTTCCTGTTCAAATCATTCCTATCATAATCGTAGTAAGATTTTGATTTTTCAGGTTTTTCAGGAGTTTCGGAAACCTTTGAATTTGCAATAAGGTATTCCATATCACTATGCCCCCAAGGTCTCATGCCATTATCCTTTACTTCTTCTGGATAATAATGATAATAATTATCTTCCCAAAAATCAGTCCAAGAATTCTTACAATAATCTGAGGTATCTCCCAAACCACAGGATACAAAATTTTCCTTAGGATCAGTCTCCTGGATAATATTAAATTCCACAACTCCGTTTAAAAGAGTTAAAAGTTCATATGTTTTAGAAGCACCATTTTTATGGTAATAATATTCCTCGGTTACAACTTCTTTAATGGTATCATAGATTTCTTGAGGAGATGCCTCTGCCGCACCAAGACAATCATGCAACCATTCTTTTAAACGCCCTAGAGAATGCTTTTTATAGTCCATTGTTTTTCAGAAGTTTTAGTAATTTTAATCTTGTTCTGGTCGTTTGTCAATCCAATGTTCCGCTGACAGGATATCAATCCTTGCATCAAGGGCGTCCAAACTATTTAAAAGTTCATAAAGAACATTAGTAGTCTCAATATTTTCTTCTTCTAATCTTTTTACATCTTGTATCACAGTATTGTATTTTTCTTCAAGTTCCAAGAATTTTTCACAAAGACTGAAATATTCACCAGAGACAGGTTTTTCTTTATGGAAAATAAACCATTTAATAAATTTGATCATCAAATCAACCCAATAGATTTCAAATAACGTTGATATCCCATAAATCTTTGAAGAGAAGGGGTGATTCCTAAACTTTCACAACACCTTAGATAGCTTATAAACTCATACCAGGGGGCAGTGGGATCAGTATCACTCATTCAGGTTCTCCAGTTCCTTTGAGAGTTCTAGTATATCATTCTTATCAAGAACGATCAATCCCTCTTGTGAGGAATAAAACTTTGTATTCTCTGCGACAAGTGTAAGAATTGCTGCAACTAGTTTAGGTTCAGTATCTGCACCTTGATTGTTTCGTGCGTCCCATACTGCTTTCATAAAGTTTTGTGCTCTTTCAGTCATTTGTTTTTCATTCCCTGAACAGTTTTTGCAAAATATCCATAGTCCCGTGCTTCGGTCACAGGTTTGATTTCTCCACACACATCACACCTACCTTCTCTGGTGGAAGAACATCCAACAGAATACTCACCATACTTCTTACCACAATCGTGACAAGTAAGATCTGCTTCAACTAGAGTTCGGACACTGGGAGTGTTTTCAGCAGTCATTGCATCCATCTCTTCCTCAGTATAATTAGGATTGTCAGGGTTCTCAAGGCGGGAGAGTTTTGCCTTCAGGTCACGAATTTCTGCTTCCAGTTTCTGTAAATCCCTGTCTTGTTGAGCATCATACTCTTCAAGTTTTTTACGATAATCTTCTACAAGAACAAGGTCATACTCTTCTGCAGTCTTACGCATTTCTTCGGTGGTTCGCATTTCGTTGAATGCGACATAGCAAGCACCTTTGGCAATACCTACTTGGTTATGTCCCATAGCATAACAAAACTTCTCAAAAAGTTGGAAGAGTTGAATGGTATTGAGGTCTTCTGCAGGAACCTCAAAAGTAAAGTGCTCCTCAGGTAGGATCTCATCATCGTAAATACCACCCTTATGATCCCAAATGGAATCATACTTCAATGTAACTTTTGCCGAGTACATAATGCAGGTTTTGCGGGATCAATGAACATACTATAAAGCACCTTGACCCGAAAGTCAAGGTGCAGTGGGCGGTTTTTAAACTGGTCTATACTGCTAGGATTTTTCTACATACCCTCCTGCAAGTTTGTGTATCATCATCACATTCGGTTAAACACTCAAAATATTCAGCAATTAAATCATCTTCATTTTCTTTATCAGTATCAATCATATTATACCAATAAGCAAGTTGATTAAAAGAAACTAAGTTGTGCATAATTACCTCCACGCACAAAGAATATCATAACAAAGATGGTTTTAGGTTCATTGTACTCTCACTCCCATATTCTAACATTATATAGAAAGTTTGTGTTGATTTCTTAACATAACTTATCAGTATGTTCTACAACCAAAGGCAGCACCACCAAGGAAAGCACCTAAAGGAACAGACCACTTGTAGGCATCTTTCTTACTTACACCAGCAGCAATACCACCACCGAGAACTCCACCAAGAGTGCTCTTAGTTGGATCGCAGTAGATTTGATTTCTCCTTACTTGCCTTGCTGCTCTCTCACGAACATAAGGACGATACTCTTCTTCATAATACTCTTCCCTAACAACAGGATTTACAACAACGGGATTTACAACAGAAGCGGCACAAGGAACTCTAAAGCGTTCAGATTTTACATATCCTTGGATATAATTTCCATATCGATCATAGGTTCCAGGAACAAAAACTTCCCTGACTCGAACACATTCGTTCAGTTCCACAACCTGCTGCGAAAAAGCAGGAGCAACAGAAGTTGTTCCCACAATCATTAGCAAAGACAAGATTGTTCTTTTCATTGTTGAAAATTGATTTGAAGTAAAATATTTAGAAATTAATCCCAGCTTACGTTTTCAAGAAGAAAACCTGGCATCACATAGGACCACATTCCAGATCCAGCATCTCCACCGACTTTGTATTCCCATTTATATTCATATTTGTTATGAGAGTCCCAGGTCACAAATCCTTTTGTCTTATCAAAACGGGATTTGATCGTAAGTCCAAATCGATTTGAAAAAATGTTGCGAGTTCGTAGTGCTCCACCCTTTTCACGGGTTTCAATCACCGTGCAGGTATCATCAAGAAACTCAGTTTGAGTTTCAAGAAAGCAGCGTGTTTGATATTTAAATGGTTGATTAGCAAGTGCTGGAGATGTAGAAAGAATAGCAGCAGCAATAATAAGAAGTTTTTTCATTTTAAAATTAATCAATACGTTTGACATAGACGGTTTCAAGTTTGCCAGTTTTATCGCATTTTTTGAGACTTTCTGCAAGTTCAGTTGAATTTAGAGCACTATCAAGGACAATATATTCCTCATCGCCACTCTGCCATTTAAATCCAACTCGATACTTTTGCATTGGGGGTTTGTTTCTCCACTTATTATAGTCGACCATTTGCTTAATTTGATTGATCAGTGTGCCACTTCTTCATCTGTCATAAGGATGCCATCCAAATGATCAATTTCGTGTTGTATAACTCTAGCAATCAATCCAGTGTGAGTTTCTAGATTAGGATGCCCAGCAAGATTTCTATATTTAATTGTAATCCTTGAGTATCTACTTTTCTTTACAAAAGTCTCTGGAATTGATAAGCATCCCTCATCATCAATTTCTTTCTCTTCGGAGAAAAAGATAATCTCTGGATTTATAAGAACTTTGGGTCCAGAAGGTGTATCAACAACTATAATTCTTTTATGAATTCCACACTGAGGAGCTGCTAAACCAGCTCCATTATTGGCAACCATAGTATCAACTAAAGATGCTGCCAAAGTTCGCACAGTATCATCAATTCTGTCAACTCTTTTAGACTTTTTCTTCAAAAGTTTATCATCGTTAGTGAGTATTTGAAGCATGGTCTTTGAAGCGATATACTTATATATTTTATGCTTTTGAATTATTAAGTTTTACAATGTCTGGATGGGGAGCATATAAAGGTCCAGGATAATTACCAGCAAATTCTTTATTGCATTCATCTAATGCTTTTTTCAATTCTGGAGTTTCTTCCCATTCCCAAATAGTTCCGTCTTTTTGAGTGTGTGTTTTAGTCATTGTTTCTTTTTCCTAAAATGTATCCAAGATAAAGTCCGCATAAAAATGCTATAAACAGATAAAGTTCGTGAGATACAAACTCTATCCAAGAAGAAAGTTCAGAGTTTTCCACCTACAGTTCCTTCGTGGGTTTTTGCTTCAGGAAAACCTTCCTGAAGCCCCTTGAGATAAAATCTTGTGGCAGCAATACAATGCTCCCTTGTGAGAGAAGTAATTAGTCCCTTGCCTTCTTTATCTGTAGATTGCCAAGTTCCCCACTTTCTTTTCTCTACATAAAAACAATCATCAATCATTTCTTGGTTTGGTTTTATATTTTCTGACACCAACAATGGATTTGTCTGATTTGTATTTTTTGTAATATCGTTCTCGGTAGTCGTCATAGGGAAAATAAGCATTATGTTGGAGTTTTTTCTTTCCTTCTTTTACAAACCACTCTAAGGCATAAGGAAAGGTTTCGTGAAAAGGTTTTACTGGAATAGTTTCTTCTTTTTTAGTCTTTGGGGGTTGAACTCTTTTCCGTATCATTATAGTCTAATGTTAGATTTTGGGCAAGTTTATTAACTTTTAAAGTTAAATTTAATCTCATCCTGGATGGGATTACCAAGAACATCATCAAGAATAACCAATTTTGAAATACCTTCAAAATAATATTCAACTTCTTCAAAATGACCAGAAGCAAATTCCCAGGCAAGATTGAAACAATCAATTGCTTTTGGGTGATTTGTTGAATAATACTTTTGAAGTAAATCCATTTTAAATTCTTGTTGTAGATTAATTACTTCTTGATTGTAAAGTTTTCTATGTTCTTCATAGGAGATTTGATCTAGAACATTTTCTTCTACACAACCAGATGGAGCTTCAAAGTCCTCATTAAGATAACCTCCTTTTCTAATAACAACCAACCTACCTTCTTTATAGTAATATGTTGTCAAATAGTAATCTTTTACAGGTATTGAAACGGAAGATGTTTTGTAATATGAAATTGGTTTCATTTTTTTTCCATATCTTGTATAAGAGTATGCAAAACTAGAATATAGTGTTTGCTTGTTTTGCATACTTATTATAGCAGACATATGGATATATTCATATACCCACTAGTGGGCCCACTAGTGGGTATATTAACACCATAAGACTATTATACTGCATTACGCTGCATAATGCAAGTCCTGCATAAATTTCTACTTAAAAGACGGCAGTCACTCCTACTACCTTTGCATTAGGATTGCGAGCTAGGGCAACTTCCTTTGCTTCTTTGTAGTCTCTGGCATATACTTCTTCATAGAAGACTTTACCAGCAACATACAACTGAACTTTACATTTCATTATTCTATCGAGTAAATTTTAGTTTTTGGTTTGTTTTGCTGCTTCCGAATAAACCTTGTAGCAGACTCTAATGAATAAAACTTAATTTGTTTTGGTGGAAAATCAAAATCATAAAAGCACAACCACACAAAAAACCTTTGATACTGGGGAAAAAAGCATACTTCCCCGTTTAGATCTGCTTGTTCTATGACTCTGTATTTCATTTTATTGTAGAATTTAAAGGAACTTGAACATCGTCATTCCAATGACGAATAACACCTGCAACAATAAAGCAGTTGGTAATCAAAATACTCAAAAACATAAAAAGACGGATAAGAGCAATCCTATCCGCTTCCCTGTTATTTTTACCAGATTTTTCACCCAATGATTTAGCAATTATCCTCCAGAGATTATTTCCCTGTTTTTCGCATTTCTTCATCGCAGACATTGCAGTAATAACTATATCCAAACTTAAAGTATTTAACTTCTTTAAAATTCTCAGAAGTCAGTGATTTAACTTCACTGCACCTACAGCATTTTCGGTTATTTTGGGCAGATGATAATATCCTTTGCTCCTTGTGATTTAATAATTGTCTCATACCAGATGGCGTCATCAATCTTAAAAAAGACTGCAGATTGTTTAGCATATCCTGTTTTCTTGGGTTTTAGAAAAGTAACTTCGTATTTCATTTTGAAGTGTGATCTTTGTGAATAATGTTTTTAAAGTTTTCAGGAAAAACAAGAAGTCTTGGTGACCTTAAACTAGAATCGGCAGCAGGCAGTTCAATAACAATATAAGAAGAGCAGATAAAAGCAATTACACCGTGCATCTCTTTGTAGATTACTTTTTCATTTTCAACAAACATCAGTAATATGAGAAATAAACAACCATTCTACTTCATTATCTTCAGCAACTTCAAATTCACTATGCAAAGCATCTGCATCAAAAATTCTACAATTTTCTACAAGATAAGTCATCCTTTCACAATAAGTTTCCTCAATGTATGTAAGGATTTCTTGGCGGGAAAGATCAATCATAGAATGCTGCCTCAAGAGCGGTTCGTTTAATGGACATTGAAGTGTAATTTCGAGTATCTTTTATATTTACTACCTTCCCCACTTTTGAAGAATTGATGGGAGAATAATACTCATTTTTCTTAGGGGAATAAAACCCCCAAATAGTTCTGGTTGGTTTGCCAAGATTGTAATCAAATTGTCGGTGGCAACGTAACCAGATTGAAATGATACGAGTATTGAACTCTTCAAACTCATAAGAGTATCCTTTAGGAGGAATGTGCGGAAAGTTAGAGATCGTAAATTCTTTCATGATAATTTTTAAGAATTCTAATTTCCTCTTGAAGTTGCTTGATTTTTTCTTCTAGTTCTTGAATTTTTTTGATTTGATTTTCTTTGTATTTGTGCAGGAAAGCATCAATCATAATCAGGTGGTAAAAGACTCAACAATGCGGGAGTTTTCTTCAGTAGAAAGAGCAAATCTAGGAGCAGCAACTACTCGCTCCATAATCTTACTCTCATAGCGTTCATCATAATCATCTGTGTCCCTTAGAATATCGTGACACTCATTATCGCTTTCGGCAATTACGTTAATGAGACCACCATATTCAGAAGAAGGAAAAGGAACCCAGTAATCAACGATGTAAAGATATTTCATTTTTATTTTTAAACTACTCCTTGATTTTAGAATGGTGTTGGATATTTGTCAATTGCCTTTGAAGTTCAACATCGATTGAAATTAGGCGTGAATAAAGAAACTGTTGATACTCATTACCCTCAATGAGCGAAACTAGATTTTGAATTTGCATTTTAGCAAGAATAAGTTTGATCTCTTCAGTCATCGTCACGAGGATTAATAGAAAGAATACGTCCAATGATTAAAGCAATTGGAATGGTTATACCAACCCAAATCAATAATACAACTAATACTGTTGTCATCTAATTTCAGTGCTTGGGGGTTTTTTAAGGTTTTCGATTGCCTGATTTTGATAATATGCCTTATACATGGCATCATCACGTTTGATAAGAAATAAATTCCATCCAATTGATACAGAAAATGCTGCCAAACCCGCAAGAAAATACTTTAGTTTCATTGTCAAGCAATCATTACTTTTTCATAAAGTGAGCTAAAAATTTCTGCATCATATTCATGATGAACTTTTTTCTCATTAATATCAACCATAATTTGCTGAAGAAGCACTAACTCTTCATAAAGAAGATTGTCAACAACCAAGCGATTTTTCGTAAGCATGGGAATTAAGAGCAGAGAACAGAGAAATTATAGTGCAAAATTAGAGATTAATCAACGAGCATACAGATAAGCACCTGCCCAATCGGCATTTTCAAGCAACCACTCTCGGTCCTTTATCAGTCGCAGATCATAACGAACACCTTTGGCAGGAGATTTCCAACTAGCAGACTTATAAACCTCACCAGTCTTCTTATCCACAAAAGCATGAACCGAACGCGAACCAGCAGCATTCATAATGATTTTGTGATACTTACGACCAGTCTCAGGGTAGAACTCATAGTCACAAATACCTTGCTTCAGTTTATCAATCTGCTTCTGGTGATACTCTTGAGTGTCAGCATCATCAACAAACTTTTGATGACTGCGAATGCTGTAATCAATAAAGTTCTGTCGCAGTGCCTCACAGAGAGCATAGGTGTGTCCAAGAACAGCAGTAGCGATGTCTTTCCGTGCCTCAGCAGCGGCAGCATAATCAGCAAAGGTCGTGGTGCTCATCGGGTTGGTTCCCTTGTGTATGAAAGTATTATAGGGCACCCAGAGTGCTCTGGAATGCCCTATGTGCCAGTTGCTCAACTGGATTTTTGCAGGGAGAATAGGTGCGAGGAAGCAGTCTCAAGAAAGTCCCGATGAGAACCCAGGCCAGCACTGAACGGAAACCCTGATTTTTTTGAAATTTCAGGCAGCAGGAGCAATGGACCCCTGCTGCTGGGGAAAATGGCGATTTTTCCTAAAATGTCACTTATTCATCTGAAGTGTAGGAACAGGCATACCACCTTCGGTAGGAACGTAGATAGTCACGTTACCATTCTTGCTACCATCTTCCAGACCAGTGATATACAGATACTGAAGATACTCACGATTATCTTTCAGGCTATCACCGATGATTTGGTTTGCTTTGGCAACACCAGTAGCACGAATGATCTCAGCATCAGCAAGTTGTTGGGCACTATCTTTCTTTGCTTGTGCTTCCAACACTGCTACCTGGCGAGTGTATTCTGCTTTCTGAAGTTCTGCTTTACCAGCAAGAGATTGTTGCCACACATTGTATTGTGGACCACCAATAAAGATAAGACCACCAACCACAAAGACACCAACAACTACAAGGGCAATAGCAGGGTCAATAAATCCGTTTTGATTTTTCATTTAGAAGATACTCCAGTGTTTTTGAAAATAGCGTTAGCAAGAAAGATGATAGCAAAGTTCTGCCAGAATGACAGATTCACACCAAACCAAGACAGAATAAGTCCAAGCAACCATGCCTCAAAGAAGAGACCAGCAACAGCAAGGACTACAACACCAAAAGCAACACCAAGAGCAGTAGAAGTTTTCATCGTTCAATTTCAATTGTAGATTTCAAGAGTTCATTATCGCGTTTGTTCTTATAATAATTGATAAAAATATCACAAACGCAATAACCAAAGGCAAAACCTGCCATAATTGTAGTAATCATGCTGCGAGTGCTCCAGAAGGGATTTCAACGATTTCAGGCAGTTTGCTATCATCAAACTGATGCATATTGTAGCACACCCACTCACCGTTGCGGAAGACATAAGCATACTCTTCGCTGTTATCGGGAAGAAGATACTCACACAGGTCAGCATCAAGGCGAGGAGGGCAATCTTCACCGCGAGCACTGTAATACTCGGGTTGATTGTTATCATTCCAAGCAACAGACATATCACCACCGTCAATCAATTCGGCAGCAGCATCTTTGCTGTTGTAGTGAGTCTTCAGGATGCGACCCAACCAGGACTCATAACCATCCCAGTGGTGGTAGGCAGAGAGAACAGATCCATCAGCAAGTTCAAGACCGATGCGAGCGCGGGTTGCCATTGGGGCGTTTCGTTGATTACCTTGTTAGTATAGGGCATCCACCAGGGCATTCTGGGGGTCTTGTGCCAGTTCCTCAAGTGGCACAGCATCATAGTTTGTGATATACAAATGCTGCACACTTGCCCCACTGTGGTTCTTTCCTTTACCAAATCTCTGAGCATAAAGGAAATCTTTTGTCATTATATTATAATCTTTGTAGTTTTCACGATAGAACTCGTGATCCGAATGAACGATCATCCACTTAGCAGGTGTTGCTTTGAGGCAACTTAAGAGTTCTTTATGTAGACTCAAACCACCATCACCAGTTGTATATCCAAGACGATCAAGGTAAGGTGGGTCAATGAAAATAAAATCATTTTCATTATCATCCTTAAAACACTGCTCAAATGAAGCGTGTGATATTTTACAATTTACAAGGAAATCGTGGTGATTTTTTGATAGATTGCAGGCAAATGATTTATAGTGACCAAACGGAACATTGAATAATCCCTTGCTACTATACCTTTCCATCCCACTAAAGCACAGTTGTCTTACAACAATATATGCGGATGCATTTTCAAATTCAGTATGGGAGTTAGGGTCATTAATGACATCCCGCGACCGATAAAACAGTTCTTCTAACTTATCATGGTCAAATGTCTTCACTTGATCTACAAATTGCTGAAGATCTGGATACTGTGAACTTGCAACAAGTTTGTAGAGATTAATTACTTGCCAGTTAATATCTGCCAACATTGCAGACGCAGAAAAATGGAAGGACACTGCTGCCCCTCCACAAAAAGGTTCGATAATTCTATCATATGAAGGTGGCATAATCTCCTTGATAAATTTAATCTCACGGGATTTTCCACCTTGATACTTAATTACAGGTTTCATATTTAATCAATAAATTTGCGCAGCACATTAAACAAAAATATAATCTTTCCATTCATTTACATTTGATTTATGCAATGAAAGAAGAATTTTATTTGCGGGTGGTTTAGGAGTTCTGAAAAGTTTCATTCCAGTTTGCTCCAATAATGTATTACCCTTTTTAGTATTACAAGAAGAGCAGGCAACCACCATATTTTCCCAAGTATCTTGACCACCACGCGATCTTGGAAGAACGTGATCAATTGTCAATTTTTTGGTTGAACCACAATATTGGCAGGTATGGTCGTCTCTTTTGTATATCATAGAACGTGATGGTTTGGTAATGCCATAACGTTTTACAGGAAGTTTAATATAATCAAGGAGACGAATTACTCGTGAAGATAGAACCTGAGCTTTCTCTTTTAGAATGAGAACAACTGCCCTTTTCCAATTAGTAAAATTAATTGGCTCGTAACTTGCATTTAATACAAGTATTGTTTGATATGGTTGTATTTCTAAGTAATTCATCGACCTTATTCATTTTAACTATCTATTGTGCTTTTTGAACCTGAGCAGGAACTGCTTCTTCTGTTTGCATTTGTTGCTGCCATTTGGATCCTTGAGCAAAACCAACTCCACCTACAGTCAGAGCAGAAGCAAGAATAATTGCCAGTGCCTTATTGTTGTCATTATCACAGGCACCTTCAAGTGAGGTTCCACAGAGTTTCTCTGCTACCCAAGTAGCACCAGCACCTCCAGCAAGCATAGCAACCCAAGGGGTCAGAAAATACCAGAGAGCAAGAACTCCAAATAATCCAATCAACCATCCACCACCTTCGATAGAAGTTCCACCAGAAGAACCACCACCACTTACTTGATGAAGATTGCGAATGTCATTGTCCTCGACACCGTAGATGTTCATAATCTGTTCTTTAGCACCATAACTGGTATTAGAACTTACGGTGATTTCTTGACGTCCAGAGGAGGAACCCAACCAGACGTCGGCACGATATTGAGGCATTGATCTTTTATTGAACTGAAAGTATTATACTACCCCTTTGGCGGTTTTACCAGGTCTTGTGACAGTTATAGAACCGTCTGGGCTTGGAACCGTGTCGATATATTCCCAACTCTTAACAAGAAGTTCTGTAAATCTTTCCTGCTTTTCTGGAACGACTGATGCAGGATACTGTGAAATTGCTGCTCGTAGATCATTCAGCTCTTTCCACTCTTCTTGTGTCATATTCATTTTGGACATGTTTGTTTGAATATCCTAACATTATATAGAGGAAAAGTTGTATTTCTTAATATTGTTTTAAGAGTTGAGTAATGAAACTTAATGATCAATCAGGATCAATGAAAAAATCATTCCAAACACCTTTATCACCAGGTTTTCTTGTTTCAAGTTTATCAAGAAGTGCGTCCGTTGAAATTAAAGTATCAATACGTTGAATTAGATTTGCAATCACAGAAGTCACCATAGGACGTTCAGATCGAGCAGCAAAAGAAAGAGCATTTCTTAGACTTGCTTCAGCTTCTTTGAGTGATTCTTCTACTGGTTTTGCGAGTGTCATTTGAATTTACTCCCGAATATTATATTCTTTTAATAATTCTTCTGCAATTTTAGCATACTCCCGCCTTTTAATCAAGTTAGTAATTGGATTACGGGGGTGATACTTAATCATCCAAATTCTTTTAGAAACTTCGTTCTTGAATACTTTTGCCAACAGATTTATAAAATCTGCTACGTTTTGGTCAACAATGACCATATAAAAAATAATTCCAAATATAAGCAGCAAAGATATTTGAAAATTATCCATTAATCCCACCAGTATTGTAAGTTGTAGACACAAGAATATAAGGAACTATAAGGAGCAAAGTGTCCGTAAGTAATTCCCCGTTTTAGGTCTTCTATATATGCGATAGTCCCTCTGGTGGCAGGATTATCTTGAATGTAGTCTCTTAGTTGAAAGACATCAAACTTCTCATTATAAACAAGATGTGGGGATTGATATTCCCAAGCCTTGAAAAAGATTTTATTTCTTTCTGCATCAGAGTGTTCTTCAATGCTTTTTAAAAGATACTCATCTGCTTTATCTTTATCTTTAGCAACTAAGACTCTTTTCCATTCCGCAGACAAATCAAGACACATCCCCTTAAAGTAGTGGTCGTGTGCGGTGAATACTAAATTATAAACAATGTAATCCCATTTACCATACTTATTATCATCAGAAGTTGTTTTAAACCGATACGAATGATGTAAAATTGTAAATTCCATTACTAACTTAACCCTTTAAGACCATCTAAAACTTCTTGAAACTTTTCTGCACGAGTTCTATACTCCAGTGCATTAACTTCAAGAACATCAACAATGTCATCAAGCACAACCTCTACAGAAGCATCGTCATCGAAATACTTCTGAATTGCTTCTGCCAAGTATCTCTTTCTGCTCCACTCTGTGGAATAAGGTTTGTAGTCCATAATCAAAAGATATATGCAATGATTATAGGATATTTATTGTCCCTCGTCAAGTGATGCTAGGTAATCAATCCACCACTGTGGGTCCTTTTGCATTTTCCAGTTCGGAACTTCTTTACCGTGTTCAAAATACCATTTCCAGATTGCTTCGTCAATCTTATCAGCAATTTCAATCTTCTTCATTCTCTTCGTCAACATCTCCATATGGGTTTTCCAAGTAGGGTCCGTGTGGTCGTTTTGCATCGTCCTTTACATACTTGATTTCTGATACACTACTAGACAACCATAACGAAACTTTCATAATCACATAGATGATTGCAAGAGGAAGAAAACAGAGTGAAAGAATAACTGCTTGTTTCATTCTCCTAGAGTATGAATGACTGGTTTTTCGTGTGCAAGTATATGATAAAGATCTTTATTTTTAGCGGCAGAAACTGGAACAAATTCTGTTTCTGGATTAAATTCATCATCACGAATTGCCTGATTAATCACAATGGATCCATCAGGTCCAGAATATGAACGATGGAAGGTCATCTTAGGAATTACAAGAGCACCAGATGTGCGATTAAGATGCACAATGTGATAAGGATATCTCCATTCCAGATTTACCAATTCAAATGTGCGAAGACCAGATAGAACACGATTGTGATCTACCTGGTGATGGTGAATATAAAATTGTTTTGCCCCTACAATATCGTCGGGAGGAGAAATAGCAGGACCAGTATGAACTACAAGATCTTGTGCATTAGAGTCTTCTACAGAAATATCGTAGAAAACAACAGCATCCGTTTCGCGGAATACTCTATGCTTTTTAAATTGAACTTCGCTCATATTACTCCTACTACTTTGAGATATTGAAGAGTTTCTTTAAGACTTCCTATGTGCTTATAATCAATTGCAACCTGAGGAAACTGAGCATTACTACCAAACTCGGCACGAAACTGTTTCTCATTATAATCACTTCCAAGTTTATACTCTAAATGAGAAACTCCTAAGCTTTCTAAAAGAGATCTTGCCCTATCACATTCCTGGCAGTTTTCTTTAGAATACAATACAGCTTTCATCAATCTCTTTGCCTCCAATCCTCAGGTTTATCTTCAGTCCACCAATCAATCATATCATCAACACTATCAAATCCTCTTTTACCAAATCTCTCATTACCAAACCCACCAATATCTAATTGATTGAGAAAGTCATCCATACCCCCCTCAACCATATTAGGATTTTCTGCTTTTCTTCTTGCTTGACGAAGAATAGTAGCAGCAGAACGATTTGCTTTCGCAAGTTTTTCTGCCCAGATCATATCTTCCAATCCAACAGGTTCGCGTCTTGCGATACGATCACAAATTTCTTCAAGTCTCAACCGATATTGTGTTGATAGCATCTTCGGTTTTCCATATAATTTTACAATATTTATTTTCTTATTGTCTTTAAGTATTCTAACACATTATCACGAACTTGCATGAGTTCGTTGTAACATTTTTGATTATGAGCACATTGACGAAGTTCAGGATCTGGTTTCAATACACTTTCCTCAAATAGAGTAAGTCCACGGTTCCATTTATCTTCTTGTGTTTCTTGCGTCATCTTCTACTATTTTAATGGGACAATAAGGAATAGTCTTACGAACCTCCTGAATAATTTCAGTTTTTTGAGATTCAGTTAATCCTACTACATTAGTAAGGCGTTGAATAATATTCATTGCCTGAGAACAAGTAATAATAGTTGTTGATAGTAATACAACCATAACTTCTTCCTCAATTCACTACTATTTAATAAACTTTTATTAAGAGATTAAATCGTGTCGAATGCAAACTAACTTTCCAATCAATGCCCCATAATACAAGAGAGTTTCCCTATCCCCCTGATGCTTTATAGATTCTTCCTTACAGAGACGAATTAATTCAGTGATATCAGTGAGATCTAGATCAGTTTCGTGTATATTATGCTCCGTGACTTTCATCCCACGACCCTCCAACACACAGTGGCATTACCTTTACTTGTGGAGGCAATATGTGCAAAGGCAGCATAACTTAGGTCAAGATCCGCGTGAGAATAAGGTCCTCGATCATTTACTCTCACAATAACTTGTTTGAGATTATCTTGATTTGTTACCTTGATGCGTGTCCCCATAGGTAGATAAGGATGAGCTGCAGTCCAACGATAAGCATCAAACCGTTCGCCGTTAGCGGTGATTTGCCCATGAAAACCATCTCCTACACCATAATATGTAGCTACGCCACATGCAAGACCAGCAATCAATCCAATCATTTTTCAACCTTCCAGTGTTCGTTCCCTTCCTTCTGCAACCAAAAGCAGTATTTACGATTTAGTGAAACAAGAAACAATTTACCATCCTTTTCCTGCTCAACTTCGCAAGCATGAAAGCAATCCATATTGTTAATAAACCGATTTTTTGCTTTTGAACTCATAGGAGTTACATTCACAAATTTCTTTTTCACTTGTTTAATCAGAGTTGAAGTCATTGTAGTTGAAAAAAATCTCTATTGGACAAATACTGTGCCAGTTTGTGGATTGGTGCGATGTTCTTTGATGAACTTATGTGCTTGCCTTGCTGTGCTCACATCGGTCAATTGATAACCACCATAAATGATGACTAACCTTTTGCCCCAAGGAACAGCAGCATACCCATCTTCTGTTTCAAATCCTTCCATAAATCAAAAAATCGGTCGTGGGAACGTGGCGAAGGTATGATAGCACCCTTACCGCAGAATTGCAAGAAAATCGGGTTTTCACCCCAGTGACCGCAAGGGGTTTGGGGTGAGGGAACCGCTTCAGGCAGGGGGGGTGGATCACTTGCGAACCACCGACACTGCCACATCACCCTGCTGGAAGATGATGTCAACAACGTTCTGAACCTTCTTGGCAGTAGAGGTCGTATTCTTGTCGAACACGGGGCAGATCACCAAACCGTAAGATTTGGTGTAAGATGCCAGATCACCTGCCTGAATAGCGCCAGAGCGAATACCAGCAGCATCCTGTGGGTGAAGACGAAGAGTGCGCCCAACGGTTTGACCGATGCCCACAATATCCATAGAGCGGAGGAACACAACTGCCTCAAGAGCAGAGATGTTGATACCCTCGGCAAGGATGCTGTGGTGAAGAACCACAAACTTCTTGTCAGCATCCTTACCCCACTCGTTGAGAGTGTCGAAGAACACCTCGCGGTTGACTTTCTGCCCATCGATGTAGGCACCGTGCTTGGCAGTGATGTGCATCACAGAGTAACCTTGTTCGGCAATCTGCTCAACAAAATCAGACTCAGAAAGCAGATTGATGATATGCTTGGTTGCCTTGGCACACACCAGGATCTTGTTGACAGGATTGTCCTGAATGATCTGCAGCAGATACTCACAATCGCGCATAGCAACATCCTCACCAGGCACAGAGAGGCGCATTTCCGTTGCAATCACCTTAGGGGGAATGATGTAACCACCCTGAACAAGTTCGGGAGCAGGAACCTTGGCGATGATTTGTCCATAGACAGCAACATCGTTCATACCAGGTTTGCCAACTGCCAGAGAATGCTTAGGAGTTGCAGTGAAGAAGTAGCAACGCTTTGCTTCCTGACTGAAGTGCTCAGTCGCAGGGAAGAAGTGGCGCTGAACGCTATTGTGTGCCTCGTCAAAGTAGATCGTATCCACCTCAACCTCGGCATCAACAAGACGCTCAAGGGAGTTATAGGTGGTGAAGATCAGTTTGTGGCGAGAGTTGTTAGTTGCATACCAGTTGTAGATTTTCTCAGGATTGGTGCTGCTCTCGTGGTGAGTCTCACCGCTATGAACGTGAAACACAGAAGCATTGGTGATGAACTCAAGAAACTCGCAGGAGAGTTGCTCAGCAAGCAGAATGCGGGGAGCAACCACCACAACAGTCTTAGGAGTTTCGGATTGAAACACGCGCATAGCATCAAAGATGGCAACGTTAGTCTTGCCACCGCCAGTGGGGAACACACAGATACCCTTAGAATGCTGAGCGAGAGCATCGAGAGCAGTCTGTTGGTGGGGGCGGAGTTGGATCATCGTGTTTTGCGTTTCAATACAGGTATTGTAGCAGCACAAAAAGGGGTCCCGAAGGACCCCTGTGCCAGTTTGGGAAGTGGATCAAGAGAAAGGAACAATTACTTGATCCGTTTCTTCACCCTTAATTTGAGCAATCGAACCTACGATTTCAAATGGTTTGACTCCAGTTTCAAGAAACTTAGAAACATAACGAATTGCCATCGTGTGAAAGGACTCCAACTCTGCTTTAGCAGTATTCCGCTGCTCTTTCAGTTCCTCAGGACTGATAGCACTTGAACTATACAGAGTTACCATAGTTGTTCGACCAGTTTTGGAATAATCTTCAAGAATGAACTTGAAGTTACGAAGAGTGTAAAGATCGTTAGCAGCATTCACAACACGACCAAATCGGTTCTTCTGATCGATTTTACCGCCAACTTGGTATTCAGTTTGAGTGCGAATAATCTTCTTGACGTCTTGAAGTTCAAGAGCCCGAAGTTTGCTGACACTAACAGTTTCTTTGTAAATGTTAGTCGCAATTGTTTTTCGAGTCCTTTGACTAAGCACATTTGGGACACTTTCAATCCATTCAAGAATGGCACCCATGTCTTTGGCCAGATCGCCACGATTTACACGAGCAACACCAATTTTGATAAAGTCATCTTTTGTGGCACTTTTACAAGATGGGTGAGAATTTGCCCCCAAACTAATATCTTCAATTAAGTTTTTGGAATTGACACCAGGATCAAATTCATAGAGATCAAAAACCCAATACTTTTGTGAAAGTTCAAGGAGCGCCCAAGTTCGAGTAAAACCATCCAAAAGTTTAAACTTGTTTTCTTCCTCGTCCTTAATTACGATTGGCGGAAGCTGATCGTAGCGAATACCTCTTTGAAGGTCTTCTAAAAGACCTTGTTTGTTATCACCATCAGTTCCAGCTGCGCGATGTTGATTTTCTTCCCAATCACCACCACGATCTACATCTTCCACTGGAAGAATTACAGTTTCAATATATCGAGCACCTTTGAATTCCTTTCGCGGAAGAGAAATCAAAAGTGAATTTGAAGGATCTGGTGCGGAGCACCGATCAATAACAACGTGTGACATTTGTGTTAGTCAGGTAAAGAACAAATCGGCGGCGAACGAATTCCTTGCCGATGTGAGTAATATACGATGGATCAACCGCCCCGTCAACCCCTCGACCCATTAGAAAAACTTTTCAATACCGATAAGATTTCCAAATGAGTAATCATACTCCAGAGCATCCGCACACACATAATGAGGATGATCTGTAGACACACCTAACCTCTCACAAAGCTCCTTATGATTATCTTCCATCATCTCGACGGCATAGAGCATATGATCCAGAACATATTTCTCTTCGTGATATTGACATAAACGATTTTTAAGAGCAATCAAAAAGTTTCCAGATCCTGCAGAGTTATCGATAAAGGTGCTCTCTGGATTTTTAATAATCTCGATGTCAATATCATTCACCATACTCTCGACAAGATCCATCGGAGTAAAGACTTCTTGTGTCTCTTTAATTCTCTCGTCGGATCTTTCAATAGTTGATCCAACTTCTAGATTATGTTTATTCTTTGTCATCTCGCTCCTCTAGACATTTAATATAGGTTGAAATCAAATCATTCTTTCCAAAATGATATCTTCCATTACATTGATTTGCTGCCTCTCTAAACCTATCAGCAAATTCTACCATATTATCAATTACACTTTTATCTCGAACCTTCAGAAAGTGATGTCCCTTAGCATAATGAGTGAAGTTCTCTGTCTTCACTCGACCACTTGGACCACATCCATATTCACCAACAAATACATCGGCATCAAATCTTCTTTCATAAGGCAGGAATTCAAAATCAGGATGTTCTCTTAACATCGGAATTTCACCTACACCTACCTGAAATCTCGACGTGTTTTTTACCTCCCAGTATTGTTTCACAGCACTAATACCATTTGGGAATGTAGAAGAATCTAGATCTTCATCTAAAACACAATGAAGATGATCTTTAATTTTATTTAAAGAAGATGGTTTTCTGACTGATGTTGGTAAGACTGCTCGAACATCATCAGTGTGCTCAGAAATCTTGTTTAGAAATTTAATCGCAAGATTTCCACCAACACCATATGGAGGATTAATAATTGCTAGTGTAAATCTCATATAACTTTTTTATTCATTATACAACAAAAAGGTCCCTAAGTCAACTTAGAAACCTTAAAGAACTTAGAGATATCCTATCAACCGTGACAAGGCACATTATACAGGGATTTTCAACCCCATGTCAAGTATTCGTAGTAGAGTTTCTCTTCGTTCTCTTCTGCTTCTTGTTCCCAAGGTTGATCTTCATAAGAAACTTTGCTATAATCAACTCCTTTCCAGAGTTGTTTATTGTGCCTTTCCTTTAGATCACCTCGAACGTGTTGAAGAACGTGAGTGCATTCGTGAAACAGAGTCTTAATATAGGTTTCCTTATCAAGTCCATTGTGAATTTCAATCATAAACTCACGAGGACGATAGGCATCCCCTTCAATATTACACCACCCATATACATTATCTCGACGTAAATTCCGATGCTTTACAGTGATGTCAAGTTTGTGGCGGGGAAGATACTTATCGCAAAAATATTCAATGACATCTTTGCAAAGTTTCTTACGGACACCAAAACCGAAACCATTAATATCAAGATAAACCATCAGAAGAAATAATTAAAAATAGATTGTGTAAGGCGAACTCCCCAGTTCATAAAAAGTAGAAAAGAACTGAGGAAAAGAAGGCGATCAAAGGAGGAAAACCTCATAAACGGGGTCTTTGGTTGCTCATATACTATAAACCCCCCTGGAAGAGATCCTAGGGGGGTCTGTGACGGTTCTAGAAGTGGTTCTTATGGAGTCCAGTCTAGAACTATTGGAGCATTCCCTGCAGTAGCTGATGCTGGGTATTGACGTGAATTTCCCCACATAATTCTTGCGGATCCTTGGGCACCAGCCATACCACTGACGGATTCATTCTCTCTTCCGGATCCTCCACCACCACCCCATTGTCCTGCATTATTAGGACCTCCACTAGTATTACTTCCAGGACCTCCAATGATGATTGTTTGTGCCACCCAAACATTACCCCCATTACCACGAAATGGTTCTGGATCTTCAGTGCCCGGAATATCTTGAGTATCTGGATCTAAATTATTTTTATATGCGGACATAAGAATTGCACCATTATCAGTTACTCCATATGTTTGAACTGTGATTGGACTGTAACCATTAATGGGTTCTTGAACGCTAGTAATATTAGATACTCTGATATTATCAACCATTCCAATAGCAAGAATGAGAGATCCGTTTTGTGTTGTAGTTATTTGAGGAGGATTGGGAGATCCATAAAAAGTAGAATTATTGTCAAAAGATGGTGCATTTGGTGTTGCTGGTATGTTTGCATTAGAAAATGTAATTACTAGATGAGCTGCCGGAATATTTGTTGATGCTTCTTCTAAATTTGTAATGTTTGTCCCGTCTCCAGTATTCCAAATACCCCATCGAATATTCCATCCCATTCCACCGGTATCAAAGGAAGCGGGCCCGCTGCTGCCGGCAATAAAACGGTCAAGTGCAACACCGGTAAGTTGTGGAGTACTGGGAGTAGCGTTATTATCATAAGCACTAATAACCATAACTGTGCAACCATCTGATACAATACCAGATATATCAAGTGTTGTTGGTAAAGTAAAATTGTCTGTATCTGGTTCGTTCCATGTCGATGTGGAAGCAGTTCCGATAATAGAAACTGGATTTGCCGTATTTGATCGTGGAACTTCAATTGACCAAGCACGGGCATGTGATGTTGTTCCGGTTAAAAAGGGCCCAGGATCAAATGTTTCAGTAGTTCCCGTTGCAACCTGTCGATAAGATGCGACTAGTCCAACCCCTTCACCACCCCTTGGCGGAGTTCTTCCTCCATTTACTGTAGCAATTTCTGTTGTTCCTGCCCCTGCAGTAGTTGACCCTGGACTTAATAAAATTGCGTTAGTTAAATATCCAAGAGCAAGTGAAAATGCTCCTCTAGGAGTTCCAACATATGCTGGGGGATTTGGCATAAGTGAACCGCCAGTATTAACCTGAAGACCAGGATTTCCACTTGTTGTCAAATAATTAATTGTTGGTGGATTAGGTAGAAACCTAAGAGCAAACATATTATGAACTGAAGATGTTGTAAGACCAGCTAATGTTCCACTAAGACCACCTTCAGGAACAAATCTGTAAGATGATGTGAAATTTAAATCTCTTGATTTATTGGCAATAGCTGTAACATTAGCAGGAATAGCTTCTGTGGCTATTCCTGAAGAACTTATTCTATATACGCCATTGACTGATTGACTGATAGTAGTAAATCCTACTGGAACTGGAATAGATGTAAAATTGGTTGCTAATTGTCTGTCTCCAGTATAAACATCAGATCCTGACATTAAAAGAAGAAAATCTCCTGTGGTTATTCCAACGGGATAATCAATAGAGGTTGTTGTTGAAACAGATTCTGAAATATATTGTGCAGCAATTCCTAAACCAGGATCGTTGAAGAAAGATCCTCCTCCACCACCAGACCCTCCACTACCAGTGTCATTACTACCAGGTTCTCCTGTTGAATTAAGTTCTCCTGTTATGTCAATTCCATAGGCACCAACGCCACCACCTCCATATCCTTTTTGAGAAAGACCACCAGTTCCGGTTCCACCACCTCCACCACCACCACCAGATCCGGTTACGGCAGAAGTAGCAACTGTATTTGGATTAACTGAACCGCCATTGCCGCCCGCTCCAATATAACCGCCGGCACCTCCGCCGCCAGCACCCCCACCTGTGCAAGATCCACCATTACCTCCGGCACCTCCATTATATTTAAAAACGGTAATTCCTGCATTAGTTGGAGCTCCATAAGAAGTTGAACCACCACGACCACCTGCACCTCCTGCAGCAGAACCTGTGTTAGTAGTTGCTTTGCCCCCGCCTCTTCCACCTTCAGCAATTAGAATATTACCTCCTACACCTGCGCCGCCACCAACTCTTGAAAATAATCTAATGTACGTATCTCCACCCGCTCCCCCTACCCCCGCAGCAGCATTCGAAGCTGCTCCAGCAACACCTGCAGTTCCGACAAAAATTTCTAAAACATCTCCTGGGACAACAGAAAAAATTCCCCAAGTGAGACCTCCTCCACCGCCTCCACCTGCAGCAAAACTATCAGATCCAGTTCCACCACCACCTCCACCTGCACCAATACAGACTGCAGATAGTGAAGTTACACCCTCAGGAACTGTAAAATAACTACTAACTCCTGCTGTAGTATAAGATACTTGATTTTGTTGAGAATTTATGTAAGATAATAATTGTGCGGGAAAAGTCATATCAGTATAAACCTGCTCCAGAAATTACATATTCATTAGTATTTACACATAAAAGCGTAGCGACCCCATAAGGAGCAAGATCTCTATTTCCAGTTAAAGTGCTTCCTGCAAATCTTAATACCACTCCAGTAGATCCTGTGGTATTAATTCCAATAGATGTTGCTCCAGAATTATAGATAACCACATTATTTCCTGAAGAGAATAATCCAGTTGGAATTGTTACAGTTGCTCCAGCACCACCAACTGATACGTGTTTTCCATTATCTGATGGATCTAATGTATAAGGTGGTGTTGCAAGCGTTTGGGGTATAGTTGCAGGACCAAAGGTTCCTTGAACGCCTTGAATACCTTGACGTCCTTGAATTCCCTGAATACCTTGAGGTCCTTGAATACCCTGAATACCTTGAGTTCCTGCTCCGGTAATTCCTTGGAGACCTTGAGGACCTTGAATTCCCTGAATACCTTGACGTCCTTGAATTCCCTGAATACCTTGAGGTCCTTGAATTCCCTGAATACCTTGAGGTCCTTGAATTCCCTGAATACCTTGAGTTCCTGCTCCGGTAATTCCTTGGAGACCTTGAGGTCCTTGAGTTCCCTGGAGTCCTTGAGTTCCCTGGAGTCCTTGAGGTCCTTGAATACCTTGAAGACCTTGAAGTCCTTGAGATCCTGGTGTTCCTGCTCCACCAGAAAGACCTTGAATACCTTGACTTCCTTGAATTCCTTGAATACCTTGAGGTCCTTGAGTTCCCTGGAGTCCTTGAATTCCTTGAAGTCCCTGAGAGCCTGTAGTTCCTTGAATACCTTGAAGTCCTTGAGATCCTGGTGTTCCTGCTCCACCAGAAAGACCTTGAATTCCTTGAAGTCCCTGAAGTCCCTGAGGACCTGCAGTTCCTTGAAGACCTTGAGGTCCTTGAATACCTTGAAGACCTTGAGATCCTTGAACACCTTGAATACCTTGAACACCTGGAGTTCCAAGAGTTCCGGAAATACCTTGAATACCTTGATTTCCTTGAATTCCTTGAATTCCTTGAATTCCTTGAAGACCCTGAGCACCTGGAACCCCAACACCCCCAAAAGTTCCTTGAACCCCTTGAATTCCTTGAATTCCTTGAATTCCTAAAGGACCTTGATTTCCTTGAATTCCTTGAGGTCCTATGGTTCCTTGAAGTCCTTGAATTCCTAGGAGACCCTGAGTTCCAAAATCACCACTAATTCCCTGTAGTCCTTGAGGACCTGCAGTTCCTTGAATACCTTGAGGTCCTTGAATACCTTGAGGTCCTTGAATTCCCTGAATACCTTGACGTCCTTGAATTCCTTGAATTCCTTGAATACCTTGAAGACCAAAAAGAGCAGCTTCTTGAACGGTTTTCCAAGTAACTCCAAGGCCAGGTCCTTGAGACATTAATACTGAAGTAGTTGTTCCACTAGTTCCATCAATATCATCAGCATCATATGCCAAAAATCCTTCTAAAATTAAACCTATTGAAGTTCCAACTCCGACAATTGCTGCTCCACCACCAACATATAGTGATGTAATAGAACCAATACCACCGATTACATTTCTAGAAGTTTCTGCAATTCCGCTAATATTTTCTGCTTCCTTTGCCTTATTGACATAAATTGGATAAAATTCACTTGGATCTACTCTTTCTGTGCTTAAAAATCCTCCAGTAATATTCGCAGCACTGGTTAGATTAGTTGCAGTTGTTGCAGTTCCACTTAAATCGCCATAAAAATCGGGAGCAGTAACGGAACTGATAAATCTACCATCACCAGCAACATCTAATGTAAAAATCGGATTATTTGTTGCTACACCAACCCTACGAGTTGATGCATTATAAAATAAATCAGGAGTTCCAAATGCAAATCCAGTTGAAGTATTAACAAGGAATTCACCTACATTTCCTTGATTTAAAACTTCATCAACTGCAATTCTAATTGTTGCTACACCAACTCCAGGAAACATTTCAAATGAGGAAGTTTCTACGGTAACTCCCGTTCCTACAAAATTTAATGCCCCAATTCTAGTGAAGGCATTGGATGGCAAAGTACCTCTATCAAAAACACTTATAAGACCTTGAGTAGTTCCAATTCCAATATTGCCTGTGGCCCAATATCGTTCTCCTGGTTGAGTTCCTACTCCAATTACAGTATAATACTGACCTAAAGGAAGCGGTTTTGCAGTAACCGAAGATGGTCCTACTAAAGGGTCACCGAGATTTGGTTCAGCTTGCTCTAATCCAAGAAACTGATACCTATCGGAAGTAATTCTTGATTGTGGAGTTCTTACAACTCTTCCAGAATTTAATCTCGCCATTTAACTATTTTTGAGGTGAATTATGTTAGTTCTTGTTCTCATTATTTAGACCAGGTTCAATGTAGCTGATCCAATACCAGCAACAGAAAATACAAGTGTACTTCCAACAACATCAATTTTCACTGGATAGTCTGATGCAGAACTCATAAATCCATTAGCAGCAATGATAATTCCACTTGCTGAAAGAATTGACCCATCAAAAGTTAGTGATGAAGAACCTGTTGCAACGTTTGATGCATTTTTGTATACTACTTGATTAGCAGATCCTGCTACGGGACCAGTAGATCCTTGAACCCCCTGAACTCCAACAATGCCGGAAATCCCTTGAACTCCTTGAGCACCTTGAGATCCTATTCCACTTGATCCAGTAGATCCTTGAACTCCCTGAACTCCAACAATGCCGGAAATCCCTTGAACTCCCTGAATTCCTTGAGAACCAGATCCTCCAGTTCCTACACCACTTGGACCTTGAACTCCCTGAACTCCTTGTGATCCTATTCCCGTAGCACCTTGAACACCTTGAAGTCCTTGTGATCCTATTCCTGTAGCACCTGTAGCACCTTGAACACCAACAGAACCTGAGAGACCTTGAATTCCTTGAGATCCAGATCCTCCAGTTCCCACACCACTAGGTCCTTGAACACCTTGAGTTCCTTGAAGTCCTTGTGATCCTATTCCTGTAGTTCCTTGACGTCCTTGAATTCCTTGGGCACTTTGTCCTAATGAAGACCAACTAACTCCAGCACCAATAGAAGTTAAAACAAATCCAGTAGATCCAACACCTGCATTAGAATCAATAATACCATTTTGAAATGACATTGGGGAAGTTGAAGACCCAAGAGATACTGAATTGGTAATTGTATTAATACCAATAGAACTTCCCAGTATTGATAATATCCTAGTTCTTCGTGTCATTGCTTCGCAGTCTCCAGAACACTTAATACCAACTCAAGAACTCCATTCTCACTTCCTTTAATCTTAATAGAGTCATTAGTCTCAAGAGCAAGTCTTCCATCTGGAATTAAAATGGCACTATCATTAGGTGGAATAGAAACTCCATTAGCAAATTTATAATCTCCAGTATCAGTCGATTTATTGCGAGAATGAACCGCAGTTACTGTATGAACAGAAGATCCTGTTCCAATATTAGTAACCTGAGAAAGAATAATAATGGAAGCAACACCAATAGGGCAAGTGTATATTCCTACCATATTGGTTGTAATGCCAACTCGGATTGTTCTGAATTTATTAAGAGCTACTGCTGCCATTTTACTTACCTAATGCGATGATGAGTGGAGTTACTGTATTTAACAAACTTTGATTAAATGCTCTACCAGATACGGTTCCAGTAAGCTGATTGACGGTTACACCATCACCAATTCTAAAGTTACCAGCCTGGTCTGTGCTGGTATAAACAACTTGTCCGCCGTCAATTTTAACAACTTGATTTTCTGGAACAACTACACCACCTAATCCTGGTTTTGCTCTATTAATGTCTGTTCCTGCCCCAACCCATTCAAAAGAAATTGTTGTAGCAATCTGCAAACTTAATCTGGAGAAATAAACCGTGGTTCCTACACTTACGTTATTATTTAGATTTGTATTCAATATAATTGTAGAAATTCCAGCACTAGGAAGAGTTGCACTTTCAATTGTATAATAAATTGGAGTCATTACTGCCTGTGCAGTAGCAGTTGTAATGCCAATTCCCCCACCACTAAATCTAATATCTGGTGGAGTTCTATATTGACTTCCGCTACTTACAAGGTCAACTGAAACGACTTTTCCATTTTCTACAGTTACTAATGCTTCTGCAGTAATTCCATTTTCACCTTCAGGATCATCAAAAGTTACTATTGGAGGATCATCCTCGTTATATCCACTTCCACCATCAGTAATTTCTACTCTTTGAACAGTATAGAACAGTTCACCAAAGTAGAGAGCTTGTCCATCATATGGTCTATATGATCCAATTCCAGAAACTGTGATTGTTGCCTGTTCAGCGGCAGGTTCATTTCCGTCTTTATTTACAATAATATTTCCAGTATATCTATAAATTGATTTACTATCTGGTCCACCAACACCATTGGAAACAAGACCATAATTACCGAATGATGAGTTAGAGTTTGTAATATCACACTGACCGCCAGATCCTGTGTAAATCGCAATATCATCGCAAATTGTAAAGATAGAAACTAACTGACAATAAGCACCGTTGGTAATAGAAACTCCAATACCACCTTGATTATATTGAGTATATGAGTCAACGCTCATTGCTCCAGTAACACCAATATCGTCTTGGTCTCCTGGTTCAGCATTAACACCATCCACAAGCATTCCAATACTTCCTGGAATAAAGTTGGTGCAGTTTCTTACATAAGGACCTTGAGTTACAGGTCCAGTTCCTTTGGAATATGGTGGAAGAACAACTCCACCACCCTGATAAGTATGAGGAATTGTTGATGGTCCAACATTTACAACAAATGTATTGGAACCATCTGAGTCTCCACCAATAATATTAAGAACTTCAAAAGTAAATCCTCTATTACCAGTTGGATATAATGTTGTAGTTCCAGCACCACTTGTGCAAGAAAACTCAAGATCTCTAAGAACAACTAGATCTCCCTTCTTAACAACTGCACCTGCTGCTGTTACTGTAGTAATACCAGTTACATTATTATAAGAAGCAGTTGTGACACCTATAGAACGCTTAACAATAAATCCACCACCCTCATAATTATGAACAATTGTTGAAACTCCGACATTAATTGCAAAACTTCCATCTGGATTTATTTTATCAATATTAAAATCATATCCATAATAACCTGATGGAAACTTTAATATGTTTGATGGGTCATATGAACAAGAGAACTCAAGATCTCTAATCTCAATTAAATCACCTTTTTTAACTAGAATTCCTGGAGCAGTAATTGTTGCTATTCCACTTGTATTATCATATGTTGCGCCAATTACTGATGTTACTGAATTAAATCCATATCCACTGTTTCCTGGATATGTTGTATTAAATCCAACAGTGGAGAACGCGGTTGATCCTAAACCAACAATAGAAGTTACAACTCCGATGCAAGAATGCATTGCAGAAATAACATTTGCACAAGAATTAACACTATTATTAAATCCAGTTTCTGGGTCGACCTGAATTCCAAGATCTTTAACCTGAGTAAATTCTTGTTGGAAGTTTTGATATTTCTGAACTGTTCCTCCAGTAGTGTAATAATGAGGGAGTGTTGATGCTCCGCCGACAAAAGTAAATGTATTTGGTCCAACTACAGATTGAACTGGGAATATAACACCATAATCACCTTCCCTTGGGAAAATTAATTGTGTTGCCCCACCATCATAACTACAAGTAAATGCTAATCCAACAATTCTAGCTGGATCATCTTTACTCAATCCGTGAGGACCATTAGTTGTAATAGTAGTAATTCCAGTTACATGATCATAAACTGCGTTAGAAACGCTAGTTCCAACTCCTACCGGATATCCTCCCCAAGTGCAGTTATTGACTATTGAACGTGCTACTTTAAATGAGTAGTCTAAAGTCGCAATAGTTTGCTCAACTTCTGATGGGTTCTTAAGAATTCCTGTTTTTAAATTCCAATCTTCATCATAATAGGATTTGCCAGCACCCACAGACTTAGAATTTCCACCTCTTGTAATATCAAAACAAATTCCTTTCCAAATATTTTTAACGTCTTTTGCGCAAAGACTTGAGTCAATATTTACTCCATATATTGTGGTAATTCCGGCAAGAGTGCTATAATCACTGATAATATTCACAATATTATCACGTAGTCCATTTATTTTGGTAATAGTTTCTGGACATCCTCCAGGAACAATGATCGGAGAATAACTAAAGTTTTGATTTGTACTTGTAAATGATACAATTCCAGGTTGAGCCTTATAATCAATATTATTGATAATATATGTTGCAATTCCTACCGCATGGTTAATTGCAGCAACTGTTGCCGCTCGAATGCTATTACCATTTCCATCCTGCCCATTAATATGAAGTAAGTTTCCTGAAGGATCATAATAAGATTTTCCTGCTCCAACTGAATTTCTATTGCTATTTGCTTTTAAATCATTCGAAATGGAGCGGATAATGTCCTTAACATCATCCTTACAACTTTGCTTCACTGTTGCTGGGACTGGAGGGGGAGATCCTGTAAGACCCGTTGTTGTTAAAGCAAGACCTGCTGAACCAAGATATCCTTGTGATGGATCAGCATTAGGAGTGTATAACCAAGCAACAGTTTCTTCTGCAATGAAATCGAGATTTAGATCAAGTAGTCTACCAGCATCCTGCTCTCTATGAGTTCCTGCAAATCCACTAAATCCACTTGTAAGGAAACCTACGGACTCTTTAGCAATGTAATCAAGATTTAAACGAATTAATCTCGCAGCATCAAAGTATCTACCAGTTGAAACGCCCAGCAAACGTTCGAATGAAACAATTGCTGCTCCATTGGTCATTTGAGGACCAATGAAACTCAAGTCTGTTAGGTGGCAACCATTGTTTACAAAGAATAAGTCTTGGTTGGGATACTTTGGAGTAACAACGCAGTTTCTGAGTTCAGTTCCCTCAACTGCGACTGTTTTCTTAAGAAGAATGGGATTTTCTTCAACATAAACTCCAGGGAATACTTTAATAGTATCTCCAAATAGAGCAGCACCAGCAGCTGCTTTGATTGTTCTCTTTGGATAATTCTCTGCCAATCCAGTATTATTATCATCACCAGTTTGAGAAACATAAATTGTTTTACCGATTGGACGATATGCATCAATCTTAACTACACCCTTTCCTTGTGGTTGAGATCCGAAAACATTAACACCAATTCCAGCAACAATCTGAGTTACAATCCCTACAAGATTTACACCATCACCATAATATTCTTCTGCAGTTACTGAACCTTCGGCAGTTATATCATTTTCAACAGCAAGAGAAGAACCAATTGTAATTCTATCAGTTGTTCCTAAAGAAACTACCGATTGAGTTGGAGAAATTTTTGCCTCTCCAGTAAGGGTATTTGTTTCTAGAGCAATGTTACCAATTTTGGCATCAATTGCTACTGTTAAATTATAATCCTCTAATATACTAACGCCAATTCCAAGTTTTGGTCCTAATGGGTAATAGATAAGACCTGCTAGATCAGCATCAACAAAAGTATCCTTATAAGTTCCTATTCCACCAGTCAAATCAGTAAGATTGACTGCATAAAATGTATTAGCAGTTGAAACTTGATTAATTAGAACAGTATCTGTAAATGAACTAATACCAGCAACGTCAATTACATAAGTTCCACTCAGAGCAACACCAACAGTAACAATACCAGGTCCACCTGCTCCAATTACAAACATATTGTCTGTAAAATCAATAAAAGATGCTATACCAGCATTTTCTCCGAAATTACTGACTGTGATTGTTGCACCATCAATCAAAATTAGATCATTATCAATGAGAGCATTCATCTCAATAATATCACCTAAATCTGCTGGAGTAGTTAAGGTAATTCCGACTCCAGAAGTTGCAATATAATCATCACCTTGAATTAACTTAACTCCATTTAGATAAACGTCAAGATATAATGCTTCTGGATTTACTCCGATTCCGATTCCTGGGGGATCTCCTAAAGTTGATAAATCATATTGGAATGCAAATTCAGATTGCCCTGCAGATGCAGTAAATACTTCTCTATTTCTAAGAACACCAAAAGATTCCCATTGAACTGCTGGACCTCCATCAGATCCTCCAGTTCCTCCTAAAGATTTTAGATATTGACCATAATTTCCATACTGTCTATTATCATCATAAAGAGCACTATTGACGTAAAGTGAATTTCTAAAAGTTCCTATTGCATAGTTTAATTGCTCTCCGTCAAGAACATTAATAGTCGCTTGTTCTCCACTAAAATCTGTAGCAGTAACAGAAACACCAACAATATTAGTGAAATTTCCTGCAGAATAAGTAACTGCAGTTCCTGTTAGATTTGTAATAGTTCCATCACTTGAAGTAAATGTAGTAATGGTTCCTGTATTATATGTTAAGTTATCCCCTGATACACTAGTTAAAGTGGCATTAGTTGAATTTAATGTTGTGACAATTCCACTTTGTGCATAAAGATTGCTGATGTAAGCATTAGTATATTCTAAATCTGTGCCAGTGGAAGTTGTAATTGTTGAAATAGTTCCACTTAGATTCGTAATCGTTCCGATACTATAATTTAAATTAGACCCTATTATTGAAGTTATAAAACCAGTCTGATATCTTAATGTATTTCCGATTCCAAGATCAACCGTTGCAATACCACTTACTATAAGAGGTAAGGAAGCAATTCCTGGACCAGCATTAATATTTGTTACTGTTAGTGTTGTAATTCCTGCGTTGGTGGAAGTAAAGTTCCTAATAGTTCCAATACCATAATTTAAATTTTCACCGATGATATTTGTGATGTCTCCATAGTCTAAATTAATTTCATCATTGGCAACATCAAGAGTACCTTGAATTATGACATCTCCTCTAAAAATTGCAACGGTCGTTGTTGCAATTCCGACTATAACTTCTCCGGGTTTCGGAATTGCCTTAACGTCTAAAAGATATTCTGGCTGATCAGTTCCAATACCGATTCTTTTGGTTACTGCATCAGCGTGGATTAAATTATCACTTACTTCAAGACCATTTTTAACGACAAAATTCTTATCTATGGCCATAGTTCCCCCGGGTTTCCCTATCCACCCTTTTATATATTTATAAAATTAATATGCACCAGTTTTGATAGTCCCAACTGTCGCTGCTCTGGTAGTGCAACTGTTAAGAATTGGAAACGCAGTATCTCTAATTCTAGTAGTATTGCTTGTTGCTGCTGAGTTAAGGACAGTCTGCCAAGGAGTTGCTCCAACCGCAATTCCAGTATAACTACTGGGGTTAAGATTTTGCAATAAAGATTCAATCTCAAATTGCGCAGGAGGTCTTTGTGCATTTAAAGTAAATGCATCCCAAATAGCAGATACCAAGTCCGTCCATTGAATAGATGCAGTAGATCCTTGGAAATTTCCAGATCCTGCAAGTATTGAGTTATAATATGCTGTTGCATCACCTACTGCAACAAGACCTGTAGGAGGTCTACTTTTTAATAACGTTTCCCCCGAAATTATTGTTCCCAAAGTATTAGTAAATTGCGCATTAGTATAATAAGTTAGTGTAACATTATTAGCAACTGGACCAACTGGCCATTGAAATGAATTTTCTTCTGGAATACATTCTCTTGTCGTCACTCTAAATTCTCTTTGGGTTGCAACAGAATTTCCTGAAGGGTCGGTAAAATTTATAAATGCGCTAGTTGCTGTAAGGAAATCGGTCGAAGCATTTACTCTTAATTGAATGACAGTATTATTAGCAATATTTGAGTTAGTAATAGATCCTGCTACTGGAAGAGCAAAAGCTGCTCCAGGGCTACCTGTAACTGAACCGGTTATAGCAGCAGTAATTCCAGACACTGTTAAATTACCAGATGAAAGGAGATTGAGAATTGCAGTTGAAGGCTCTACTCCTGTAAGAGAAGAAAATATGGTTGTATTAGGATTTAAAGTAGGAGTATAATCTTCATTAACAGTAATTGTAACCGATGCCGTTGCATACCTATTAGATCCCTCGACAGTAGTTCCAGTGGTATAAGTAGAAGAAGCTGGATTTACAAATGCCGTGATTGTATAAGTAATAGACCCAGTAGTTACTGGTGTTTGTGCAGTAGTTCCACTCAGACTTGTTGGTGGAGTTGCAGACCAACTTACTGAGCGAATACTTGTGCAATTAGTAGAAGACCAGGTTAAAGTAGTAGGTGATCCTATTTCGATAGTTGTGGGACTTGCAGTAAGAGACAATGCCCAAGGAGTAGTATCAGCAACCGTAGTAATAGTAAAGGACGTATTAAATCCAACTGATGGAGTGACTCCAGAGGCACTATTGGAAACTGTAATGGTCGATGCTACGCCTGTGATATAAGAAGGGCTAGATCTTACCGTTAATCTAACAGTGGATCCTGGTGTAACGTTTGTTAATGTCTTAACTGGAGTTATCGTTGATCCATTTAATTGAGTAAAATTAAAAGCAGAAGATACTGAATTGACAGTGACATTCATTTGACAATCAGTGTTATATCCACCAACTGTGAAGTCTATAATTTCGTCAGAATTTAAAGGAGAATTGGTTATATTTGCTATACTGAAGGTAGTAATTGGACAACTTCTTGCAATAGTGCTAACATTCCAAATATCTTCCTGAAAACCTGTTATAGTTGTATATCCTTCTGGATTATCTATTGGGGTTGAATTATTTACTGTTGTGTCTGTTCCATTAACTCTAAAAGTTAGTGTATTATTAGTTACACCATTCGCAGTATTTGCAACAGGAGTTGTCATTCTTACACGGATAATATCTCCATTTTTAACAGGACCTGGGTTGAGTCCTGCTACCCAAGTTGGACTACCATTTATATTATATTCTGCAGAAACTCCTGCAGTTGAACTTGGTATAGATGCTACGCCATTTGATCCGGCAATCATGCCACTTAAAGTAATTGGTCCACTTGTGACTACTACACCTCTTCCTTGATCTGTAAGATCTGAAAATGTATATGTTGCAGGAATAGTATCAATTGGGGCAGGTCTTGTTGTAACAATAAATGCTGCCGATTTATCCGATACGTTCAATGTAGTTGTAGTGGTTGTGCTATAACTTGTGGAAGAAGGCACCTTAACATTTATTTTATCACCATTAAATGCATAGGTTGATGAGGTTTGAAAATAAGTTGGGGCACTTGGATTTACTGGATCAGTATATCTTAGAGTTCCATCTGATTTCAGAATTTGGAAAGAACCAGTTCCAGTTCTTGACACTAATAACGCAGCTGGATCTCCTGGCCAAGTTAATGGGTCTGCATTTGCTGGTCCCGTATCAGCACCAGATATTGTCATAAATCCACTTGTATATCCAAATCCAAGTTGATTTGCGGAAGAAATGCCAGTGAAACTAAATGGATCTATTGTAGTAATAGCATCTCTAGTTATAAGACCCCAAGTAGTTGTGAAAGTTCCTACCTGAACAGTAAATGTTCTTGTTGTTGCATATAAATTTGGAGTTTGTGTTGAAAGGTATATCTGATCAGTATTTGCAACTGTTCCTGAAACTCCGATTAGTGATCCATTTTTATAGATATTAATCGTTGTTCCCTCTCCAGTTTGATTTGCAGAAGCAGAAATAGGAAAAGAAAATCCTGCCTCTAATCCCAAAACAGTAACAATATTACTTACTGTAGTAATTCCAAGTTGCTGGTCTAATAATCCATTAAAAATAAAATTATTCGGAGTTTCGTCAATTGATCTTGTAGAAACTTCCCAAGTCCCTGTTCTTTTTCCTATTTTAACAGGAATTGTATATGATTTGTTAAAATCACTCAGAGTTCCTGAAGTTGGTTGAAGTCTAATTTGGATGGTAGTATTATCTCTGACAAATACAGAAGCATCCGTTGACCTTGCTGGAACATAAGTAACTCCACCATCAATCGATAAAGTTGCATTATCGTTTTCGACAACGACCCTTGCTTTATAGTTAATCCCAGTAATAGTTAAAATGGCAGTAGCAGCAATTGTTGGGCTTTGTGTTCCTATAATATTTTGGGCACTGAGAGCAGTTGCAAATGGATTAGGCCAATCGTCTAAAGTTCCTCTATAAGCATATTCAGAAGAACCTCCAGTAGAACCAAGTAATGGACTCATTTTTTATTACTCCTTATAATTAAGGTATTTGGGTGTATTGTGCCTGAGAATATAGAACAGTAATCTGATTGGATATCGCTCCTGCTGCCGATCCCGCTTTTCTTATGAGAACATATGTATAAACATCAATACCATTCGGATTTCCTGTTGTTATTTTTTCTCCACCATAATAATAAGGATTAATATTAGAATTATCAACAAGAATTGTAGGATTATAGTATGGAATTGCTCCTTGATTTGTTATAATCGCAACGGTCATTGTTTCTCCTACATTTAAGAAACCATTATCTCCAGCTAAGAAATATCCAGGTTCTGTTGTTAATTTAGAACTATCTCCCAAGAAACTTAAAGTCCAATCGCCAGTGGGTGGATTTACGAAATAATAAACATTATTATCAGCCAAATAAACTGGAATAGTAGTATTTGTTAAAGTTCTGTTATCAATGGTTGCCTTTTCAATGATTTCAAATACACGTAAGGATCCATTGATTGCCATAGTTCCTTCAACATACATTGCATACTCTGACTTAGCACTAGTGGTATTAATTCCAATAGGAGTATTTGTATGAATACCAACTGCATCGGTAACCCAAATATCAGAAACACCTGTAAGTCCAGAACCATCCCCAACAATTTTTCCATTAACTTTTAATGCAGTTCCAGCTTCTGGCGCAGTTCCAATACCAACTAATCCATTACTTACAGTAAATTGCTGTACTCCAGTTGAAACTTTAAAATCGGAATTATTAATAGTTAAATCATCAAAAACTCCAATGGATGAAAATTCGGAAAGATTAATTGAACCAAATCTAGACCAATTATTTTGGTTAGTATATACCCAACCAATAGATCCACCAACATTAGGAGCAGCATCAAAAATAACATCACCTGGATTGCCAGCAACAGTCGGAGTTGATATACCTACAGTATATCTTCTTGAAATTCTTGCATCACCCTGAAGTAAAAGAGTACTTGCTTCAATTCCATCTGGAGAATTGGATGTAATTTTTTCATTGAAGATTACTGGTCCATTAAAGTTAGAAATGTTATTTCCTTCAACTCCACCATCAACCGAGATAGATCTACTTACAGAGATAACATCAGGATTTATGTAATCAATTCCAAGTGTATTAGAAGACTCTGGAGGATCTCCAACAAAGCTTGGAATTGGCGTATCATAAGTTTCACCCCTTCCTGAAGAACTGACCTTTTTATTTCCAGTATAGGAATCACCATCACTGTTCATTCCAGTGAATATAACAGCACCTGCGCCAAATTTAGCAGACTGTGCAAATAATTCTTCTTGAGGACTTAACTGCCTATCTTGCCTCTCGGGGAATGCAGTCGAATAATTTCCTGGACCAAATCCAAGATATTCAAATGTATGTCCAGAAGCTCTTAAAATAGAATTTCTTCTGAATTCAATTGGAATAATATTAATTCTTCTTACTAAAGAACCTAAAGCGTGATTTTCTGGTGATGTTCCTACCAGAGCACGATCAACTTGTATAACATTACTTGTTACAGTCGTCTTCACTCTCATAATTTCATTGTTAATCAGTATAAAATCACCAATTCTCAAATCGTATCTATCAGAAAGTGTAACTTGAGTGCTTGAAAGTTCTGGTCCTAATGTTGCTGAAGTATAAGTTGTTAGATTTCCATAATTAAAGATCATTCTTTCGGAAACATTCTCATCTTCAGTAGAAGTTAATTCACCTCTTGAAGATACCCCCTCATAGTTTAAAACAGCACCTCCAACACCTGCTGGGGAAAGACCTTTTCCAACATTTACTGAGAATGTATTATTAAGAGGAACTTGATTTACGATAAATGATTGATTATATTCTACTGTCGAACTAGAAATTGAAATTTTATTTCCTTTGAATAATCCATGAGGAGAAGAAGATGCAAAAGTTGCAATACCTGATGTAGAATTATAACTGGCCGCAGTAATCGTCAAACTTTTTCCTGTCAGATTTATGAATGAAGGCTGAGATACTGTAGCTCCTATTCCGGATCCAACAACAGGGGATGAAATAGGATTTAACGATGCAACTCTAATTCTGTTAGAAGAGCTATTTAATAATGTAATTTTATAAAGTCCATTATACTTTTTATAAGATGGATCTTTAATATTGGAAATTTTTATATTATCGCCAATATTATTATATACATTAGATACTCTTACTGTTCCTGGAGTATGAAGACCTGTAGTAGCAATTCCAACCACAGATAACTCTTCATTAACAAAATATCCAGTTCCGGGATTCATAATTTCAACTGAAAAAATTGTTCCGGCAGAACTAACAACAACTTTTGCAGATGCTTCTGTTCCAAAACCAGTATTACTAATTAATTGGGCATTGTAATAAGTTTCGGTTACTCCAGAACCAGTTCCATAATTTGACCCAGGAGTTAAAACAGTTGCTGAAATTAAACGATTTAGACCGTGATCAGATGAAGTATAAATGTCATGAGTGTTAGCGTCTATTGAAATTATATTATTAATTTTTATTGACTGATTGAAATCTAATAAAGAACTATCAATAGTTTCTTTAGTAATACTATTTTCTGGATCATCAACTACAACTTTTCCAACTGGATCCGGAACTGCAAAAGAAGAAGCAGAAGGTGCGTCAGAAACTGGTTCATCTCTATTTGTTCTTGGATAAAGATTTTGAATCGGTTGACTCAATTTAAAAGAATCAAATGGAGATGCTGAAGGTGAGTTTGAAGAATTTGTAATTGTTAAGTGATATACTCCATCTTGCTGCCCCTTGATATAAGGTTTAATTTCTTCAGATTTGTAAATTGAGTAAATTCCAGAATACTTTTTACGGGAAAATCTTGGAAGATCGACAGTTCTCGCTGAAGTATTACTAGTGAAATTACCTGGGTTTGTAATCAAAGCATATTTAAAAGTTCTTCTAGTGGGAACTGCGGTTACTGTGAATAAACCATTAAATCCAATCTTATCAATTCCTGTAGCATTTCTTGTACTCTTAATACTCTTAATTTCAACTTCGGAACCTACAGATAGACCGTGATCTAGTTCAGTAGTAATAGTAACATCCTTGTTAGTATTAGACCAAGTTGCATTAGAAATAAATCTGAAATTTCTTAGTTCATTAATATTTCCAAGAGTTGCAGGGTTATTTAAATTTCTAAAATATTTTGTAACTTCATCATCACTTGCTCCAATTGTTTTATTAGACTCTTGAAGAATAAATCCTTCGCTTGGAGGTCTTGAAGTAATTGATGAACTTGATGGGATTACATATCTAATTTTGTAAAGAGTATCCGATAAAGATCTAGTATCTATTGTTCTTTCAATATAAGTTCTAGAGGTTGCTGGACCAAGAGTTGCAACTCCTGCAGCAACAATTGCATCATATATCGTATTATTTGCTCCATCTGAAGAAACAGAAATATACCACTGCGACAATGAGATATCCCACTGAATAGGATGTCCAATTTCGTTTGGTTTTTTATCAGAAACTCTACTTACTACCTTTAATGAACCACCTCTATTATTGATACTTATAAAATTATTGTTTTGGGCATCATTGAAAGATTTTGCAATCTTTAACTGTGATGTAGTTAATGAAGAACCGGGTAACGAATTTGTTATCGCATAATATATCTGATCTTCTTTAACTCCATCAGGCAAATAACCATTTTCACTAATAATTCTAATTTTTTCCCCTGTTGAAAAAGAGTGTGGTGAAGAAAAATTAATTATATCGTCAGTAATGTTGTTTAAAGAATTACTTCTAGAAACATAGGATAATTTTTCTTTGCTTTGAGAAGTTCCTGGGATAACAATGTTAGCAAAATATGTTGAAGTAACTCCACTCTGATTTATTGTAAAATAAAGTTTATCGTCAGTCTTTGCTCCAATTCTATATCCATCCAAAATATGATTTGGTGGGGCATCTAAAGATTTTTTATTGTACAAGTATAATCTATTGCTTCCCGCAGATCCTCTGGAAATGGTCAATGCTACATCAATCGCATTAAATTCAGAACTTGTTTCAATTGGTTCGATTTCTTTTGGTGGAATGATGTGAGTAATATAACCAACATCATCTCTTAAAAACGCTTCGTTTCTAAATCCAGTCGCAGTTAATGAGTTTGCTCCAAAGTTGGAGTTTGAGTTTGTGATCGAAAGGTCTCCACCAGACTCTGTTAAGAAGTGGCGAGTAAATCCAATTGCAAATACGGAAACTACCTGAATAAACGCATTGTTACTGCACTTAATATGAATACTTTCATAAGATGGTTTATGACGTGCTAGTGAATTGGCATAAATGTTTTGATCTCCAGTTGCCAGTTCGTCATCATATTCTCCGGTATTTGGATTATATTTTACGAATGCCTTATTATCTTTCTGTAGACCAATTCCGGTGAATTGCGCAACAACCATACTCTTAAATCCACCTGCCTTGTCTCCATCTGCGTGAAGACCACACATACCATACACGGATCTTAGAGAACAGTTGAAAATGTATGGAGAGGCAGAATTAACAGTATCTAAAATAAGACTTAAAGTTGCTCCAGGAGGAGAAGGGATACTCGGAGTTTCTGGAGGAGTTTGAACCTTATACTGAATTACGCTATCACTGATAACTTTACTTACAACTTGTTGACCATTATATCCTGCTGGACCAATTCCTTTAATTTGAATAGGAGAGTCAACATCAATGTTTTCAAATGGCTCTGATAACTCAACGGTAATTGTATTACCAGATACTGTTCCATTTCCTGCACGAATACTTGTAATACCTATTTCATCTCCACGAGAACCTACGATCAAATATTCATCAATCTTTGGTTGAATATCTAATAAGGATGATGGATAATCGTTTGAAATTCCTCTATCACTACTTTCCCCATAAGCAATTCCAACTTTTTCATAGTAAATATCTAAGTCAGTTCGAGTTGTAGAAAAGTTCTGAATAAACTCGTCATTGATAGTTACTGGATTTACTCCGTCTGCATATTCAAAACAAGTAAGTTTATGATGAGAAAATCTTGGGAAAAATGTGTTTGTCGTATAATCGATATAACAAGGAATATTTGGATCTGCATCAAAAACAGTAAATTGCCATAAGTAACAAGCACCTGTTACTCTAAAAATAGCAGATCTTTCAATATTTGCTCCATCAACTTCGTCAGGATTTGGGACATACTTAGGACGAATTTTGGTTTTACGAAGATCATAACCGACAATAGAAGTTCCGCGAGGAATAATAACTCCCCCATGGACACTATTCATTTTGTAGAGAATATTATTTTCTGATGCAATATTAAAATTGGTATTTACATCAAATTGAGTAAAATCATTACTTGAAGTTCCATTTCTCAAAAGATAAGTATTCTGTCCGAGGGAAATATCTGGAATCCACCCTGGACGATTATCAATAAGGTGCTCACCTGGATAAAGAAGAATGGTCGTTTTACCAAACCTATCATTATCTAAACCTTTCTGGTATGAAAATCTTGCTGCTTCTATTAATGCTCTTTGTATAGTTTTAAAGGGTCTAGTTAATGAATTACCCTTATTTTCTATACTATCTGTAGAGTCGATACTTGATGGATCAACATAAAGAATTTCTCCACGAGTGCTCTTCAGAAAATTATCCAGACGACTGAGACCCATTTTATTGCGCTATAAATTCTGTTATAGATTATTTAGCAACAAGAAAACCTCCCTTTGGGGGAGGTTTTTCAAGTCACACGGAAGGGAATCTGGTTTAAGTATCGCCTGTATTATTATACCACTTTTCTTCTTTCCAAGTCAAGCGTTTTTTAAGTTCTTTGTCGAATAGCATCAGATATCTATGCTTTCGACTTCTTTCTCTCCATTCACCTTCAGAACCTTTTACAGAACCTCTTGAGTGTTTGGATCCATCAGAATAATAAAAATCCTTTTTAGGATCAGTTAAACCGTAGTAAGTAAAATTACAAGCTCTGTATATAACTCCAGAGTGGTGATTAGCATCAGCATAGCTAAGAATACAACGAACGCGGGCATCTTTTTTAAACCTCTTTATACAACGACTGACAAACCAAGAAGTGATGTTGTATTCTGTTTTTTGAATATCTGGGTGAACACATAATCTCGATAATTCATAAAGACCGTCTTGTTCATCTCTTTGCAATCCAAATGCCCCGACTGCTATTTCTGGGACGGGGATCTTAGTAAAGATACAAGCAGCGAGGCAGTCACCAATATGCAAAATATCAGAAACACTGGATTTGAATAAACCGTAGTTGTATCCACTCTTAAAGTCCTTTGATTCGTCTTTTAAATAATGATAATTATAAAGAAGATTTTTGATTTCTTCTTTACCTACTCTATCTATAAAAAACTGAGTATTTTTACTCATTCGTGTGAGGATTTCATCATATATTCTACAGTGTTTGCAACATCATTCATTGCAGCACGAAGATCTGGTTGTTGACCTGCTTCTTGTTTTAAGATAGGTCTAGAGTCATCAGTCAGTGTCCAACGCCACATATTCATAGATTGGCAATACCACAGATTAATTTTCATTTTTGAAGTATTCTAATTTAATCCAATTTATAAGAGCATTAAGTTCCATCATTTTTTGTTCGTCTTGTTCAATGACGGTATCGGAAACAAGTTCTCCTACAGTAATGGTTAATGGAATTTGTGTTTTATAATACTCTAATGCTTCAATAGCAAGTTTTCGATCTTTTTGTGAAATTAATGACATTTTGGAGTTTTAAGAACTCAAGCCCCCGACTGGATTTGAACCAGCGACCAACGGTTTACAAAACCGTTGCTCTACCACTGAGCTACAAGGGCAATTTAATCAACAGGCAACATTTCTGGATTTTCCAGTTCTAATTCAAACATGAGAGGATGGCACTCTTCCATTATAAGGTAATGTGAAGATTGATACAAGTCCTCAGGTTCAAATTTGAGTTCATTGTTTGCCATTTCAACTAATTCCAGATCATCCATACAATAATCTGGAAGTTCATCAAAAGTAAATGGAATTTGATTTATGAAATACATCAAGACTATCTGCGTTTTTCGGTTATACCAAACATATGCTGCATCTATCCTGTATTTCATAGGAACAACTCCTATTACTTTTTGTTTATTTAGATGATGTTTTAAAATCAGTTTCTGGAGTATATGTTGGGGGATGTAAAGTGCAGTATTCGTTAAAAGTAATTTTCATTTCTTTATTAGTTAATCCACAGTTTCTTGCTGCTTCTGGAAGATTCCATTTTGCTGAAAACAACATTTCCATTGATTCTTTTGTTTCTGGACGCATATCTTAAAAATCCTTATGTGAAAATTTTTACTGGGAAAATTTTTGCCCTAAAAAATGAAAATCAAAGTGGATTTGCATATGAGAGAGTTTTTTCATCCAAAGTTGCACGAACGAACTCTAGCACATTCATAAACTCATCAACGGTATCACAGGACACTTCTCGTTCTGTCCCCTCACTGGAGTAAATATAAACAGTCCTTTTAAGGGGATCAACCACGCATCGGGTCAAATACTCTTCTTGCATAGTAAAAACGTAACACCGATCCTAGTGTAGCACTTTCTTGCTGGGAAGTCAAGGAAATAATTATGCTGGTTGAATAAAGGAAATTGCAACCAATCCATTACCTCCCCCAAGACCTGAAACGTAAGCAGTTCCATTCCCGATAACACTATTACCACCATATCCTATTATACCATCATAAACAACTCCCGGAGAAGTTCCTATTGCAACAAAATTATCTAAAGCAGAAACTAGTGGATTTATATAATTAGATCCTCCACCACCTCCACCGCCACCAGCGTTATTTCCAGCGCCACCACCTCCTCCTCCATAATAACCTGCCCCACCTGCACCACCACAGTCTGTAGGAATAGGTGATGTAATATATGGATCTAGATTTCTAGAACTTCCACCACCAGATCCTCTTATCCATCCACCAGTTGCATTTGCTCCATATAATGGAACTGATGTTGTATCAGCAACAGGAGAATTTGCACCTCTCCCGCCAGTCAAAAATCCCGATACCTCAGCAGTATCCCAAAAAAAACCTGCTTCTCCTGGGTTTAGACCAGAACCGAGATTAAATCCACCAGCACCTCCAGAGATAAGAGTTCCTCCACCACCTCCTGGTCCAGAGTTAAGACCACCTAAACCAGAAAATCCTGGACCACCAGCGCCTCCTCCTCCAGCACCTCCAACTCCACCGGAAGTAGTAGCATTAATAGAAGCACCACCTCCTCCGCCACCACCTCCGGCGATCAATAAAGGAGTTAATATTCCACCTAGATTATAAAAAATTCCACTATAACCACCACCAGAACCACCACAACCTCCTGTTATAATGGAGAATTTTTGAGATCTAGCAGCTCTTAATCCAATAGTAATGGCAGTCCAAGGTTCTCCTCCCCCACCAACATTAAAGGTTGTTGGATTTTCTGAAGTCCCTGGTATTGTTAATCTATAAGCAGACATAAAGGATGCTTCATTATTTCCATTATTATCAGTTCCGACTCTAACATTAACCGCACTAATGAAATTTGCAGGAACTCCTGTTGGTGTAATACTTACATTATCTAAAAATCCAAGAGCAATAGCAGTATCACCTGCCAATAATCCTGTAATGTTTGGTGGATCTGGGTTTCCTGTTCCAGTTGCTATTGTTGAGGTTGGTGGGCTTGCAGGATCAAATCCCCTAAAAACTAAACAAGCGTGAGCAACACCAGCAGGATCTCCATCACCGGCACCGCCATCAATGGCCCCTGCTGGAGTTAATCCTGTTATTAAAGTTTCTCCTGCTGCTAATATTTTATATGATAATTGATAAGAAACATTATCATTACCAACACTTGAACTAATCCCAATAAAACCAGGTGGTGGATTTAAAGTTCCTCCATCAGCAACTGAAGAGCAAAATACAATGTCCCCTGCAGCAGACCCTAACGGAAGAGGAAGTTGGGTTAAAGCACCAGAACTTTGTAGACTGGGTCTTAATGCAACAGTGATTGCTGTGTATGGATTGGTTCCCGAAACTGTGAAGGATGCTGGGTTTTCAATACCAGTATTAGGTCTTATTCTATAAGCAGTCATTATAGATGCTTCATTAGCTCCATTTGCATCTGTTCCAACTCTAATATCACCACCACTAACATAACCAGTTGGAAGTGTAGATGGAATTTGACTTACATTATCTAAAAATCCAAATGCAACTGCCATATATCCACCAATATTCAAATTTGTTGTTGCTGGAGGATCTGGGTTTCCTGTTGCAGAAGATACTGCACTGATAAATGGGTTAAGTGTGTCTACATTACTAAAAGACATTGCGAAATGCGCAACCCCTGCCGGTTCTCCATTAGCAATCCCAGTAAGCCCACTATCAATAATTCCCTCTGTCGATAAGTTGGTTATAGTTTCTGCTAATGAAGACACTCTTCTCCAGGACAACCTATAAGAAGCAGTATTTGTTGCATTGGCATTAGATATGTTTGCGTATGGAGTCGTAGTTATACCATCAAATGCCGATGGAAGATTTAAAGGTAAGGTAGATCCATCAGCAACTGAGGCAACTAAAAGAAAATCTCCCACTTGAGTGTTTGTTGGTAAAGGTAATGTTGATGAGGGTGGGGTTATAGTCTTTTGGGGTCTTAATGCTAATGTAAATGAACTATAATTATCATTGTTATCAACTGTAAATTGGTCAGGATTTTCCAATCCACTAGCAGTTAAAAGCCTGAATGCAGACATAATAGTCACTTCATCATTGTTTGGATTTGCTGGGTCTATAGCATCTGCTATTTGACTTATTGATGGTGAATAACCAGTAGGACTGGCAGTAACATTTGCACCAACATCGTCTAAAAATCCAAATGCAACTGACATACAACCAACACTATCCACAGTAACATCTGGTAACAGTATATTAGTTGAAATGGGAGCATTATTAATAGGAGCGGCAGTTTCAATAATTGGATTTGTTGCAGATACTCCCCTAAAAACCATAGCAAGGTGAGCAACATTTCTTACACCAGCACCGGTGCCGTTAGTGTCCTGCAAACCAGTAATCTCAGTGTCTGGAACTGCTCCCATCACTTTATATGATAGCGTATAACTTGCTGCTGTTGCATCAAGGTTAATAAATGTGTATCCTGTAGGTATAATTACAGCATTTTGATCTGCAGCAGATGCTATTATAACAATGTCTCCTTCCTGAGTTGCTGGTAAAGTTAAAGAAGTTACAGTAGTTCCAGAAACTGAACCAACAAAAGTAATCGTAGAAACTGATAAAGAACTTGAAGAAGAAGACGTTCCTCTGAGAGCAATTGTATTATAGGTTGGGGCACTTGAAGCAGATTCTCCTCCAACAAATTCAATAGTAGAAGTGTTTTGGGCTGTATATTCATCTGAAGGTATTGTATAATAAGTTGGATTTCCTCCACCACCACCCGATCTTATAGTAAGAGCAGTAATGCCCAAATCAGAAACCGGAATAGACGCAGAAACGTATCCACCTCCACCACCGGCACCACTGGTTCCAAAATAACAAGAACCAGAAGCTCCTCCACCACCCCATACTTGAGCGGTAATATTAGAAACTCCGGTAGGAATAAGAAAATTACTTTCTACGAAAGGAATTACTGTAGTTAATGGTTTAGCATTTCCTGTGGTGGGAAATTCATTACTCAAAAAAGTTCCACCACCAGTGAATAACATCTGAATAATAGACATAATTATAGACCAACTCCAGAAATTAAAAATGTATTAGTAAACCCTGGACCAGAGGCTTGCCTATCCACACATAATAAAGTCGCAATACCATTTCTAGATAAGTTTCTATTTGATGATGTATTACTATTTTGAGCACCTAAAATGAGAGTAGATCCTCCGGTCAAAATACTGATTGTGACAGTATTTCTATTTACGATTGTAACTGCATCTCCGACTTGAAAATCTCCATTCTGTATAGTAATATTACTAAGAACTATTCTAGATTTACCGACATCTGCTGATGTAATAGCTGCAGGAGCTGCTTCTGGTATTGGATCTCTTGGAGGAATTGCTCTGAAATTACCATTTAAATCAGATAATGTTCTAGTTGATGGGCTATATTTCAATCCCCCCGCATACATTGTTGCCGCAATAGCAACTCCACTCAACGCTCCATCTACATCTTCAGTAGGAACTCCGGGTAAATAAAATTCTCTAGTATCTGTAAGGGGGTCAACTGCTGTGATAGCAATACCAGTAGTTCCTCCAATAGCAGAAAGAGAAAATTCTGACCAACTTATACCAATTCCAGTGTTGTTAAAATATGTGCTTCCAGTTGCGATTAAAACCTGAGCTTCAGAACCAATAAAACCACCACCAAATTGACCAAATGGGGACAGTGCTGCAATTGTCAAAATTCCAACTTGACCTAATGGAGACCCATCAGTAGTTCCTAAAGCAAGATTTGTAATTCTTGCATTATCAATTGTTGCAATTCCAATTGTTGCAATTCCAATTGTTGCAATTCCAGTTGTAGGAACAATTAAATTTTGAACTGAACCAAACCCAATCGTAGCAACACCTATATTTGCTGCAGTAATAGTTGCATAACCAATCGTTGCTATTCCAGAAGGTAGATTTAAATTAGTAACATTAAGATTAGGAACAGTAGCCACTCCACTCACATAAAGGTCATTTAGAGTGGATAGACCACTAACTCTCAACCTTTGCAAGATTCCTACTTCTTCCAAAGAAGAAGTTGTAACAGAAGATCCGACTGTCGATATACTCAGAACAGTATTTCCGTCTATTTTATATACCTTATCAATTGGGAAAATATTAATATTTTCTGAGGATCTTAAAGAATCGGTTATATAATTATACGCAAATCTCTTCTGACTTGCTCCAATACCAATTTCAATTCCAGCATCATTTAGTAAAAAACTATCAGATATTGTAGTCGCAATTCCAACTCTAGCATCGGCAATCATAACAACGCTAGAATAGATCTGTGTGGTTCCACCATCTACATAGAGGTCCCCTTTAATTCTTACAATTCCAGTATCATCACCAACAACTGCAGGATCGATTATAATTTCTTGAGGTCCACTTATAATTCCAGTCGTTGAAAATCCTAGAGCACCAATAAAGACACCATCTGCAGTTGTCTCAAGTTTCTTAACATTATCATAGTATAGTTCTACTGCACCATTAGTTGTAAAGACTGCGTAATTTTCTGTTAATGAAGTATCTTTAAACTCAATATTATCACCAGCAATTACTAAGTTACCCGTTGTATTATTTTCAAGTATATAACTATTGTTTGTTACTGGATCATGATATATTGAAAGATCACTTGAGACTCCGACAGTTATTTTAGAATCATCTGGAAGAGATAATGTTCCTGCAATTCCAGCATTGCCATTTACATAAAAACGATATTGTTCATCAATAATATCCGTTGCAATTCCAAGAGATGTAGTAGAAGAATATGCACCTACATACACTTCACCCTTCACAGGCGCAATATGAATGTCTGCAGTATCAAGATTTGCGGTTAAGACATTATATTCTCCTGTAGTTCCCAGTCCAATCGGATACCCTTTGAGCGTAAAGCTATTATAATCTCCAAGGTCTGAACTGTATTCACCTTCTTTACGAGTATCCAGTCGAATAATTCCACCAACTCGACTTGTATCTACGGTTCCAACTTGTTCTACGTTTGCTGCGAGATCAACTAACAACCCATCAACTTCGGTAAAAAGACCTGAAGAAACTGTGTTACCTAATCCAGAAAAGAATATGCCAGAGTCTGTAGGAGAAACTAAAGGTCCTGTTCCTATGACACCACCAATTAGAATATCACCCTCACCTTCAGTGACAAGATGCATTTCTGCTAATGGAACTGTTGTTCCTACACCAATTCTTCCATCATTTTTAATATTAAAGTATGGTGTAGTGGGAGGATCATTCTGATCTGCAAGATCTTTATTATCAATTAAAAGAACATCTCCAGTCCCCTTTTGAATGATTCTAACTGCAGGAAAAGGATCTCTAGATACAATATGAACTCTTGCATTGACTGCTTGAGAAGTTCCTATTCCGACAGTTCCTGTCTCATTGTCAACATTAAAGAAGACATCCTGTGTTGCTGCCGGTAGTGGATCGGGGGGAGCATCTTCTGGAACAAGTTGTTGTTCCAATAGCATAGCAAGATATTCTTCTTCATTCATAATTTAATTCCTTAAAATGACAACCATTGATTTGGGTGAGGCAGTGTCTGATGATATAATTTATATTCTTCTTTTAAACAGAGTTTAATGTCACCTGCTATTACATATCTATCAGTTAAATTATCCTTCTTTAAAGTTGAGTGAATTAATTTACTGGGAAATATAACAACCGTTCCTTCGTGAGGGGTAATTGTATAATAATCACAGTTGTATCGATTAAACTTCCTAATCAAATTATATTTATTACTGGTTTCAAAGAGTGCATCTGAAACCTCATTCAAGTTTTCTTTGTTATGAACACAGAATTTATCCGAAGATTGATCGGAAGAAATATAATAACAAAAAGAAATATCAGATGCATTATGAGTATGTGGTTTTAATTGAGGTATATCTTTATTATGATATCCAATCCAAGATTTAGTAATATGAAAACTTAATTTATGGGAATCAACTTCCATCAAATCAAGATACTTAGTAACAGATCTTTTTAATGACTCAAAGAAAAATTTATAGTTTGGATTTAAATGAAGAGCACATCTCCCGGAGTTTTCGGGAGTCTCATTTTCATATCCATTAAACCAAAGAGTTTTAAGTTCTTCAAAGTATTTGGTTTTAAATTCTTGATGAACGTCTATTTCGTCTTGGGCAACAACTATGGGAAAAACTTCGTGGATCTTCATAAATCAAGTATTAATATTATATTCACCATTATCTCCTGGATATTCATCAGGCGTCAATCCTTCATATTCGGGAATGAGTTTGTCACCATCAACTCTTTCTGCATAGATTGTGTAGAAACAATCAATTGGCAAACCACCATTTGATTGGAGATAAACTTTTTCATTATCCCAACTCTTTACGATTACACTTTGGTGAGAACCAATTGGAGTCAATGTAACTGTGATATTTTTAGTATCTACAAAATCTTTCCAGTATTCTGGAAGTTCGATTGTGGTTTTATTTTTAACTCTACCTCGAATATAAACATCATTGGAAGGACTTTCTGGACAAGTGTGTCTCAGTCTCCAACCTTCTTTTGATGGATGGGGAATATCAAAGTTTTTCTTATTAGATAAACGATGTCCACCACAATGAGAAACAACATCACCCTGTGCTCTAATATTGCCCCCTGCGAAAATATTAGTTCCTGCAGTAATATTTCTGGAAACATCTAAATGATTAAAAATAGCAGCATTTCCTTTGACTGCAAGAGAGTATGGAGAATTATTGACTCCTCCACAAGCAGCTAAATTTCCAGGAATTACGCAGGGGGGTGAATCTCTATTCTTATTTGGGCCAATCATTACAGTTGCCCAAATAGAAGGAAATGCTGTAGCGTTCCCAAAAATAGCAGGACCTTCAGCAAACATAGATCCACGAATTTCTGCTGGACCTCTTCCTAAAATTTCAGGTTTTCCAAATCCAAGGAAAAATCTTTTTCCTATAGCAATATCATCGAAAGAAAATGCCATTTTCTATATTAAACTACAAAGTTTCCTTTATTATGTATCTTTGCAATTTTAGATGGATATTTAGATTTTTTAATTTTACAAGCTCCTGTAGCACAATCAGCTAGACCTGCATAAATGTCCATAGAAGCATCTGCTACTATTTGCATCGATCCAGAAGAAAAGAACTTACAGACAGAGTCAGCATTCAATCTAATATTCTTAGAGTTTAATGTAATATCTTCGTTAGACTCTAAAAGAATTGTTCCAGTTTTATTACTACCGCCTTTAGCAATCAATTGTATATTTTCAGCATCAAGTTTAATTCTTCCATTTTTTGCTTTTAAAACAATATCACCATTAATTGCTTCAAAATAAATTGAATTTGAATTATATGGAATATCATCACCTGCCTTAACATTAAATGCTCCAGGGCATCTGAGGATCGTCCATCCAGTTCTATGAGCATCTGCATCCATTGTCATATAATGTCGATAGTCATATCCACTACGAACCATATAAGCAGATAGAACATTATCGTTATGAATATGTCCTCTCTTAGTTTCGCTATCCTTTGTCCCTTTTCTATGGGCGTGATAATTTTTCTTTTCTGCCATTAGAATTTACCTACACAATCAATAACTGAAATTACTTTCTCTCCCAAGGAAGGACGCATAACATCAATATTATCTCCAACTCTATTTACCTTGAATACTGGAACCAATTCTGCATTATAACCAGTTTCAGTTTCAATATAAATTTCAGGCATCTCAGTAAATCCTTCTGCACCTCTTATAATATTGACTCCAAGTAAGGATCCAACATCATTAAAAATTGGTTCTAAAATTGCACCTAGATTTGGTTCCATAACAATTTTATCTTCTGGGTTATACTCAAACCCAGAATTTTTCACATAAACTTCTTCAAGTTCCAATACGACAGGATATTGACCGTTAGATAACGTAGGAGATTCTGGTATAATAGAGGTTTGAATTCCAACAGGAGCAGTAATTGTCCCCGAATTGGAAACAGTATATGGAACTCCACCGGGAATAACTTCCAGAATATTTCCATTTACATCAGAAATAGTTTCCGAAGATCCTATTGGAAGATTAACTGTATCTCCTGGATTTAAATTAATAGTTTGACCAGGATCGTAAGGTCTATCATAATCTAAAGTCGATCTCCTCACTTCTGTTTGATCTTTTGTTTTCCATATTCTTCCTTCCCCACCAGTATCACCATCGGGGGCGGGTAAATATCCAGTTCCAGGATCTATAATAATAACTCTCGCTATCCCCCCTGCAGATGGAGTCTGAGAATTTACAGCAATCCCAGATGCTGGACCTTCAACTTTATCAATTCTGAATGTTCCTCCACTACCACCTTCAATACTTACAATATCTCCGACCTTATAATCAACTCCAGGATCATAAATCGAAATACTAACAATTGCTCCACCTATTGCATCATCTTCGTCCAGATTAATATCATCCTCAGTTTCTATATTGACTGTCAATCCAGTTCCGGATCCTCCTATTGTGGAAACATTTGAAGAATTTTCATAATCAATTCCAGAAGAACCTAAAGATATTTCTATAGGGACTCCAATAATATTATCATTATTTGGAGTTCCAGTTCCGCCAGTTCCGTCAGTTCCAGTTCCGTCAGTTCCAGTTCCAGTTCCGTCAGTTCCAGTTCCTCCTGCTGAAGAATTTGGATCCAAATTAGTTGAATTTGAAATCTGATCAAACAATGCTAGATTTTCGTCTCCTGACCAAAAATTATTTTGATTAGCTAAGTTAACTAGAGTAGAATCTAAACCAAGTCCTGTTCCGGATCCACCTTTATTAAAGTTATTCAAAACTACTTTTCCTACTGCACCCCTACCCTTTCCGCAAGGGTCGCTAAAAGAAACAAAAGGAGCATCAATATAACCAGATCCAGGACTAATCATATCAACTCCAATAATATCCCCAGATGCACTTACAATAGCATTTGCTGCTGCCCCAAAACCTCCACCTCCAAAAAAGGAAACCTTCGGTGGACCACATAAGATTGCGCCAACATTACAAGTATCCTCAAATAAATCTGAAAAATCTAAACTCTTTAATGAACTTCCAATAGAATCTCCAAGTGAAGTAACTTGATTTACTGCACTAACTGCTTGACTTCCAACTGACTTTGCTTTATCGAATACTGACTTTAATTTTGCAAGAGACTCTCCATTATCACCTGCCCCCTGCCATATACTCCATTGGTCAGTGACCTGAGAAACTGGTTTTGTTTCACAACTAAAGAAACCACGTAAAGATTTAACTGACTCAAAAACATTTGCAACGGCATCGATTTTAAATCCACTAAATCCTTTTAAAGAATTTCCCACTGCACCTATACTTGAAACTAACCCAAGTAGAGAATTTAAAGGTGTTAAAATATTATCAAGAGCACCAGAAAGAAATCCTGCTATTTTCCCAACCAAACCACCAACAAAATTTTCAATCACACAAGCAGCAACATTTACAATTTTACTAACGAGTGATCCTAAGAATTTTCCAACTAAACCAAACAGACCCTTAACTACTTTATCAAAGACACAGGAAATTTTATTTAATGCTTTATCCTGTGCTGCTTTTACTTTAGGTCTTTCGTTTGGGAAAAAGAAATAATAAGTATCTTTTACTGCATTATTAACTCTCTCTACAGTATTTTTTCTTAATTCTTTAACGATCCACTTAACTTTTTCTGAGACAAACTTAGTTGCCTCATCCATTGCCTTTTGTATTTTTTCGGAATACTTATTAATTAATCCTTTTTGTTCTGTTCCAAATTTTGAAAGATCTCTTGTAATTAATTCTACTTTTTGAACTAGATTACGAATATCAATTTGCAATCCTTTAATTTGATTGGGACCATCACGTCTTGGTTTTGCTTCAGGTGTTGGAATATTTCCTTCTTTCTTTTGAGACTCTTCTTGAGCAGAATGATTAGATTGATTTTGACCTACTGTTGATTGTTGAATTGTTGGTTGTGGATCTACAGGAGTTCTTCCTGGTGGTTTTACTTGAGTTGCCTGAACCTTTTCCTTTTTTTCTTTAATTGCCTGCTGAGATCTTCTATCTAATTTTTCATATCCATCAAAAGGAAGAAAAGGAACTGGAGGAACATTACGCATTACTGTGGTATATTCATTATACCCAAGAACTCCCATAATGACGGGAACTTGCCCATCTTCACCATCCATAAAGAAACCAAAGACAAAAGTTCCTTGTCTAAGTTGGGCCGACTCAGATGCTGTTGCTCCTCCAGAACCTGCAGTCACGGGATACATTATTGTTGCCCAAGGAAGATCATTATCTTTTAATGCTTCTTTGTCAGCAGTATGGTATCCCATAATACGAACTCTATATCTTTCAGCAAATCCTTTATGATCTGCATTAGTTAAAGTTCTTTTTCCAGGTTGATTTGTCTTCCACATTTTGGCATCGGCAATCTGCCCGACCCACCAGACAAATCCATCTCTACCTAGAAAATGTTTTTTAAATAATTCCTGTTCAATCATCGTATACTCTACACTCTAAGGCACTTGGGTTAGAATCGCAATATAACTCTAATGGTGTTGGATCATAATTTTCATCAGGATGATTTACTTGATACTGTTCAAGTGCCTCAACTTCTTCTTCAAGATGACGACGGCGTTGACCACTAGTAGTTGGGTTATTTAATTCATCAAGATCATCATTAATATGTTGCTGAAGTGTTCTGTCCATTTTACTTGATGGTAGTGCTGTTGAACGAATCACGAACGAGTGTTAAACTTGTATAAGTATCATTGGGTGTAATCCTATGACATAAACTGGCAATTAAATATAATCCTTTCGTCTCTTTATTTGGCTCTTTACTGTTCTTTTTAGACAGATCTGGAAAATCACATTCAATTATATCACCTGCCCTAAGACTAAAATCACCTGGAATAACAATGTTAGTCTTAATTGTATATAGTTGATTATATCTCATAATTGCTTGAACCATTGTCTGAGGTGCATCAAAGTTAGGTTGCTTGGGATTATTTTTCCAAGTTTCAAGTTGTTTGTCTGGCGTTTCTCCAGATGGCAATGCTCCAAGATCCAGAAGTAAATTCATAAATCTTGATGGAGTTTGTGTAAATTCATCAGGAACAAATAATATATTATCTTCTGCAGGTTTAATTTTATCCTTCTGATCGTTCTTTAAATTATAATTTCTTATTTCATAATCCATTGCATAAAAATCAAAGAACAAACTACGATTTGCATAAGTTCCCATCAAAAGATTTTGTTGCAAATCCATATCTCTTTCAATAGAAACATAGGTAATCTTTGTAGTATAATCTGTTGGTCCTTCTATATTTGGTGCGTTAGTATAAACAAATTTTTTCTTATCCTTTGGTGGTTGGGAAAGTAAAACATCAATCGATTTAAATTTAAATCCGTCATATGTTTCAAAAAAGAAATAACCGGCAGCACCATTAATTTTTCCGGATGCTTCTGGAACACTTTTAGATGCTAACCAAGTGCAAATATAGAAAGGTTTTCTGTCATTTCCTATAAAGTTATATGGAAGAACTGTTGCATCGATATCCAAATTTTTCTTTGTCTTCAGACCTTTTGGGTCAGTCAGTATTGTTCTAATACTGTCAGATATTTTTCCATCATATCTTTTAACAACTCTGGCTTGTTCATTTGCCAAAAATTCTCTTGTGCATAATTCCAAAATAAAGACATCATTGGATGTTCCAGGATTAACGTTTTTAATCCTATTAATATAAAAACTATGAGTGCCAAAAGATAAAGTAGTTTCTTTCTCTTGAGAGTCTGAAAATTCTATAGCAACTCTTTCTCCACCTCTAATAGGTATTCCGTCCAAAATACCTATCATATTATCTTTATAAAGTTCCAATCCTCCACTATCCGCAACAATAACACTCAAAGATAATGAGTTTGATAGAACATTTTCATAATATTTCAACTCTTGAATTAAGGCTACAATATCAACTCCTTTATCTTTATCATCTCCATTGGTAGGAAAGATAGTAAATGTTTTAATATCGGAAGCATTAACCTGTTGATTTGACATTAATCTTAAATTTTATAAAGTGCTGATGCTAGAATTTGACGGACAGAAAGCGCGGAAACTTCTTTATTATTTAACCCACCAGAAATAGGTGAAATACCCCTACCACCACCAGATTGTCCTGGTGCAGATTGTGCCTGCATAGGTGGCAACATAACTATACTTTGTTTCCCACTCTGATCATAAGATGGTTTTTGCTTGAGTTGATCAATATTTGCCATCTCCTTTTTATAGAATTCTTTTGATGGATCTCCATAGATTGTTCCCGAAGTTAAATCAGATTCAGAGAACTGTAATCCTCCATTATTCGATCCATCTGCATTTGGTTGAGATCCTTGAGCAATATCTGAAGGAGGAGGTCCACTTCCAACAGGTATTGATCCTCCAAAAAATTCATTTAGAAGTGCTCTAACTTTTCTTGACCCAGCATAATCTTTATCACCAACAGGACCACTTCCACCCCATTGATATCCTGGAATATCAAATGCTAAACCGGAATAATGATAAGAATTTATTGCGTGGCCACCAACACTACCAAATCCTTTAAATTCAGTGACATCTACACCTTTTGATTTAAAGAATTTATAAGCATCTATTGCAGTCTGACGATCATTAAAGGCAACGTGATCGTGATAATTGCCAGGTGTTCCGTGTCCTGCCCTATCATATGCTTTTCCTGCAATGTTAGGACTATTAGGATCTCCAGTTAAGTATTCTACGATTTTACCTCTAGTTCCAGATCCACCACCCTTAGCAGGATCTCCATAGATTGTTCCTGAAGTCAGAGCACTATCAGAGAAAGATAATTGATTTGAACTCGAAGTTCCTGGGGAAGTTGAACCAGGTGCTGCATCGTGGTTGGATGAAGTTCCTGAACTTTCTGGAACAGAACCATCGGATTTAATAGTTCCACCAAAAGGAGCTTCTTTGTTATATCTTGATAGTGGATTAAATCTTGAAAGAACTGAACTCTTTGGTCTTCCAGTATCTTGTGGATTTGTTGCTGCTTCCCAATGTAAGTGAGGTCCTGAAGATTTTCCAGTGCTTCCAAGTTCTCCAAGAACAGTTCCTTTCTTTACCTTTTGACCCGCTCTTACAAAAGGAGGCTTGTTCATATGCCCATAGAGATGCCCAATACCATTGCTATCAATCCAACTTACCCAATTTCCATAACCAGCAGAAGGTGATGGTGGAGAGGTTGCTTCAACAGTTCCATCAGTAAATGCTTGCAAAGGTTCTCCAGTGGATCCCGCAATGTCAACTCCCATATGCATACCGGGAGATAGAGCAAAATTTCTCATCCCCATTGATGAAGTTACTACGTGATTTCCACCCATAGCAAAAGATGGAACAATATGCTGATGATTAAAACCATATCCACCTCCCATAGAAGATTTAATCTTACTACGAAGTTCATTTCCTCCAGACCAATCAGGTTTTCCTTTTTCCGTTTGAAGGAAATCCCACCTCATTTGTTTATCACCAGATCCAGGTCCATAACCATCTATCTTTGCAATCTCAGCGTGAGTCATAATATTTTTGGAATTAACATCAGATGCTTTCCAACCCCAAGATTTAGCAATTTTAGCAGCTTCAGCAGTCATTGCTGAAATTTGATTTGCTTTAGGAGGAACACTCCAAGGATCAGTTTTTCCACCCATAGCAGCAACTGCTAGTCCTACAGAATTTGCATTTCTACGCCAAGTATGCTCTCCTGCCTGATTATATGGGCGAATTTGTTGTTTCTTTCCACTACCATCAAAAACAGCATTATATCCAAATCCACTAGGATTATCATTATATCCGCCAGCAGTCCAATGTAAGAATATTTTTTTGTCTTTTTGAGCTACGTTAGGTTCATTTTTTCCTCCTCCACCACCTCCAGAAGAAGATGATGCAGATGCATTGAAATTGGGGACTAATGCTATTTTATTACCAGAATAATTAAAGTCCCATCCAAAATAATTGTCACCACTCTTTCTTTGGATTTGACCTCTTCTAGCAGATTTAGCGTATCCAGTAAAATCAGTTCTTCCTTGAACAAATTCTTTTGAATTTTTTTGAAGGTTTGCATCTAGAATAGCTTTAGCAGCTTGAGAAACGTGGAATTCTGAAGTTCCTGTCGCAGCAGCTGCGCTAGCTAAATCTTTTATATTAAACCATTCTGGATTAGGATTACCTCTTCCTTTAGTTGCACCACCTGGATATCTCCAAGTTGGTTCATACTGCCAGGTTCTGGTAATTAAATCTTTTATAGTTTTTCCACCATAAGCACCGGATGCAAGTCTATTATAAATTGACTGCGCAACGTCTGCCTGTCCTTGTGGATCACCATCCTCTCTAGAAACTACTGCTGCCAGTGTCCAAAAATCAGCATCTCCTCCCTGTATATTAACTCCTCCACCATCAGTTGCTGGTTGCTGTCCACCCTCACCTGCTTTACCTGCCTGGTCTTTTGATTTTTCGATTGATGGGAACAATCCTTCTCTTGATTTTACTTCATAAAATATTCTTTTCTTTGCCCACTCAGTTAAATTCTTAGATAAAGGTCCAATAATTCTTTTGTTTAAACCAGGAACTGAAAACTCATCATCTTCTAATGCTTTACCAATAGTAAATCCAAGGTCTTGAGCAGCAGCATCAGTCTGTGTCTTTTGAACTTGTGCTCCCATTCCAATATCAATACCCATCTTCAATAACTGACCAATAAATGGAGTTCCTGCAAAAGTTGATGAGAGAGATTTAAATCTGTTTAAACTTTTCTCATCCTTAAGAATATCTTCCTTTGCCTTACTTTCAACATCGGCAGAAACTTTAGTTGTTGCTACTGCAGGTTTTGCTTGTATATTGGTAGTCCTACTTGGCATAGATCTAGAACCACCACCAACTCTACCTGCAGCATAACGACGTTCAACGGGAATTGGGTTTGCCTTATCAACTGGACCAGTTCTTCCTGACAAATTTTTATAAATTTCTTTTGCCCCCCAATCACCAATAGCACCACCAATACCAGCACCAACAAGAGCACCAAGACCAGGAATTGGAATAACACCTTGTCCTATTAATCCACCAATTGCTGAACCTAAACTAGCACCGGCAGCACCTATAATAGCACGATCCAATGGCTCTCCCATTGCCATATCAATACCAATGCCAATCAAAGCCCCAATAACTGGAACTCTTTTAAACATTTTAGAAAATGCTCTAAATCGTTTTAAAAATCTAGCACTAGTTCCTATAGCAGTACCTGCTTTTGCTGCTGCTTTTCCTGCAAATTTAACAGCACCTTTAGCAGTTGATTTTATACCTTGCTCTAATGCTTCTCCACCAATTCTCTTTACTAAATTTGTAAGAGGGCCCTTAATTAAATTAAAAACAAGAGTTCCTGCTTTCTTAAATAAGTTCTTAGCGACTCCTCCTGCTTTTAATAAAAGTTTTCCTATCAATCTTGCAGGGGGACCAATGATCATCCCTGTCAGTTTAGCAAGAAACTTAATTTGTTTCGGGAATAAAGTTGTGAGAGCAATTATTCCTAATCTTAATTGCTGTAAAGGATTTTCAAGACCTTTAGCAATTTCCCCAAACATTTTAATAATCTGAGGAACATAATTAAATAAGAAATTTGCAAGACTTCCTAATAAAACATTACTAATATAATTCCAAATCATATCAAAGAAACTTAGTTTCTTTTTAGGACCCTCTAATATCTTACCTTTTTTCTCAGGACCTTTTTTCTCTAATTCTGCCTCTCTCTTAGATGCCTTTTCTTTACTTCTAAGAATTCTTTGACTTCTTTGATTTCTTAAAGTATTTGCTAAATTAGATCCAAAAACTCCTTTAATTTTAATCAAAGTTTCTTTGATTGCAATTAATTCCTTGATTAGATCTCCACCATCAAAGGGTTTTTGTTCTTCTTTTTGTTGCTTTTCTTCTACCCCAGTTTCTTTATCGACGGGTTTAACAAGAGCAGAAGTTGGACGACGAACAATTGCAGATGACTTACGACGAACTAATGCTCCAGTGCCACTACCCTTACTTCCTTTTGGTATTAATTTATCTGGAGATATTTTCTTATTAGCTTTGGTAGTTTTTTTCTTAATAAATGAGGTCGCTTTTTTCTTTGCCCCATCAACAATACCTTTCTTTACAGTCTCTTTAATTCCTCCAACAATTGCTCCTCTTGCTGCCCCTGTAGCAGCACCTCTTGCTGCTCCTGCTGCTAACATTCTTCCTGCGCCAAGTAATAAAGGAAGCATCTATCTATCCCCCTACATTCCCCAGATGTTATAAAGAGCTGCGGTTGTAATTATAGCAGCCTCACTACTGTCATAAGAATTAAAATAAACAACAGGTGTTGATCCAGTTTTTGTCATTCCTGATTGTGGGTTTCCTCCTTTCCCAACAGATGGTAGTGGCAACATAGATACACTTGGTTGACTTTCGGGAACACCTGGTATATTAGGTGGTTTCCCAGGTGCTATAGAAGGAGAAGTTGTAGGTGAAGAAACAGCAGATGATGCTCCACCTTTCTTTGCTAAAATAGATGCTATTAATACTTTCTTTTCTAATACTTCCCCAGTAAGACCTTGTGCTTTACCCTCTTCTCTAGCTCTTGTAGCAGCTTCAAAAACTGCTGGATTAGATGCTCCAACTTTTGATGGATCTAACATTTTACTCAATTGATCCACCGACATTTTATTAAGTTGGTCTTCAGATAATGATGAAGATGATGGTGGTGAAGAAGGAATTAATGGTGTTGATGGTTGAGATTGAGTTGATTTCTTAGGTTCTCCAGTTTCACTTTGAGGATTTCTAGATCCAGGTCCAGTAGGAATTAATGGAGTAGATGGACTTGCATAAGAGTCTTTTGCAGGGTCCCCATAGATTGTTCCTGAGGTTAAAGCGGCATCATCAAATTTTAATGTTTTATCGTCTTTAGGAGCATCTGCTGCCGGAGAGTCTGCAGATGCAGGTCCCGATAGATTATCAGTTTCAACACCTTGATATCTTAAAGACTCAGGAGCTTTGGATTGTGGTGATCCAGGCAACCAAGACCCTTTAGATCCTTTAGATTTAGATATTGCAAATTCAGCAGCAGCAACTGATGCCATCTGCTTAGCCTTTTCATCAGATACTCCTAATTTATCCTTCCAATCATTATAATGTGTTTGATATGCTTGATTATACCAATATTGAATATCCGCATCTTTATCATATTTCAATTCGAGTTTAAACATTTTTGCAGTGCCAACTACAGTTCTAAAATAATCAGCAACGTTTGCAGATTTTAAAATAGATTGTCCTTCTGGACTTGATGGAAGAACTCCGGTCAATTCGTCGCTTTTTCCAACTAACTTTCCCAATCCAGCAGAAGACACTAGTTTATTGACCATTTTAATAGTATATTTTCCACTACTTGCACTATCTCTAACATATCCAAGAACATATGATTTTGGAGGATTTTTACCAACTGTAATATAACGAGTTGATATTACATTCTTACTATATTCTGTCGGGCTAAAAATTCTATCACCAATCTTAAATCCATTTGAAGAACCTCCAGAACTACTAGCACCACTAGATCCTCTAGCACCATTGGAACCACTGGAACCACTAGATCCTCTAGCACCATTGGAACCACTAGATCCACCAATCTGACCTCCAGTCGACTTCGCTTCAATTTTAATATCTCCAAGATTAGCAACTTTTCTTTCAGTTGTTCCACCAAACATCTTATTGATATTATCAAGATATACTGGACCTCCTAACCAATCAGCAGCACCTTTCTTTAATACATATTCTCCAGTTGAAAGAGCAGTTAGATGTTTATCGGGACCTAGACCAGAAACATTGAATGAAGTAGTTTTAGAAGATACATTTCCACCCTCTCTTGAAACTGTATCATTAAAAGATAATTTTTTCCTATCTGCTGCATTTCCTGGAATAGATCCACCAGTTTCTTTTTTTACTACTTTTGGAGGTCTAACTTCTCCACCAGTAAATTTAAGATTAATTGGTGGACCTGCAGTTGGTTTAGGTTCTGGGTTCTTTGGTTCACCAGTAATATTGGGTGCTTGAAGTTCTGGAGCTTGTGGAATGTTAGGAATATTCGCAGACCCTATTTGAGGGGAACCCGGAAGCATTTTTAATGCACCATTCAAAAGACCAATAAAACCATTCAATGCAGAATTAATTGCATCAATAAAATTTCTCACCGGTTGAACAACCATCTTATCAATAAATTGTATAACTGTATTAAAGAAACCAGTTATACCATCAATCAAACCCTGTATAGGTTTGAGTAATGTCATTGGATTTTGTAAGACAGTAAATAACCAATTAACCAAAGACCCAAGAAGAACCATCATTATAAAATTCTTAATCGTATCAAAGATACTCGTAAAGGGTTTAAGAATTTTATTGATTAGTCCTAAACCCTTTTTCTCTTCCTTCTTGCCTTCTAAATCTTTCTCCTTACCTTCCTTTCCAGTCTTCTCTCTTTCTCTTCTTGATAATTCCGATCCCTTTTTATCAGCAGAAGACTGTTTTTGTAATATAGAAAGGATACTCTCGGTCAATCCTCTAATTTCTTTTACAATATCAAGTAGAGATCCATTTAAAAACTTTTCTATTTCCCCAATCTTTTTTGAATTATTATCTACCTGTTTTTCTTGTTCTTGTTCAGGTTCTGGTGGTTGGTAATTTGCTAAAGCACCTCCAGATCCTGATAATAACTTTGCAGGATCTGTGACGGGTTTTTGATTTGTCCCTTGACCTTGAGGTTTCTTATTAAAAAAAGAGTCTACATTTATTCCTTTTTTTGCTGCAGTAAATTTAGATCCTTTAAGATCTCTTATTCTCTTTCTTTCGTTAGCAAGTTTTGCTAGATCATCTTCAGATAACTTTGACTTTTCATCGAAGGAACTTTTAACAATTGTTTCTCTCAACAATTGCATATACTCATCATATTCTAAGTCAAAGTTATCCTCCAACCCAAGAATTTTGGCAACTTCTGGATCTACTTCTTCTATTTGTTTTTTAGTAGGATCCTCGACTGCCATTTACTGTTTTTGCTGTTGTTTTTGTCTTTCTTCTTCTAAGTGCTGCTCTAGAAGCATAACATAAACATCACGTTCCCAAGGCATCAAGTTTTCAATTTCGGTCAATGAGTATTTATGATACTGCATCAAAGCAAAATTTAATTTATAATAATTCTCAAGGTCCATATGGACCATTGCTACGCGAAAAAACTCGATAGCCCCTCAAGAACAACAGTGCTTTCAACATTTGTATTTGGATTTGTAATCTTAACTTCGTGGGAAAGTTTAGGCATAGTCTCAAAGAACTTTTCAATTTGTTTAAATTGTGATGAGTTCATTTGATCTAAGAAATCGACAAGTTCTTTCTTAGTCACATCTGATGAAGACCAAACTTCTTCTGCGTTATAAATCTTAGCAATACAAGAAACAATCAAATCAAAAGATTGATCCATATTGTTTCCAGAAGAAAAATCAAAATTACTCTTAATGAACTGATCTAATGATGGATACTTCATTTCCATCATCAAATTATCATCAATCTTAATTTGATTAGTATGCTCTTCATTCTTTTTAACCTGAATATCATCAACAGCAATCTTAGTTAATACTGTTGTTTCACTATCATCTGGGCAAATCAAATTAACTTCTATTTCTTCGCCAACTGATTTTCCACGAATGTTAAGGAACAAATATTCAATATCAAATGTAGGAAGAATTTCAACTTTAATTCCTTTTGATTGAATGCAATTTTTAATAACTGTTTTAATTGCATTCGTAATATCTTTAGTGTTTTCACTCTCAAGGGCAAGAACAAGAAGTTTTTCTTCTCTTACTAAGAACGGTCTATATCTAATTGATTCTCCAGTTGATGGCAATTCCAACTCATAAGTCGGAGTAGAAATCTTTGGTAAAGGCATAATCTCCTATACAATTCAGGTGTTTTATTTATTACGCAAATCCAGAGGTTCCAGGAGTTCCAAAATCACCAACTGGTGGGTTAGAAGCATTTGGTGCAAAAGAGTTATAAGAAAATGTATTTGGTAAATTTCTTAAACTGTCATTAAAATATTGAGTTCCGTCCAATGCTGTTGCTGCAGTATATAACTCAGGAACTCCTGGAGTAAATGGATATGAAGGACTTAAAGCATTTCCATTTATTGTAGCTTGATCTGCAGGATCTCCTATGATGGGAGGTTTTCTAGTTGCATTTTGATAAGAAGGACTAAATCTATTAGTCATTACATATCTAACATAAGAGAAAGAAACCGTAATTTTTAATAAATCACTTGCATCATAAGATATTGGAGTAGAAACAATATTGATCGGAAATGCTTGTATAAATTGATATTGAAGTGTGGGTCTGGGAGAATTTTTACTTACATCTTTTTCAAATTTAATAAGGTGAATGTCACTCTTGTATCTTTTTGGGTATTGCATCCTGTAAAAAGTTGCAGGATTTTTATACTGCTCTGAGTCAAAGTATTCCCCTTCACCAACAATAAAATTCATCCATCCCTGAAAATATTTAATAACTGCATATTCGTGATCAACATAAAAAGTTAAATCAATAGTGTCATCGTAAATTCTACGATACACCATTTTTTCAGTTGATCCGTGATAGTCATTATTGACTTCGTGCGTTGCCAAACTAGATCCAGGAAGACTTGCTTCACAGCAAGCAAGATTAATCATTTCCTTATGTTTTGCTTCACTGACTCCCCTACTAGAAACAAAAGAATTTACTTCTTGGTTTGTTAATACCTCTACCATATAAACAGAAGTCTGCGCCGGACGCATCAATTTCTGTTTAATTTCCGAAACCTTATAATGCTTTGCTACAGCTCCTGCCATTAGGATAAATATTTTATTATATATTATGTAGTCAGGATATGAGAGATCGGGAAAGTAAGTATCATCAGGGAAGATTTAACCCACAAAATCCTCAAAAATATAAAGGAGATCCAAGAAATATTATTTACAGGAGTTCTTGGGAACTTCGATTTATGAGATATTGTGACCGAAAGGTAAATATTTTAGAGTGGGGAAGTGAAGAATTTTTTATTCCTTATGTAGATCCAACAACTAATAAGGTCAGAAGATACTATCCAGATTTTATTATCAAGGTTCAAGAGCAAAATGGATTGATTAAAAAATATTTAATTGAAGTCAAACCAAAAAAACAAACTAAACCACCTGTTCGTTCTCCAAAAAAACAAAATAAAACATATATAACTGAAGCACTAACTTATGAAAAAAATGTTGCTAAATGGAGAGCAGCAAAAGAATGGTGTGATGATCGAAGAATAGAATTCAGAATTATCACAGAGGACGAATTAGGTCTATAAATATACATAAAGAACTTTATCGTCAAAATGTCAATAAGGAATAGATCACGTAAAGTTCTTGCATCCCTTGCGCGTAGGGGGAATTTCTGATGCCTTTTTGGAATGTCAAAGATACTACAATTACAAACGAAAAAACTTTTGTAAATAATACATATAAGGACGCGAATGGAAATAATAAATTGGCAACGAATGGATTTGTGCCTTTAGATCCAAATAGTACAGATCCGATTGTCAAAACAATGTATATCTCGATTGCAAACAATGGAGATATATTATATCGAAGAGGAACAGGTGCTGCAACATCTCAATATACTAGTATTCAAGATGTTGCAAATGGACAAATATCCGGATATAATGCGGCAACAACTGAAAAATTAAAAGCATCCGTTCAATCATACTTATCTAACGGTGCTAAAACTGCTGGAGTTGGTCCAGCAACTGCAACTGATCCCCCTGCCCCAGCGTCAACGGCAGCACCAAATACTGGAGGAACATCTGCTTATGATGCAAATACCAATCCCTTTGGAGAAGCAACCCAGAGAATAAACAATTATGATAAAGGAACACTTCTTGTTTATCCTTTAAATAGGCAAGGTATTGGTGGTGATTATATCCAATTTGAAATTAAATCATATAAAAAATCTGGTCTTGCACCAGCTGGAACGCAAGGAACAGGTCGTTTTAGTGTTGCCTTAACTGGAATGGAGGATAGAAAATCAGAAACATTGGCAACAATTTGCCTCCCAATTCAATCGGGAATTGTTGACTCAATGTCAGTCGATTGGGGATCAGGAGATCTAAATCCAATCACTGCAGCATTTGCAAGTGCTGCTTATAATATAATTGGTGCAGCAGGTGCTGGTGATGTGGGTAATTATTTTAAGGAAATTGCTAACTCGACTAGAGATGTAGGAAAATCTTTTGAGTCAGCTGGTCCAGAATTAAGAGCACTTTTAATCAATTATTTTACGGAGCAAGCAGTCGGAAGACCAGGATTGCTTTCAAGAACAATTGGAGGAGCAATAAACAATAACCTTGAATTATTATTCAATGGACCGATGCTAAGAAGTTTTACATTTAATTTTAAACTGACTCCAAGAGAACCAAAAGAAGCACAACTGATTAAAGACATCATCAGATACTTTAAAAAGAGTATGGTTCCTGGTCTATCTCAATCAAAACTATTCCTATTAGCGCCAAATGTATTCAAAATAAGATACATTTACACTGGAAGAGGAGATAGAGCAGAAAATCACCCATACTTAAATAGAATTAAAGTAGCAGCATTAAGAGATTTCTCTGTTAATTACTCACCAGATGGAAATTATATGACTTATGCTGAGGGAGGATCAATGACTCAATATGATTTAAGTATGACTTTCGGAGAGATTGATCCTATCTACGAACCAGATTATGAAAAGGGCGATGGTAAAACAGGAATGGGATGGTAAAAAATGGCATACTACTTTAGATACTTACCAAATTTAGAATATATCAATAGAAATACGTCTCAAGATCAAATATCAAATTACACAAGAACAAAAAATTTATTTAAAAGGGGTAAAATTAGAGATGATATTTTTGGAAATCTAATCTTCTTTACCAAATATAACATCATCGGAGACGAAAGACCTGATAATATTGCTGAAAAAATTTATGGAGATTCTTCTTTAGATTGGATCGTTCTTTTGTCAAATAATATAGTTAACGTATATGATGAGTGGCCAATGAGTCAAGAAACATTCGACAAATACTTACTAGAAAAATATAATACTTATGATGTTGTTTATGGCACTCACCACTATGAGACCATAGAAGTTAAAGATAGTTCTGGAAATATTATCGTTAAATCTGGTCTAACTGTTCCATCATCTTTTAATGTGAGATATTTTGATTATGGTCTAGGTCAAGATAAACAGGAGTTTAATATAACTATTGCGATTTCAAACTATGATTATGAAGTAAGAAAAGAAGAGAAAAAAAGAAATATTTTTCTACTTAAATCAGACTATGTTCCTGTCATTATGAATGATATGGAAAATACAATGCCATATAAAGAGGGTGGAGATCAATACATTGACCCCACCCTTAAGAGAGTTGATGATATCAGACTTTACGAGAACTAATCACTCTTCAGCAAGACGCTTGAAGTAACTCATTGCATCGTCTTCATCTTCATCATCGGAAGCAGAAGAGGACAGTCGATTGAGTTCTTCTTTGACACTCTGAGGAACTGGGGGAGCAGATTTACTCTTCCGATAAGACTCTTCAAGTTCTTCCATCACATTCTCTTCAGAAGAACGCTTAGGCATATAAGACTCGTATTCTTCTTCCACATCAGCAGAAGCAGACTTAGGAGCAACTTTACCTACGCCAAGAACATAGTTCAGGCGCTTCTCAAGTTCTTCGTAGGTCTTGAATTGATCTGGGGCAATCAAAGCAGAGAGAGAATACTCTTTCTTCCAGATTGCTTCCATTGCATCGTCATCATCAAGAAGAGGTCCAGAAGAATCAAACTCAGATTTATCGTAGTTCCAATAACCTTCAACCTTACGGATCTTAAGGCGGAAGTTTGCTCCACCCCAAAAATCAAAGGGATTAATAGGAGTCTCATCTTCAAATTCTGGTTGCATTGCATTCAGAATTTTATCAAAGATTTTCTTACCGAACTTAAACAGGAAGACCTTACCTTCGTTCTCAGGGTTGGTAGGATCCTTTACAACATAAATGTTGCTGTAATAAGACAACTTACGCTTTTGCTTACGAACAGTTTCTTTATCTTTATCGTTACCACTATTCCAAAGACCGCGATTGTATTCGGTTACAGGATCTTTTTGACCAAGAGTAGTCAGAGAGTTCTCAATATACCAACCACCAGAACCTTGGAAACCGTGAGCAAACATTTTTACCCAAGGAATATCTTCTCCATCTGGAGCAGGAAGAAAACGAATAACAGCAGAACCTACGTTATCCTTACCCATCGTAGGTTTCCAGAAACGGGTATCTTCTCCTGAAGATGTAGAACCCATTTTTTCAACTTCTTTCACCAGTTTATCGGTGAGAGAACCAAGTTTAGATTGCTTTTTAAGATTTGCGAAAGACATTTGTATGCTCCGTATTTGGCTTGTGTGGGTTAACTTTGGTGCGGATCCCCCAGCCGCTTGCCCTTAGTATATCAGGGATTGCCCTCGGCGTCAATACGTCCTTTCATCATATCAATAAGAGCTTCCATATTCTTAAAGATAATATTAATGTCAGTTCCTTTGGGAAGACCCATCATAGTAGCAGATTCCATAACACGTTCTTTCATCTCCTTTGCCTCTGGATCATCAGAAAGACTTAAACGAGTATAAAGAATTTGTTGTTTTTGAAGAAGTTTTTGTAAAAGATTAACGTGCTCTATTTTATCTTTATTGCTCATTTTAAAGAAGTTAAAAACATTCTTGTAGATCTCTTCCTGGAGTTCAGAGATCTCGGACATCTCTGCTCTCACAACTTCAGAGTCAAAGAAACTCATAATACACACTCCTTTAACATTTTTTTACACTTAAATATATCTGTATGTAGGAAGGAAGAATATTTTAAAATCCTTAGGGAAACGAATTCCCATACAGGATCTTGAAGTTTTTTATCGAAGTCTGTTTTATAGTTAAGAATGTTGTTCAAGATAACCATAGTCTCAAGAGAAATCTTCCCTTGAAGATGTTCCTTTAACAGTTGAGGATGTTTATTACCATCGATCATAAACATATTCTCAAAATTCTTAGACGTAAAAACCGTATCGATTTCCTCTTTAAAGAAATAAGAAATCGACTCGGTTCTTTTTTTCCAATTCTTATATCTAGTTTCACCATCTCTTATAATTTCACCAATCCAAAGAGACTGTGGATCATCACAACAAACAAAATTGGCAACAAAAAAATTAATAATCTCTTCGTCAGTTTTTTGTCGACTCATTTTTTCAAACCACATCCTATCTTTACGCTTATAGAAAGCTTGAAGGGATGCTTTTACTTTTCCGCAATATTTTTGATAATCGTAATTTGGTTTTGTGAAATGATTTTTGAGAGCAAGATATGTTTTATAACAATTTAGAGGATCCAATTTCAAAATACTAAACGTGCTCGTGAAGTTTTTTTCAAAAAGTTGAGTTCCATTGCTTGAAACTTAATTTTTTCTTTCAATGGTTTTGAAAGAAGTTTAGGAACTGACTCTAAATCTATCTTATTCCTTTCACAAAAAATAATCACAGCATCAATATAATTGACATCGGGATTTTCTTGGACTATTTTTTCTACTTCTTGAGCAAATTTAGTGGGGCAATAAAATTTTTCTTCTAAAACTTTTTCAAACTCTTTTTCGATTGTGTTCTCCATTAACTCTAAGATTGTAGGTGACAATTTTTTAACTCATAAACGATTGCAATATTATAGTTCTTTGATTAAAGAAAGTCAAGAAATTTGTTGAAGTTTGTCATTAACAAACTTTTTAATGTATTTGACAAGAAGTTTTATGTATTTCGTCTTATCATATTCCTCATAAACAACACATTCACCATTTTCACACGCCATAATGATCACAAATTTTTTAACTGACAATCCAGTTAATTCGTGAAGCATACAAGCATATGCACAACATTGGACAAAGTATCCTTCAATCCAATCTCTTGGTTTTGGTTTTGCTGAGGTTTTAAAATCAATTATCGCAAGTTCTCCATCAAATTCTGCAATACAGTCAACTGTTCCTGCAATACCTAAAAATTCACTATAAAGAGAACCTTCCAATGCGTGAATATTATTTATACGTCTTAGAGTAGGAATAGAAATCTGAAATAACATTTCTGATATAGGAAGAACATCAGAAGTGCATTTCAGATTTTTAAGATGATACTCAATTAATGTATGAGCATCAGTTCCTCTACTCGTTGCCTTTTTAGTAATTCGATTTGCTTCTACTTCGCCAACCTTTTTACGCCAGGACTCAAAGAATTCTTTTTTGAAATTGCTTGTGACTGACGTAATAGATACTAACTTTTTAGATCCGTTTGGTAATTTGTAATAACGAACTCCATCAATTAATTCCCGATCTAATGTCGGAAGATCCAATTCAATATGATTAAACATTACAATCCTAATTCCATTTTAGCAAGAATATACTCTTTACATAGACCAGAACGAACGATATCTTCTGCACCAAACTCAATAACATCAAAAGAAGGCATAATTCTTAAGATCTTCATAAAATCAATAATACCATTCTTTTCGTTTGTTTTCAAGAGATCTGATTGAGTTGCATCACCACAGAACATAATTTTAGAATCTTGTCCAACACGAGTAATAATAGAATCCAATTCGTGGAAATTCAAGTTCTGGAATTCATCAACGATAATGATTGCATTATCCAGAGTTGTTCCTCTAATAAAAGAAGTTGACCAAAAACTGATTGTTCCTTGTGTTTTTAGACCACCATAAAGCATTTCGAATGCCGCATCATCTGGCATCTGAAACATAAACTTCACCATATTCTTATATGGAATTTGATAAAGCGATGACTTATCTTCGTGATCTCCTGGAAGAAATCCAATCTCACGAGTAGCAACAAGAGATCTTACGATATAAATTTTATCATAAGGAGTTCTTTCATTAAGAACATCACAAAGTGCCTTGTATAGGGTGATAAAAGTTTTACCAGTTCCTGCTGCACCGTAAGCGACAATATTTTTCCCCGTATCGAAGGAGTCGAATAATTTTGTCTGATTATCTGTTAAAGGATCAATCTCTAAAAGATTTTCAATATTAATCTGGTTTTTTCTTTTACGCATTGCCCTAGCATTGGTCATCCCAATACCAATGGGTTGAATGTCGCCACTGCTCTTTCTTCTTCTTGCCATATTGGTGAATTAAATTTGTGATTTACTAGCGCCTGCTTTTGATGCTTTTTTGAGAACCTCTCCCCATCCGGGATTTTTATTGATATGCTTATCTCTCCAATCTCCTACCTCGCCGGAGGAAGGGCAAGTTGAAGGGTCAGACCAATCTCTATCCCAATCTGGATTATCTTTTTTCCACTGATCCCAATCGTGAACACTCATATTAACTTCTTTTTGTTCACCTGTGGTCTTATTAATAACGGGATATGTTGCCAATTTAAAACTCCATATTATGTGAATTTATTTATTCAATACAAATTGACGGTGCATCGTCACATTCTATACAATCAACGCACTCATCAAAGTCTGGATTTTCTTTGAGGAATTGTTGAAACTCTTCTTCAGTCATAAGAGTTTTAAATACATGTCCTGTAAGATGATCTTTAATGCACCATGTTTTCATATGAATCAGGGAGAAAGTCTTGCTTTATGTAGTCTCTTTTCTTCATAATATGTCCAAACATTTGGTGCCCATAGTTTCAGATGTGGAGCAATTGCATCACACAATGCTTGAATTTCAAGTTGAGCATCTAATTTTGAGCGAAGATCCATAAAGTGAAGAACAGATCTAAGATTGAATGAAACTACAAAGTTCTGACGAATTGCCTGAGGAAGGTAATCACGAATATGTTCTTCACACATTCCCTGTTCATAATACTCATAATACTCCTCACACTCACTCAGAATGCGCCCTAGTTTGCGTTGGCGGTGCTGTTGAGTCCATTCATACTTCTTACCCTTACGGTTGGTGTAGAACCCCTCAGGACGCACGTAGAAGACCTCTTCAATATCAAGTTCTTTCTTGGCAACTTTAACGACACGCTTTCCAGTATATCTCTGAGATTGAACATCCCAACTTGTTCCAATACGGTGAGTTCTTGCCTGAACAATTACGTTATGAACAAATCCGGAACAAGAAAAAGTAATTCCAGGATGTTCAATCGGACCCCAGTGACCTCTGTCATTCGCAAGTAGTTGCTCAACAATCCATTCACCACATTCATGATTATTAGGAACTTGAACCTTATGAATCGGAACCTCAGAATAGTCACCCTTTCCTGCCTGCCAAATGACTTGTTCTGGAATGGGATACCCCTGAAGTTTAACCACTTCAAGATGCTTGTCAAGTTCTAGTAGATCCTTTGCTTTAATAGGTTTCATTCAGTTTCAATCTCCCAAGTTTCTTTTTCTTTTTTACGAAGTTTTTTAAGTTCCTTCATCATCTCTTTAATTTCCTGATATGCAGTCTCAGGACTCATTCTATTGGTAATCTCAAGTCCAATTACATATTGGACCTTATCCCCAAATCTAGCAAGTGCTCTTTCAAAAGCGGTTAAATCTTCATACATTATGGTTCCTCGTAATAGTCTGGTTCATAATCACTCAAATTATCTTGGCGATTGCCGAACAACTCATCTAATTTAATGACATTATTAGGTTTCTTTTCTGCTTCTTCAATTTCCAATTGAAGAGCTTGAACTAATAATTCCATATTCTTGATAATTAATTTAACTTTTTCAACATTCATTGGCGAATTAGTTTTCTTTGATTTTACATAAAAAAAGGAGGATTGTCAATCCTCCAGTAATTTATGCAACTTGTGGTTGCTTTGCCATATTTAATTGTGCATCTTTAAGAAGTTTTTCCTTCTTTGCTTTTTTCTTTAGGTAACTAACAAAGTAGGTATTCATTTCACACCTCCTTTGGATTTTTCCATATGGAGTTTGTTTCCATTTTCATCAACATAAAACATTGATCCGCGATAGATTTCTACGTGAGGTTCAATTTTAAATTTTTGATTTGGACGATTTGTGGTATCGTATTCAACACCACGATATACAACTTTTGACATTAGGGTTCTCCTTAATTTTGAGGCTAAAGAGCGTTCCTTCAGTCGGCGTTTGCGTTCGCTATTTGCGAATAGCGAATGAACGATCCGTTCCGCGTCGGCTTACTTCCGTCCCATAGGGATGAACGTTATTAATATTTACCGGAAAGTTTTGTATAAAAGACTACCGTTCAATATAACTTAACGTATGACTAGTAGCATATAACTGCTGAATAATTATATCACAACCAATCTTTGGATTGCAATCTCCGCAAGTATAGACATCCACTGCCGCTTTACCATCCTCAGGCCAAGTATGAATACTAATATGACTTTCAGATAAAAGACATAAAACTGTAACTCCTTGTGGTTCAAACTTTTTTGAAATAGTTTGAATTACCGTAGCGCCACTAGCAGCCGCCGCGTTTTCTAGTAAGTCTATAAGACAACGCTCGTCGTCCAAAAGGACAAACGAGCATCCATACAAGTTAAGTAGATAATGCTTTCCCATCAATTTTTTTCCTACAAATCTATGGGGTCTTGGTTATATTCATCCATGAGTTCCGAAACTACAGTTTCAGTTCCATCCATTACCTTAACTTGGTAAAGTGGGGATTTCATATATTTACGAAGACCTTTATATTTTTTAATCAGTTTATTTAGTTCTGCTTCACTTAAAGAAACTTTTACTTTTTCACTTCCAAAACCATTACTCATCGTCTTTTCTTCTTCTCAGGTTCTTTATATCCCCACATCTTAGGGCTTACTGTTCCATATCCCCAGTCAATTTTTTTAACTGCACCAGGACCATACTTATCATAATACATATCAAAAATACGAACTCTAGAACCTCTAACTAGATCAAGGCATTGTTCTTCACCTACGTTATACCAAATTAAATATGCATCATTTGGAAAACTTTTATCCTTTGCCTGCTCCAGAGTTGTTTTTTGGAGAAGAATATCACAACCATATTGCGCAGAATTATTTCCATTCTCTCGTTTTTCATCAGCCATAGAATTCTCCTGCGCCTTTTTTACTACATCACGAAGTCTACTCACGAACGTCCTCCCCAAACAATATCGGGATATGCTTCTTTTATAACATCAAAAGATATTTTATATTTATCGGTAAGTTTCTTATCTTTTACAAGGCACATCAATTCTGCTTCAAGGGGATGAAGTCCTTGTAGCATATTAATAAAGATATTCTCCTTACGCATCTGAGACATTGAATTACTCCCACCTTTCACAAAAATGTAAAAGTTCTTATACTCATTACGAATAGAAGTCTTTAACATATCCTCGGCAAAACTTTCAGTCCCGTAATATCCATTACTCTTCATACCTTCATTTTTTGCCTTACTCATAATCATGTCAGTCATATTTCCACCAAGGGAAGTCTGATCTTCAGCACCAGCATAAGGAACTGGACCTGGTGGAAGAGCACTAATTACACTTTCATCGTAATTCATGATGAAAAGAGTCACAAGACCATCATTACGATATTCTTTGAGAACTTCTATTTTTTTCGTATTGCTTCTCTGCTTCGAAGCAAGTTCTAAAATTTCGTGCTGAAATGGATTGGGTTGAAGTTTAGGAATAGGAGCACTATTCGTCGTCTTCTTCTTCGTTGTCGTCGCTATCATAGTCATTTTCAAACCTTACTGCTAAAATTTCATCGGGTATTAAATTGCCATTATTATCAAACATTTCTGGGTGAGTATATGCAACATAATTTTTTTCAAATGTATATTGCTTTAACATCCAACCCAAAACGCCTCCCATAAAGAAAAACATAATTGATATTAATGTTCCTAGAGTAAGAGCTACTGCTAACATTGTTTTTCTCCGAGAGTTACTTCTTAGTAATATCTAAATGAAAATCAAAACTTAAATGTATCTCTCTTCGAAAGAGAGATAACATCTTACCAAAACGAATGTGAAATGTTTTTGGTCTTGATGGCCTCTCCTTTCTATTATGTGTTCTTAACATCAATTCAAATCCCCGATTAATATGAGGATCTAACTTATTTAGTTTTCTTTTTGCGCCTTCCTGGTCGTTTATCATAATTATATTTCCAGGCATCTTCTAAAATACTAGACAAATAATTTCTAATTTTCCTTGCTTGCGGTTTTGGGATATGCCCATAACCTTCACGAAGTTGTTTATGAATTTCATCTGAACCACCTTCAATATAATCATCTAAATCTCTAACAAGACTATCGATTTCATTTGCGGTGAAACTTTTGATAAATCCCTCAACTTCACATCTTTTTGTTTTACGAATTTTTAAATAATCATAAAATTTCAAAACAAATTTTCCCTGAAAAGCAAAATCGATTGCTTTTTCTACGTCATTATAAACTTCGTAAAAATTAGTTTCCATTAAACTAGTTTTTTCTCCTGTAAGTATTGGACTGTATCAGAGCATCCGCCCAGATTTTCATGATCGTTTAAAACAACTTGCGGAAAAGTAGAACCTAAACCAAACTGTTCGTAAAATTGATCCCTATTAAAATCGCTTCCAAGAGTGTAAACTACGTGATCAAGACCTGCCAATTCTAGCACTTGTTTGATCTTTACGCAATATGGGCAACCTTGCTTCGAATAAACTGTAAAATTCATTTAAATATTCTCCTTTAATTAATCCATAAACTGCAATGATAATTTATTTTGTTTGTGCAATCTCCAAGAATTCAAAATAGATTCATGAGATTCTAAATGTCCAAACTTATGCCCAGAAACAAAAGTAGAATCTATAGAAATATTTTCAATAAATATCGGACAATTATATACTTTTCCAATCCCAGTAAAAAGAATATTTTCTACAATTGGAAGTTTATGATGAAATAAACAGCACTCAACACTTACAATTGATTGATCAGGAAACATCCAATCAGGATTCCAATAACAATGTATTGGAGTTTCGTTTATGGGATTAAGAACATATTTATTATTCTTATAATAAGTATTAACTATCTTTTTAGCATAATCTTTTTTCATAAGATAAGCAGTTGCTCCCCAAAAATTCCACATTCTTGGTGCTATTTCAAGAGACTCAACTTTAAAATGATCACTTATAATGAATAACTGAATACACTCCCAATCTTTTGGCAGTTTACTATAGAATTCGTCCCAAGTAAAATTCCAATAAGAAACTGTTTCTAAACTTAAATCATCCTCACAGAAGAATGCATAGTCATCATCAGTATCTTCTATCCATTTATTTAACATATTGATGTGAGACGCCGTGCAGTCAGCACCTCTCAAATTAACTATATCATCATCCAAATAATCAGATTCTATTATATGATTATTATCTGGATATTTTTTAGATAACAAAAAATTAATTTCTGCTATATCATATTTAGAAAATTCACTTAATAACATATTCCTTCGAAGAGAATTTTCTTCCAAACTTACGCAATATATTTTCGGAAAGTTTTTTAATTTATTTACTGAATTTTCTATCAGACATTTTTCAACTATCTTTTTTATATCATTAATTCTATTTTGCCACCATAATAAAATATCTGCTCTAATTGATATTATTTTTTCTTCATCATTCAATAAATCTTTACACGTCTTAACTGCATCCTCCCAAGAAGTTGCAAAAATCCAAGGAGGATTTTTTTCATATTTAAATGTAGTTTCTATTTCTTTTTTAGAACCAACTACAACAGGAATAGCCCCATTCATAGATGCCTCATAAAGTCTAAAACAATCCAAAGAAGAATTACCGCGGCCGCATGGAACGAAAATTGATCTAGAATATATTTTACACATTTCATCTTTTGGCATAGACCTACCAACAAAATGATTTGGAATGTTTAAAAAACTTGTAATCATTTTGGATCTATCGGATTTAATCTCACCCAAAAAAGACCAATTTAAATCTTTCTTTTCTTGAAATACTTTACATTCATTCGTATAACCAAGTGGAATATGCACAGTATTATCAGTATAAAAATAATTTTTATGATGATAATTTCTTAAAAATAATTGACAGTAATTTGCTAATTTATTATGATCTTGCAAATCTTCACTCACAAACTCATCAGATAATTGTATTATAATTTCTGGATTTGTTTTTAATACAGCCTCTAAAACTTCATTATAAGTAGGTATATAACTCCAAGAATAATTTTGAGGTTCTCTACAGAAATATACAAAAATATCAAATTTTTCAGTAGTATTTTTAATATTTTCTAATGATAGAAAATAATCGTCCCGTTCAACTTGACTAGGAAGTAATTCATTTACGATAAAATCATATTCGCACATATGATCTTTTGTTTCTATACCAAAGAATAATACTTTTATCATATTATTTAATTACTTTTTAATATTTTAATACATTCTTTAATAGTGATATAAATGTAATGCCACTCATCATATAAAGTAATATCAGAGTCTCTTTCAAAGAATTCAATAACTTTTTTTATTTTATTCATACAACTACAGGTTCTTGTTGTCCTTCTGGAAGTTTTTCCCTATGAGGATTGAGTTGTTCTACTTTACCTGCAGGAAGTCCTTGTTGACCTGGAAGTTGTTTATCAGTAGTCGAAGTTATATCAATTACCTGATCCATAAGAAAACGATGACGACTATATGAGCGATGTTGAGGATCAAAAGAAACCATCATTATCGCATCATTAATATCCCCACAGTGAGCAATAATTCTTCCAGTCTTATTTTCTGTTACGATCCAATATTCGTTCATCTTGTATATTGTTTTTAGTATTATAAGACACTCGTGGATTTCTGTAAAGACCTGGCCAAGTATCTCTTATAATTTCTGCTAGTTTGTATGGAGTTTCGGAGGTAATCATTAGACAAATAATGTTTTTCTACTAGTACGTTGCTCTAAAAGAGATAATATTTTAGTGTCCTTTGCAGATTTTTTTATAGACTCATAATAATCATAATACCCATTATGCAATATAATCGCAGTCTTTAAAGAACCTGTTTCCTTTTGAAGGCGGCGAAGTTTGCTTGCAAGTAACCATACAGATACTTCATCATCTTCTAGTAGTTGCTTCTTTGGTGGAAGTCCTTGAATAACTAACTCCTGAACTCCCATCTGCGCAACTCCAAAGGTCTTTACATCAACTGGTTTGCGGTGCAATATCTCCTCATAAAGAACTGCAGCAAGAACATTTTCTGGAATATTAAATTGCTGACTTGCTTTTATGATATAAGGGACTAAAGTTTCCAGTTTCTTATAACTCATTTCCTTTGTGATAGGAATATTAGAAACTGTATTACTTATCAACGTTGGTGTGATTGTTCTATCCTTCACTCCATAATTGTTCAGAGTTTTATTTTGAGACTCTAATGGAACAAAGAATAAAACCAAAAGAATAGCAAAAATTATACGTTTCATAAATCTTGTGTAATAGACATAATAAACATAAAAAATCCGAAGAGTATGAAACTTATGAGAATGAATAACATAAAAAAAAGGAGTTCAGAGAACTCCTCTTATTTATTTTTAACTTTGTCCTTGTGAATAGACGGGTTGTAAAATACCCCCGTCTTGATCATCATCATTATCGTGATCCTCATTGAGAATAATGATAAGAGCAAATACAAATAGAACTAAGTATAGAAAATACTGAGCGTTCACAGTGCGTTACCTCGCGGTAGAACTTCCTCTGGGAACACAAAGTTCTCATGAGGTTGATCTGTAGGTGCCATCCAAGCACGAAGACCTTCATTGAGTAGAATGTTCTTCGTGTAGAAGGTTTCAAACTCAGGATCTTCTGCAGCCCTGATTTCCTGACTTACAAAGTCGTAAGCACGAAGATTAAGAGCCAGACCGATAATACCAATGCTACTAGTCCATAACCCCATGACAGGTACAAACAGCATGAAAAAATGAAGCCAACGCTTATTACTAAAAGCAATGCCGAAAATCTGTGACCAAAAACGGTTTGCTGTAACCATTGAATAGGTCTCTTCCTCTTGTGTTGGTTCAAATGCCTTGAATGTGTTCGCTTGATCTCCATCTTCAAATAATGTATTTTCTACAGTTGCTCCATGAATTGCACAGAGCAGTGCTCCTCCTAGTATACCAGCAACTCCCATCATATGGAAGGGGTTGAGGGTCCAGTTGTGGAAACCCTGAAGGAACAGTAGGAACCTGAAGATTGCTGCCACCCCAAAGGATGGAGCAAAGAACCAACTGGATTGACCCAGTGGATACATCAGGAATACAGAAACAAATACTGCGATAGGACCAGAGAATGCGATTGCGTTATAAGGACGGATACCTACCAGACGAGCGATCTCAAACTGGCGGAGCATAAAACCTATGAGAGCAAAGGCTCCGTGGAGCGCCACAAAAGTCCAGAGTCCCCCAAGTTGGCACCACCTGACAAAATCCCCTTGAGACTCAGGACCCCAAAGTAGAAGAAGAGAATGACCCATAGCATCTGCAGGCGTCGAAACAGCTGCTGTGAGAAAATTAGCGCCTTCAAGATAAGAAGACGCCAACCCGTGGGTGTACCAGCTTGTAACAAACGTTGTGCCAGTAAGCCAACCACCAAGGGCCAAATAAGCAGTGGGAAAAAGAAGTAATCCAGACCAACCCACAAAGACAAAGCGATCTCGTTTAAGCCAGTCATCCAGGACATCGAACCACCCCCTTTGTTGAATAGGTTGAGAAATTGTAGATGAAACCATAATCTCCTTAACGATTTGTAATATTTATTATAAGGTTTTTTATGGAGGATGTCAATGGGTGTTAGTGCTCATAAAAAAGAGACCCTTTCGGGTCTCTCAAATATCAAGAAGATCTTAATTTACCAATTATCCTGAAGTTCATTACTTCTAGGTCTTCCCGCATCTCTTTTACGTCCTCCTGTTCGTCTATTATCTTCCTCTTTTCTTTTGGACTTTTCAGGATCATACTTGTCAGCAACCTCACCCATTCTTGCAACTCGTTCTGGGTCTTTATGTCTTGCAGCCTGCTTGAGCATTTTGCCTACGGGAAGTTTTTCTCTTTGAGCCATTTCAATCAATTCACACTCCAATATAAACCCTCTAAAAGTTTTCATTTGTATCGATACTTTTTAGGTATTTATGTATTCAATCGTCTTTATGCCTTTTAACATAATCAATCATACTCTTAATCAACTCAACATCTTCATTAACATATCCAATCGTCCTATTACAAACATTACAAAGAAGACCTCTTACTTCACCAGTTTTATGATTGTGGTCAACATAGAAAACATCTACTCCACCACCTCTACCAGATTTTCTGCCTTTTGGGTCGGTAGATTTGCAAATAGCACATTTATGTCCTTGTTTTTCTAAAAGAATATTATATTCTTCAATACCAATACCATAAACTCTTTTCAAGTTTTCATCTCGTTTTTTAATAGGGTCATAATTCTCTTGTTGTTTTTTTACATAGCAAGATTTACATTTTCCGTGATGACCATATGGTTTTCCATTTCTTACGGTTTGATAAAAATCCGTAAGTGGTTTTAGTTGATTGCAGATTTTACAAGTTTTCATAATCGTTTTTAGTTGTTAAAGTTATTATAGCATAACTTTAACTATTTAGCAATAAAAAAGGGTCCCGAAGGACCCCATTTTGATAAGAGTTGTTTATCAACCAATAGAAGGTGCAGTGAGAGCAACAGGAGTTGCTTCAGCAGCAGCAAGGTCTAAAGGAAAGTTATGTGCGTTTCTCTCGTGCATCACTTCCATACCAAGTCCAGCACGGTTGAGAACATCAGCCCAAGTATTAACCACACGGTTCTGACTATCCAGAATGCTCTGGTTAAAATTCAGTCCGTTGAGATTAAAAGCCATCGTGGAAACACCAAGAGCAGTAAACCAGATGCCTACAACGGGCCAGGCAGCAAGGAAGAAGTGAAGCGAACGCGAGTTATTAAAGGAAGCATATTGGAAAATAAGGCGACCAAAATACCCGTGAGCAGCAACGATGTTGTATGTCTCTTCTTCTTGTCCGAACTTATAACCATAATTCTGTGACTCGTTCTCAGTGGTTTCACGAACCAGTGAAGAAGTAACCAGAGAACCGTGCATCGCAGAAAACAGTGAACCACCGAACACACCAGCAACTCCAAGCATATGGAAGGGGTGCATCAGAATGTTATGTTCTGCCTGGAATACGAGCATGTAGTTAAAAGTACCAGAAATGCCAAGTGGCATAGCGTCAGAGAAAGAACCTTGACCGAAAGGATATACAAGGAATACAGCAGAAGCAGCAGCAACAGGTGCCGAGTAAGCAACGCAGATCCAAGGACGCATACCTAAACGATAGGAGAGTTCCCATTCACGACCCATATAAGCATAGATGCCAATGAGGAAGTGGAATACAACAAGTTGGAAAGGTCCACCATTATAAAGCCACTCATCAAGTGAAGCAGCTTCCCAGATAGGATAGAAGTGAAGTCCGATAGCATTAGAAGAAGGAACAACGGCACCAGAGATGATGTTGTTTCCATACATCAGAGAACCAGCAACTGGTTCGCGGATGCCATCAATGTCCACAGGGGGAGCACCGATGAATGCAATAATGAAGCAAGTTGTAGCAGCGAGAAGGCAAGGAATCATAAGGACTCCGAACCACCCGACATAAAGACGATTGTCGGTTGAGGTAACCCAGTTACAGAACTGGTCCCAAGTATTAAGTTGTCGTTGACGTGAAATTGTAGCAGTCATTTGTAAGAGTGTTAGATATGAGTTCGGGGGGACGAACTAGTATCATTATGTTCCACACCACCCTCCAGTGTGGATATGAGAGACGTGATTTACCCTCCCATAGGTCTCGGTTAACGGGAGCACAAAGATTAAGAAGTTGTAACAGTTCTTAACTTGATGTTGTATTTATCATAACACTTCCTGAAAAGGAAGTCAAGGGGTCTTCCCCAAATTTTTCGATTACAAGGAAATATTTCTCTTAGCAGCGTGTCCTCTCATAAGACAATAATTAAGTTCATAAGAAGGATATTCAGAATTATTATTGTGATACCCCAAAAACTTTTTCTTATAGTAAAGAACATCAAATTTTGAAGCAATATCATTTAATTTAAAATTTGATTTATGAATTTCATAAGTATTATCTCCCCAATCATCTTGAGGTAAGTTTGTGGGCCAAACAATCATTGCCCAATTTGTTCTATAGAGAATAAAGTCCAAACAATCAATGGCTTCAGAACGAAATAAATGCTCTAAGATATCGCCAAAAATAACTAAATCATATCTATTTTGACAATGTTTTGTTGCAAAATCTTGAATTGATGTATTATAAACCTTATTATAAATTGTATTTAATTTATACGTATCGATATAAGATTCGGTTGGCTCTATACAATCTATTCGAGAATGTTTAACTGCTTCTCTACAAAGATATCCCATCTTTCCTGCACCTGCACCTACATCCAAAACTGTGCTTGGATTAATTATTTGCAGATGATCTTTGATCATATCATTGAATACATTTATCGAAGATGGCATACTAATAAATTTTTTTTTATACTATCATACTTTTTATAAGTATGTCAATGCCATAAATACTCATGTATCATAAGGACTAATAATGTCTAAGTCGCCTAACAAGAAGGGAAAAAAAGGACCTTCAAAACAAAATCAAGGTAATGCGACTGCGAAGAAAGCAAAGAACGGCGGAAAGAAAAAGTGAGGAATTATGCCAAGAGAATGGAATACTCCAAAGCGTGAGCCTTGGAATGCTCCTATCCATAATATTCTAAAAGCCATCGACAATCACACGCAAGAATACTTCAAGAGCGGTGATGAGTGGCACCTCGCAAAAGCAGAAATGTTAAGAAAATATTTAGATGAATTGAAGACTTGGATACATAAACAAGAAGGAAGATGAAAATTAAATACCCCACCCTTGACAATATTGTCCCAATGTTAGTTGCTTTTGTCGCAGCATCAATCGTTGGTATGACCTTTACAAATTATATAATTTGTAATTTTAAAGTAATGACAAGTCTTCATTACTTGTATCTAGTCAAAGCATTTAATCAAACTGGAGCAAAACCACCCAGTAAGTGTGACGATAATACTTCAGAATCCGTTCAAACTCTAATGTCTCTACTTGCAACTATCATCGCCCTTAAAGCGGACCTTAAGAGGAAACCTGAGGATAATAAAAATGAGTGAAGTAGTTTGGTCAGTGATTATAATGTTAGGTATTGGATTGCTTGGAGTTGCTTGGATAATCTACTACATACTTAAAGAAGCAACAGATGAATTAAATGTATCAATACAAGATCAAGAAGATCACCAGAGTCATTGATGGAGACACTGTAGATTTAGATATTGATTTAGGATTTGGTATTACACTATCTCACAGAGTTCGTCTGAAAGGCATCAATACAGCAGAAACAAAGACCTTAAATTTAGAAGAAAAGGCAAAAGGATTAGCGGCAAAAGAGTGGTTAAAAAAAGAACTCTCCCGTGAAGGAGAGTGGGTAATTGAAACAACAAAAGAAGATAAGTATGGAAGAATACTTGGAACTCTTTATTTTGTGGGAGACCCAGTAACCATTAATGAAAAAATGTTAAATGAGGGTATTGCTAAACCTTACTGAACTACTTTTTAGACCACAGAGCACCTTCTGCCTTTCTTCTACGAAGTAATCCTGCCTCCACGTTTGTTCCAGGATTGCGATAAAGTTCTAAAGCAGCAGGAACATCACCCCATCTCTTTTCCTTGAGTGCTTTGGTTATCGTATTAAAGTTAGGGCTTCCATAAAAATCAGCGCCAAGATTATAAGCAAAGCTAAGAATTGCGCCTTGTTGATTTTCATTCATCTCTCTCCAATAAGGTATTTTTTGTAATGAAGGAAGGAACTCACGGCGCAGTTGATAATAAAGTAGATCATCTGCTTCATCTTGAGTAATAGTATTCCCAATCATAAAACGAGTTCCATCTTTTCTGCGAGTGCTTCCCCACCCAATCGTGATAGGAAGTCCTCCAGTAAGAGGATCGTAATATGATTTTAAATGGCATCCTTCAAACTTTTTTATTAAATCTACACCAGGAATTGGAAGTCCTTCTAGAGTAGGGTCTATCTTTTCATTTCTAAATCTTCTTGAAAACTCATCTAAAACTTCTTTATGAACAGTTGCTTGAAGAAATGCCCAGGCATCATTTTGGTGAGGTAAATCCTTATGGTTTTTTACTGCATCAATGAATTTAATTGTCATTTGAAAATTCTACCCCAACCAGTCTTATCTTTACCTTTAGTCAACCAACGATACATAAGGTCAGACTTCTTGTAAACAGCACCTTTACCATTTGTAACAGGTCCTGTATAACCATCATTCAGAGAACCATAAGGATCATTTACAACGTAGTCTTCACCCTTCTTTCCAATCACTACACATATGTGACCGCCAGTAGGAGAAGAAAGAGTGCCCCTGTGGAGTATGCCAATAGCAACGGGTCTCCCAGCAGACAACTCACGATCAAGGTCAGAAAACCCAAGATTATACCTAAAATCAGAATTAACTCCGTAATCCTTAAGAACACGGGTTTGAACATCGTGATTAGTTGTATCACCAATGGCAAATACTTTCTGAATGTAAGCATCATCTCCCTTTGCTCCTTTGAGAGTGCCTGGTTTAAAATATTCTAAACACATTGCACAAGAGGAAGAATTACAAGTGCGATCAGCATCTCTGTAATTATCAGTTTGTGGAAAATAGGGAACATTTAAAATTCCAGGAATAACTGGATCAACTTTAGTTCTAAAAATTCTAACCCAGTTTGAAGTATCTTCAAGTAAATCAGGTTCTTTACTGGACAAATCCACTTCTAGTTGTTCTACTGCAGCAACATGCTTTGGATTTTTAGGATCATAATTTAAAAAGAAGTTGTGAAGATCTACTTTCATACGATTACCTATTCAGCAAATCTATTTATTAAAAAAGGAGGGTTTAAACCCTCCTCAACATCACACCAATTCTTTTTCTAAGATTGTGGATTTAATATATTCAAAAACGTTTTCTGGAGTGCTCTCCACATATGGATCCGTATCGGAGTTGTCACGCATACCCTCCTCAAGGAAAAGTTTACTGATGACTCCGTTATCCACAACCATAGCATAACGCCAAGAGCGATCTCCGAAACCAAGGTTAGACTTATTGACAAGCATTCCCATAGAACGTGTGAAGTAAGCATTGCCGTCTGGAATGAGTTTTACTTTTTCAATGTTCTGGTCTTGTGCCCAAGCATTCATCACAAACCCATCATTAACAGAGATGCAGTAAATATCGTCGATGCCAAGACCAATAAAGTCGTCGTATCTCTCTTCGAATCCAGGTAGCTGATAGGCACTGCAAGTAGGAGTGAAAGCACCAGGCAAACTAAACACGACCACACGCTTTCCATCGAACAGTTCTGCGGATTTACGAGTTACAAACTCACCATTCTCACGAAATACAAATTCAACTTGGGGGATAACGTATTTTTCTTTACGCATAGGAACCTCCACACCTTGTCCTTTATTATTGTTAATGATTTTATTATAAATGTCACGAATCATAATCAGAATACTCCAGGGATAATTTGACCAGTTACGGCATAGGAACCCATTGCAGCAATAATTCCAATCATAGCAGCCAAACCATTAATACGTTCTGCTTTCTCAGTAAAAAGATTTTTCATTTTAGTTTCCTCCAGTATAGGGGTGTTGTTGTTTAAGTTCAGGATTGGGTTGGGAAAATACCATAGGACTTCTGGTTTTGTTTTTAATCACAATGAAAGCATCATTGTGATAAGTTACGGTCCCAAATGGTTTTGCCCATTTCTCATTAGCATCTGGATGAGTTGCAGTTCCTGTTACCGCTACACCACCGATCTCTACAGAGAGTTCATCGTTAGCGTCCCATCCAAGTTTTTCAAGAGCAATAGCAAATTGCCCTAACATTCCAGCACTCACAGGTTTTCTTCCTGTTCAGTAAGGATCACACAATCGCTGGTAGGATATGCCACACAAGTAAGAATAAATCCATCATCGATTTGATCATCATCCAGAAAAGATTGCTCACTATTATCAACAGTGCCACTTACCAATTTACCAGCACAAGAAGAACAAGCACCAGCACGGCAAGAGTAAAGCAGTTCAAGACCTGCTTCTTCAGCAGCTTCCAGAATGTATTGGTCATCTTCGCACTGAATTACATTTTCAGTGCCATCAGGATGTTGAAGAGTAATGTTATAAGTAGTCATCAGTAAGTTTCAGAAAGTTGATTTACGGAGTGTGCCAGTAAAACAAAAAAGGCAACACTAGTAATTGTAAAGATGATTGAGGTCATTGTCAACCCTCAGAAGATTCCGAAGAAGAAGTTGCCAGTGATAGAATAAGAAATGATCCCAGCAACAAAACCGACCATAGCCCAACGTCCATTCATTTTCTCCGCTTTCTCAGCATAGGGTTCAATACCATAACGCTCAAGATCTTCCTTTGACATATACATCGAAGGTTCTTTGGCAAACATATTCATTTGCCCAAACTCATTTTTTGTTACAGTCATTTTCGTTTTATTACGAATTGTTACACAATTATATAGGAAAAATAAAGGGGCGTCAAGCCCCCACTCAAAGTTTTGTTTGAATTTACTGACCAATACGCCCAACAGCAATCCTTGCTTTGTTAAGCACAGAACCACTCAAAGGAACATATCCAAGATCATCAGCAATCGATTGTGCCTTAGAACTCAGAGCATAATTAAGAGCAGCACGGATATCATTTGTCTTGGCACCATTGCCAGTCTTATAAGCAAGAACCCAAGTCAAAGTAGAAATTGGATAAGCATTTGCACCAGCAGGATTGGGATTTTCACCAGCAAGGTTTGCATCCAGTTTGATACCATTCAGTGCGGTAGAACCAGAAGCTGCAGTAGGAAGAACAAACTTACCTGCCTTGTTTTGAAGTGCTGCTGCTTGGAGTTTATTTACCTTTACAAATCCAGTGTTCACATAACCAATAGATCCAGGAGTAGTCTTAACAGTGCCAGAAACACCTTCATTACCTTTTGCACCAATACCAGTAGGCCACTTAACTGCCTTACCTACACCAGCAGTCCAACCACCAAAGGCATCCAGGGAGTTGGTAAAGGCAAAGGTAGTTCCAGAACCATCTGCACGATATACGGTGCGAATAGGACCAGCAGCACAACCAAGTGCCTTCCAATCCTTAATACGTCCAGCAAAGATGTCTACAGTTTGCTTCTGAGTGAGTTTCAAAGTGCATCCTGGTTTGTTATAGGCAATCGCAATCGTTCCACCCACCATAGGGATCTGAACAACACCACGCTTTACTTTAGCGGCTTCTGATGCTTTGATTGGTTCATCACTTGCCCCGAAGTCAACTGTGCCCGCAAGGAATTGACGAACACCAGCACCAGAACCAACGGACTGATAATTAACCCTACTCCCAGAAGTTCGTGCATAATCTTGGAACCAGCGTTGATAAATTGGTGCGGGGAAGGTGGCACCAGCACCGTTCAAAGTCGTTCCTGCAAGTGCAGCAGTAGGTGCAGCAAGAAGACCAATTGCAAAAATGTGTTTAAGTTTCATAAAAATTTGTTAGAAGTAAAATAGACTTCTCCGAAATTATAGAAGATCCGAAAGGAGAAGTCCACTAAGATTTGGTTAAGAAGTTTATAACATAAAAAAACCACCCCAGAAAGGGGTGGTTTCACTCAACCTATGAGTAGTTTATCAGAAGGTAAACTTGGTCTGGATTACACCACCCCACTTGGAGGCATTATCATTCAGACGCTGGTTGTCACTAGCGTAGAAGATCGCAGGAGTGATGCTGATGTTGTCAGACACCTGATACTTGTAGAAAATTTCAAGCATTGTTGCCTTCTCAAGTTCTTCACCAGTGGGTGCTTGACCTACAGCGATACCTGCAGAGTTACCCTTGGCAAATACATCAGACCACTGGAGACCTGCCATCCAAGATTGACTGTCAGTAGCAGCACTCTCAGTGCCACTTACAGTGTTCCAACCATAACCAACGGTGATTGAAGGAACAATACCCGACTTCTCAGGTTGCCAGTAAGCGTTTGCAGAGTAACCACTAGAAGTTTGTCCAGGAACAAGAGTACCAGAGGCACCATCTAGACCGTTATAAGTACGAACACGAGTTCCCTGAGTACCATAACGATAACCAAGTCCGATACCATAGTTTTTACCACGATATCCAAGTTGAACCATAGTATTCAGAGCACCAGTTTCATCAAATACTCCAGTTTCAGAGTTGTCTCCATCTTGGGCAACATAGTTTACACCAGCAACAAATCCACTCTTACCAGAATACAGAGCACCAAAACCAGCACCAGTTGCCTTGTTATAGACACCAGGAGCACCAGCAACGGCAAAGAAGTCAAGAATTTCAGACTTATATGCCGAAGGAACCCACGCCATTTCGGTATTACGAACCTTAGCACCAGCAGTCAGAGTAGTGGTGTTGTTGAACGC